GTTAATGAGAAAGCTAAGCAAATAACAGCTTATGGTAATCAACTAGTGAGTGAAATTGATGTAGATAGTGAACATTTAGTTGAGTTGAAAAATAGTATAGGTGATATAGTAGATAATATGATTGGTGGTTATATTATTGCTGCTGAATCAGTATCAAGTAGTATGTATTCTGAAGAAGAATTATCTAAAATATACACTAAGTTATCCAATGGGTTTGCAGATTCTTTCTCTATAATGGTAGATGATTTTTTAAATGCAGTAAAGTTAGTTGGAGTCGGGGATTTTAGTATTTCAACATCTAAATTGCACCCAAAAATAAGAAGAGCTTTAGCAGAATCCCATGATATGAGTGTTAGGGAGTTTGTTAAAGAGTTTCCTGAGATTAAGGGTGATGATGCTCAGAGAGTGTTAATGCAAAAAAATGTAGAAATGATAACAAAAGCAATAGATGATGTGATACAATTAAGTGTCAAACAAATGCTCTCTTCATATGAGGATTCTATAAAGCAGGTTGTTATTGAACCTGATGAGTCTTTAGTGGAATATATTTATGATAGATTAATTGCTTTGCAGGATACTGTAATAACTAGAGCTAAAAAAATGGTAAAAGATCAATTTAAGTATTTAACAGAGGAAATAAAACAGATGAATATTGAAGCAAAAAGCATGGGATATAAACCTACTAAAGCTTTTATAAATGAAGTATCAAAAGCAACAGGAGGAGCTCGGGCAAGTACTAAACAATCTGATTTGATGACTAAAGATATTTTAAAAGGTATGGATATAAAAATAGAGCATGCTTCTATGAGTGGGGCGGATGTAGTTGCAGATGGGTTAAAGATAGATAGTAGTTCTGTAGAAATACCAGAAATAAATGATTTAGTTACAAAAGCTAGTTCAGTTGTGGTGGATGGGAAGGTAGTAGATCTAAATATTGATAGATTTCCAGTAGAAAAAATTGTGACACCAATTGAGAATTTATTAACATCAGAATTACCTTTTGATGCAGATACCCCACATTTAGTTAATTATTTAGATGATATAACAAAATCTTATTTTAGTCCTTCTAATGTTTTTAAGAGGGGTTATGAACGGTTTGATGTAGAAGATATTTTTTTGAGAAATGTTGTTGAGCCATATGAGGGGTTGTTTGAGGGAGTTACTAAAAATATGGCTAAATATTTCGCAGTAGGTTATATGATGAGACTCCCAATTAAAGCTATAACTGAAGCAAATAAAATTGCTTCTGAGCTTGATTATCATTTAGCAAAAGCAAGACAGAATATTATAATAAAAGATCCTCAGATGACAACTACAGCACAAAGAATTGTGTATGATAGATACAAAGCTGAGGGGCTGGATGTTAGTTCAAAAGAATTTAGAGAAGATGTTAATAAAGAAGCTGCTAATTTAAGAAATATTATGAATAACCAAATGTCTGAGTATCTTTTAAACATTTCAAAAGCATACTATCAAGAGATAGCAGATGTTGGAAGGTACTATAGTATAGCTTCAAGGAGATCAAGAGATCCATATGAGGCATTAACAAAGACAAGAGAAATTGCAAAAATTGCTGCGGTTGAGGAAGATTTGGATACAGATTTTGCAGCTACAGGTTTGGAAGCATTGGCTGCTCAATGGGGTGTGGACATAGCTGAATTGGATAAATACACCAATATGTTATTAAAAACAGCTATGCTTTCAAATACTACTGTTACTGATTTGTTAATGGCACAGAGAGATACTGCTGCAATGTTTAAGAGTAGGTTGAAGGGATTAGAGGATGAAGAAGCTTTTGCTACTGCTATGGCATTATCTTCAATGTTTGTTCAAGCTACAGGAAAATCAGGCAGAGAAGCAGGCACATTTTGGAGAAATATATTACAAAAACCATATGTAAAAGACAGTAGAAAATTTTTAGAGCAAGCTTCTCAGTTAAAAGGATTTGAAAACTTGAGCCCTTATTATGTAGACGAAACAGGTCAAAAAGTTCAGAAAGATTTTCTGACTATGTTTTCAAATATACTAGAAACAGTTGTTAAAGTTGATGACCCATCTGCTATGTCTGTACTATCTGAAATATTTCCAATTCGTACCATTGGTGGGGCGGAGTCAGTGTCTGCACTAGTAGAAGATTTAAAATTAGATTTAGAAAGATCAATAGAAATATTAAAAGATATGGGTGAACTGGATGAAGATGTAACGGTAGATACAGCTAATATAAAAGAAGTAATTGAAAAATATATAGAAAATATTATGGAAGTTACAGAAGAGGATATAGGAATGTATTTAGCTGGGCTTCAAGATACAACTCAGTTTGCTGCGAAAGGGTTGCAGGCTCAATGGCAATCTACTGTTTATAGTATATTTAGAGAATTAAAGGAAGAGACTAGTTCTGCAATGACTTATTTTACAGCAATACTTCGTAAATTTGAAGAAAATAGTGACAAATTATCAGAAGTAATAGGTATTTTTATGAAATTAGGTATTTCTTATTTAGGAAAAGATGTGATTAATAGAATAGTTCAAAAAGGTATGGAAGCACCTACTAAATTAACTGATATGCAAAAAGAAATGGCAAATAAATATATGGAGTTACAGGCAAAAGAAAAAGCACTAAGTATACGAAGAGAGACATTAAAATCTCCTTTGGTTGAATACTCAATCAGAATGACAGAAGTGGATAAAGATATTACAAGATTGCAAGAGGAGAGACACCAACTTCATTCATTTATACAAGATATGACAACTAGAGGAACATTAACTGATGAGGATAGAATTGAATTAAGAAAAGCTGAAATGCAACGTGATATGTATGATGATCAATTAATAAAACTTAGGAATACCTATAATCAGTTAGAAAAAAATGTTGATAGATTAACTACTGAATATAAGGATGTAATTAATGCTCATAGAGAGGTTGTTCAATTAGGAGAGTTTTTACAGGGTAGTATGGGGGCAAGGAGTGTAGAGGAACTAAAAGATAGTTTTGCAAATTATTTAAGAAATACAGAGATTTATAGCAAGGTGGCTCCATTAGCTTTAAGAAGTACCCTAGAATATGATGATCAATGGTATGAACAGTTGCATCGTAGAAAAGCTGAAATAGAAAATATGTTAATATCTCAGCAGAAAGAGATGTTTAAATATTTTACAGATACCAAAGGAGAAAAGTCTTACGAAATTTTAGAAAATATTTTAGGGGACGAGTTTGAAAACAAATTTTATACCCTAGGAGAGGTACTTTCTGAAGAAACAATAGATGTATTAAGCAAAATAAACAAGCACATGGAGTTTGATAAAGAGTATGCAAAGATGCGAAAAAATTTCGATAAAACTTACAAGGAATTAAATGCAATAAACTCGGAGTTAATAGATTTAAACAATGAGAAATTAGAAGTAGAGAGGGCTATATTTGAAGCTACAAGACCTAATTTGATTGGTAGTCGAACCATGGGTGGTGACCATGAAATTCAGACAGTGGCAAGACCAGTAAATGAAGTCGTAGCTTCTTATAGAGATTTACTACCTGCGTTTGGTATTGATTTAGATAAGTTTGAAGGAGGTTTAGACCAATTAGCTTCTTTGTTTAAGGAAGGAAAATTTGATGTTGATGAGTATGAGGATTCATTAAGAGAAGTATCTCAGCAACTAGGAATAGCTGATAGAGATTTTGGTCGGTTCAAGGAAATAATAAGGGATTTAAATAATGAGATAAATTTAGGTAAGAAAAGTTTGTATGAATATATAGCAGCATTAGAGGCAGCAGGTACAAAAGGTCAAAAATTCAAAATAGGTGCATCGTTGAAGAAAACAGACGGTGGAGAGGGTGAGGTTGAAGGCACTGAACCAAAATCAGATGCTACGGGTAAAGGGTTGCTAGGTTTAGGTGCATTATCTGTCCTTGGTAAGGGTGCGGGGAAAGCTGGCAAATCGGGTGGTAAAATGAAAGCATTTGGTAAGGGTTTAACTCTAGGTATTAAGGGAATAGTTTCAAAAATACCCCACATGTTATTAATGTATGCAGGAGTATCCACATTAGGTTCTATACTAGGCGGATTAACAGAAAGGAGTATGACAGAAGCAGAAAGACTATCAATGGAAGCAGATAAGTTAGAAAAGCATATAAATAAAGCAGTTGGCTGGAAAATAGAGGCAGATGATAGTGGTATTAAACAATTAGGTAAGAAGATAGTCAATGTTACTGGTGCTGTATGGGGAGGAGCAATAAATCAATTAAATAGATGGATGGGTGGAACTGCACCATCGTTTAAAGAAACTTGGGATATACGAAGGGAAGCTTGGAAGTACCCAGATTTAACAAAGGATGAATTACGAATACAGCTAGAGGAAAAATATGATGTTCTGTTAAAACGAGCTGAAGCTAATTATAAAAGACAACAGGGGTATTTGAGTAAAAACCCATTTTTGGATCCAACTACAGGACGGTTGCGAGATATAGGTGACCCTTATTTTCAAACAATGCCACTGGAAGATTTAATGGAGTTTTTAGACAAGAGAATGAAGGAATTAAACAAGGCTTTAGCTGAGAGTGATGCATTATTTACAAAAGAAAAAGTACGAATACTAATAGGTGGGCTATCTAATAATTCTAAAGAGATGAGAGATGCGGTGAAAAATCATCTAGATAGAAACATAGCAGAAATGACCAGGTTAGTTAATGAATTTAAGGAGTATCTTCCTAGATTGGTCCCTGGTACAGAGGCTCACACGGGAATGCAGCTGCAAATATTGGATTTAGAAAACAGAATAGCTGAAGCAGAATTGCAAAAATTTGAAACAGATTTTTCCGAATTTGATGAAATTATGGAAAGATATAGTCGACAATCTACACTTATTCAGACTAAATATGATATTAAAAAATACGATGCTATATTATCTGGTATACAAAAGGATTCTTCAGCTATCAAACAAATAGAGAAAAAAATGGCAGAGGAACAGGTTAGAGCAATTTCTAGTATTCAGAATAAATTAGATGGTCTAAAGCAACAATATGCTGATAAACCTGACCAAAGAGAAAAAATATTGATTCAAATACAGCAGTTGGAGGCAGATAAAAAACGAATTTTAGCTGATATAAAAGATAGGATGAGTGAAGGTTTATCTACATTCAATCTTCCTTCTGATATAAAACCTATAACTTATTATGAGGCTATGACAAGGAGTAACACTCACAAAAATATGACTGTGAGGGCGGGGGATGCGATAGTAAATGTTAATATAGATAAAATGTCAGGATCAGATGCAGATTTAGAGAGATTAAGTAAAGCAGTCAGCAGTGCGGTAGCTCAAGCACAGAAAAATTTTGTTAGACAATTTGCCAATGATGTTAAATCAGGTATGGGTAGCAATTATTATAGTTGGAATAATTATTAAGCCTGTAATTATTACAGGCTTAATTTTATGGTATAATTATACAAGGGGTGGAGAGTGTGAGTAAAGGTGTTAGAATTTTTTATATGTTTTTTGTTCTATTATTAATAATGGTAGCTGTTGATACATGGTATTACAATAAGACAGGAATTATGTATCTTGATGAATTAGAAGTATTTTTAGTAGGTCTAATTTTTGATTTGATTTTATCAATTTTTATTATTTGTTTGTGGGACTATGTTTCAATAAAATTAGATGCTTCCAATAATTTATTGTGGCGGATATTAAAAGGAGTAGCAGTATCAACTAGTTGGTTTTTGGCTGTTGGTATAGCAGCAATTATTTTACTTGGCATATTATTAGATATAGATTCCAAAGGGTTTTTAGACAAGGATTTTATAAAAATTATTCTTATCCTTTGGGGGGTTATTTCAATTATAAATGTAGTATATTCTTTTAGAAAAGACTCGTGACGAGTCTTTTTTTATTTACTAAAGATACTTGAGTAACACATTATACCTATACTATTAAGTAGAATTGGGGGTGTGTAAATGTCAAGACAAAAACCTTATGTAAATCCATTAGATGATGATAAACATAAGTATAAAAAAAGGTTGTTTGTGGATGTAGGAATGGAGTTTAAAGAAGTTGATGCACATATTGTTGAACCATATACCCCACCATCACCAGTGCCTAAAGTTGCTAAAATTGATATATTAGATGGACCATCTCATTTACACCATTCAGGTATTTCAGCATATAAATCAACATTTGGGTTATTATTTTTAGATAGGCGTTCTTATGTTGAGTATATGAGTTATATAGGTGGTGCCCATAAATTTTATGATGAACGAGGTCAAATTTATATTGGGACAGTTGATGATGTTAAACCTAGGGCGGTGGAAGCAAGTACAAGATATTTGTTAGACATAACTTTAATACTTATTAAGAAAGATCAGTATGATAAAAAGGATTTTTTCCAATTTCAAGATATACAGGGACATTGGGCAGAAGAACAGATAAGTGAAATGGCAAATTTAGGTACATTATCAGTTACTACTGTGGAGGGAGACCCTGTTTTATATTTTAGACCAAATGATTTTACGACCAGAGCTGAGTTTGTTGCAATGTTAAATCGTACAAGGCGGTTACTTGAGAAAATATTAAGGGAGTAGATAAATGTGAGTAGATTTTTAGATGTGACTTCTAACAAATGGTATTATAACGAAATAGTTGAAGCTTCAAATATTATCCTAGAGGATGGTGAGCCTTTAATTGTAGGTATTCCATATAATGTATTTGAACCTACAAAACCTTATATTTATCAAGAATTTAAAGCAACAGCGGGACAAAAAGAATTTACGTTAAATAAAGCTATAACTCCAACAAATGATAACCCTTTGTTTGTATATATAAATGGGGTCCAAACTGTTTATAAAGAAGTAGCTGCTGAAGGTGGTAAAACAAAAGTTACTTTATACAGTGGGGCACCTGCAAACGCTATTGTAGCGTTTGCAAGTTATGGTGTTCCAAAATTAGACGAATTTGGAAGACCTACACAAACTAGCGGTGAAAGTATAAGATACCCAAATAAAAGGTTAAAGGGGTATGCTAATTATTACTATAACCCTTTTTATCGTGATAAAAGGGAGTATGTTTCAGTATTTGGTAAATATTTAAAACGTGCTAATATAACCCAAGAGGAGTGGGATGCAGACCCAAATAGAAGGCAAGAAGTATTGAGGAAACATATCAGTTATCATGATGATGTATATTTTATTGCTCCTGATGGTATTTTACATGTTCCTTATAATTTAAATGGGGTTACTTGTAAAGTAACTTATCTTACTAATGAGGGCTATATAAAGGTGAATACAGAGGAGGTTACCCCTGTAACTGATACTATATTACATTATAACCGAGTATTTCCTGATGCTTATATTACAAGGGCGGAAGCTTTTGTGCTTGTAGATAGATTAAGGAGAACTTTTTATAGTAGATTTTCCGATACAAAGGCTTCAACACATATACTTGATGTTGAAATAGAAGCATATGATTGGCAGAGAGCAGTCAGTATACCTGGCAGGTACGATGTGGGCAAAAATGATATAGAAGTTTATTTAAATGGTAAAAAACAAAAAGTTGGTGTGGATTACGAAGAATATGATGGCTATACTATTGTTTTTAAAAATTATTTAAAAGAGGGAGATATAGTTAGAATAAAAAGAGAGAAAAACAAGAGTAATCACCTTGCCGATGTGGGTGTTCATACAAAATATTATAGAGTCGATAAAGGTACTTATCATAATGTAAACGGAACCGTTGGAAATGCTGACCCAAGAGATGATTCATGGTGGGCTCCCCACATATTAGCATTAGAACAAGAAATGTTGAGTAGTGGCGAGTTGATGGTAAATGGGATGCCAGTAAAAGAAATTACAGAACATGAAGGGGTAAAAACAGTTAAAGTGGATTCTAATAAGAACCCAGTACACCAGGGAGAAGGTGGGGAGATGTGGTTTATGCCAAATACATTCATGACTAGAGCACATGCTGTAACCATATTAAACAGATTTAGAAAATTAATGATGGAAAGGTTTTTATAGGTGATGTTATGCAATATTTATCAAAAGATTTTAACAGAAAATTAAAAGATAATTTAAAGATAGGGCAGTATTCAAGACCTAGGTGTGTTGTGGAAGTGGATAGAATGGCATTTGTGCCAGGTAAAATTGAGCAAATAACCATAGATGACTTTGATTTAGATACTGAGGTAGAAATACAGAGAGAATGGATAGAAGCTAGTGAGAGTGGTTTGTTTGATGGAAATACAATTGTTAATACTGATAATATAATATTCCCAGTTCAAGGGATGTCCCTTGCTAATGCTACAAGTGAATTTGGTGCAGCAAGGAGTGGTGGGAGAAAGCATCAAGGTATTGATATAGCATTGAATGAGAAAGCTTTTCCTGAGCGTAAAGGTGTAGGTACTCCTATATTAGCAGCATGGGGTGGGAAAGTTAGTGCGGTTAAAAGATCTAATCTTTATAATGGATATGGCATATACGTTGATATTATACACCCCAATGGATTAAAAACTAGATATGCCCATTTAGATAATGCTTTAGTTTCTGTTGGTGATGTTGTATCACCTGGACAGGTAATTGGCGAAGGCGGTAATACTGGTGGCGTGTTTAGTGGTGGCAAAGCAGTGCTAGGGTCATATGAAGATACAAGTTCTATGAGGTATAAGGGGTATGGAGCTCATCTTCATTTTGAAATACATGAAAGTATAGACGATAAGGGTAATTATAGAGCAGTTAACCCACGTCCTTATTTAGAAGGTAAGAAAAAACCAGCAACCTCAATATCACAGCAAGGGGGTGGTGTGGTTAAACAGACATCTGTTGTTGGGTATAAAAATGCAGTTAGATTGAATGAAACTTTTTTTAAGAAAGATTGGCATAAAAATAATAAATATACTTTTAAGGATAAATTTTTGAAATTATCCTCTTTGGAAAAGAATACCATAGGGGGGATTCATAATTGGAATACATTAACATTTAAAAAGAAACTTTTTTCAAAAGGTATAACCACAGGTATGAATATAAAATTAAAGATGCCTAAAGAAGGTTATATGGATATTGCTGTAAGGTCTAACTTTTCTAGTGGAGATGGTGATGAGTTTTATATTTTTATAAATGACCCCAAGAAGCGTTCTGTTAATTTAAAGAATTTTAGTGGGCTAAACAAAGTTCAGGAATTAAAGAGGATATATGTACCTGCTGGGGATGTAAATATAGATATAACCATAAAGTGGGGTGGAAAAGATGCAGTTAGTAATGGCAAAAAGACAGATAAGAAATTTTCTATCGGACGGATAAAAATAGTGGATATAGTACCCACAAAAGAAGTTGCTAGTCATTTTTATTTAGATAAAGGTTACAGTACAAAACAGGAAGATTTTATAAAAACACAGGGTGGTTATTGGGAAGAACGAGAGATAGTTGATTTTGTATTTTCTAATGAGCCTCAAGTATTCGATTTATCTGTGGGTGAATTTGTGTATACTGATACTTTGACATTAGATAAGGTGAGTTCATGTGATATAGTTACGTCTTTAGAACAAGAGTCCGCTGAAGCGGTTATCACCATACCCAACCCTAATGGTTTTTATAGCCCTGAGTATAATCCTTACTATTTCCCTGAAATTTTTAATCCGAGCCCATTTTCGTATTTTATGGGTGGGTTCCAAGCAGGTGTATTGTCTAATAATACTCCTATTAGGATTTATATGGGGTATGGGGAGGAGCTTATAAGAGTATTTACAGGATTGATAGATAAAGTAGATATAAGGAATGATCCTCCAACAATAACAATTACTGCAAGAGATATGTATAAAAAGATTTCTGATAAGGTGTTGACTGAAACTAAACAATACCCTGCGATAGATTTAATAGATAATTTTCCTGGGGGAACTCCTCAATCAGACAATGCTTTTGTTAATGAAGTAGCCCCAGGGGCTATGGAAACTTATAGACAATATGGTATTTTACCTTCTATCACTATTGCTCAGGCAATTTTAGAATCTGGGTGGGGGAAACATCGAATAGGAAATAATATTTTTGGGATAAAGGCAGGGAGTGATTGGCAAGGTAAAACTGTTACCAAGCAAACTACTGAATATAAGAATGGGCAATGGGTACCTGTTACTGCTACATTCAGAGACTATGATTCAGTGGCAGACTCCATAAAAGATCATGCTAAATTGGTTGGGACAGCATCTAGGTATGAACCAGTTAGGAATGCTAAGGATTATAAGGAAGCTGCTAGAGCTCTGCAATCTGCTGGTTACGCAACAGACCCTAAATATGCACAAAAATTAATAAATATAATTGAGCAAAATAATTTAACCATGTTTGACGAAGCAACTGAAGGTGGGGTCACAATGTCTGGTGGAGAAGTTGGGGAAGAAAAAGTAGCTTGGCTTAAATCTGCTGTGATACAAGATTTAATAGACCATGCAGGAATGTTTGGGTGGCGTAGGCACCCAGAAGATTTGAAATATCCTGATGCTATTATAGAGGAATCATATTTAATTTCTATAGACCAAGATAAAGGCACCTATGTAAGAGCTGTTCCTGGCAAGGAAGGGAAATTTGAAGTAGTCAATTTAGAATCAACTCCTACACCTAAAGGGTGGATGAACCCTTATACTGATGAGTATGGAAGAACATTTATTCAATATCAGCATAGGGTGGGGGAATGTATAAGTGAAGTATTAAAAGATACTCATTATAGATCTTATTGTGATAGGTATGGGACATACAGACTAGAGACTATGGATTATAACAAACCGATAGTAGATACTTACACGTACAGAGAGAATTTAGTTATGGTGGATAAAACAATAGATTTTTCGAGGGCTCGAAGTCATATAATTGTGGTGGATGAAGAGGGCAACAAGTCAAGTTTTTTAGACAAAGAAATTTTAATAGAGCTAAAGAGTGAAGTAAGAACTGCCTCTGTGTTAGTCCCATGGGCTAAATCATACGAAATTCGTAAATTAGTTGCTTCTAGATTATTTGAAGATATGAAAAGGGTGTGTCGTTCGGTTCAGGTAGTTACTCCCTGTAACCCAACTATAGACTTGTTAGATAAGGTAAGAGTTATTGACAAAGATTCTTCTACAAACGCTGTTTATACAGTAAAGGGTATTAGAAGAAGCTATAGTCCGGAATCTGGTCTAACACAACATCTAGAACTGTTTTGGTCTGGGAAAGGGACGGTGATATAGAGTGATACATGGTGGAATTGTTAATGATAATATTGTATTTCCTGTCTTGGATTTAATTCATAAGGAAATGAAGGAACAAGGTGTTGATTTTGGTATACCCTCAGTAATTTTATACAGGGACCATCCGTTAGATGATGAAATTGTGACAGCAGCTGAACTAACTTATGAATCAGGTCTGGTTGAGGAAATACTTCTAACTAGAGGCAGCGATGATGAATCAACATACCCTGAAGGACTAAAACCGAGTCATCCTGATTATAATTTTTGTAAGTATTGGAGGTTAACTGCGGTTTCAATATCTTACTACAATAAAGGTGAGAATGCACAGAGGAGATATGAAATAGATTTACATTATGATAAAAATGGTTTGTTAGCAAGCACAACAGTAACAAAAATTTAGGGGAGGGATTGTAGTGTCTTTTACTGTGAGCTATGTAGCAGGTGGAGTAATAGATAAAGTAAGACAATTACCCTACCCTCATTTTTCTATATATACTGTACCTTATATAAAAGGAAGAAGAATAGAGGCAAGTGGTAGTGGTGTGTATACAGATACTTTTAGTTTACCTTTTCCTTCTGAGTTTTTATCAGTAGCTTTTGCTGCCAGTGAGTACTGTGATGGGGACTATTGGGAATTAACTTTAGGGGATACAAAAGTGTGTGAGACAATTTATACAAAAGAATTACCTGAATCTGTTTCAATGGGGAATAGTTTTGGTATAGTGTATCCTTTGGATGAAAACACACCAATAAAGTTCGCTTTCCACAATGTTAGTGGGAAATCAAAATCAGTATGGTACAATATTAAGTTTTTAAGAGGGGAGGAAGAGGAGGAAGATGAATTGTCAGAATAGATTACGAAGTGCACCCTGTGCTTGGATAGAAGGAGAGAGTACTGTTAAGAATTTATTAACAGATTTATCATATGAAATAGTTAATGCTTATATCCCTAATCCTGACGGGGGTGGAGAGTATAGCAGATGGGAGATTTTATACAAAGAAAGAGAACACGATTTTGTAACTTATGAATTAGATTCAGTAAGAGTTACAGGTAAATATATACATGAAGATGGTAATGAGAGTACTGTGTATAAAATTCCTAATGAGCCTAAAAATTACAAAGCTAGCGACGGGTATTTCTATGAAGCTAAACAAGATACCCCTTTTGGGGAATATACTGATACTCATCCTGAGCATAGAACTGGGAAGAGGATTAGTTTTGCACCTTTCACACATAATGGTGAAGTTGTTGAAATAGAAAATGCTTTAGTAACTTTAGTAGATATGCACCCTGATACTCCAGTAAGAATGTTTCCAAACAGGTGGGAGAAATATCAAGCTTATGTAGTTAAACATACAAGAATTGATTATTTAGGCAATGACGTAGAAGATGAAAATTGGAATTATTACAAATTAGTAGCACCGTTACCAGATGATTGGACTTATTTTTTATACAATGGTACTTCATTACGTGTAGGGAGGTATCAATATACACAAGATGGTTCTATATACACAGCTATACAATCAGTCACAATTAGAAGTTCATATTCAGTAGACCACTATACTTTTACTCCTAAATATTATGCAGTAACAGAAAAATTAGTATTAGAATGTAATACTAATAATGGGTATAAATATACAATATATTTTGAAAAACCATTGGACAGTAGTAATTATGTTATGGTGCAATATGGTGTCGAGATAAAATACCAAAGAAATTTAAGAGGAGATCCTGAAGAATCATATCGTTTAGCATGTGATTTAGATACTTTAATTGTTGGTAGAACTCCGAAGATTATTGATGAACATGAGGCATATAGGGCATTTGAGAGGCAACTCAACAATTATTATGAACCAGGGGATTTAGTTTTAGGTGGGGTAAGAAGTCCTATATCTTATTGGTTTTTCTCCGAGAATTCCACAAAGAGGTGGTTAATCCCAAATATGCGGGGGAAAGATTCAGTAGTGAAATATTGGATTAGTTTTAATAATGACAGAGCTATAATTTTATTGGAAGGGGACCCTAATTTTGAATTTGAATCTTTTTATAGAAGCTTTGCTTATTTTGGTAAGTTTATCCCATTAAACCCAGATGATGTTGAAACTAATTTTGCAGTTACAGTTGGGATGGGAGCATTAGATAAAAACAAATCTGGTTTTGTGTTAAAGGATATAGACAAAGAGAGTAATCCTGATTATGCAAAGTATGGAGCATTTACTTCCAATGGTATGGATACTGTGTCTGTATACCGTGGAATAAGTAGATTGCCCTATCAAGAGTATCTACCTGCTTTTCTTGTACAGTTACCAAATTACCCTAGTGTGGGTACTCTGCCAAAGGGGGTGGGGAGGTTAGTACTAGCAGACTATCTATTTCAACCTTCTCAATGGACAGATCATGTACATTCAAGTCCAATTTATCTAGTTAATGGATATGAAGGATATAGAGGTTATTTAGATGGGATAGTTGCTATATATGATCAATATTTAAGGAACGGGGATGAGTTAGATTGGGATGTAGGTGATTATGTAGAGACATATAAGTTTTTTAATATAAATGTTCCTATTAGTTTTTTAGACAAATCCCCCGCACCAGGTGGGGTAATGTCGGTAGCAATTTTAAAAGAAATAAAAAGGAGATGATTTATAATGGCACATTTTAAGTATATTAGTAGGTTAGATATTCCTGCAAACGAGTTTTTAAATTTTTTAAGGGATGAAATAAATTCATTAGATATTTATCCTTATGACGAAGAACACGATGAACAGCCAATAAATTGTATATGGGAGGTTCATAGTGAAGTAACTGAAGGTGAGTATGTAAAAGAACTAATTTTAAGAAGGGGTATCCCTGAAGGTGAGACAGCCAAAGAATTTTTTGTGAGGTTGACTAATGAAGCGGTAGTTAATCCTTCCACAAGGTACGCAACTTTTACAGTACAGATACTAGATGAGTATGATGAGGAAAATGAAACATTTAAATTAGAGGGTCCTGTTGTAAAATATCAATGTGCAGACGAAAAAATGGCAAATACTGAGAGAACTGCAAATCATTCTCTTCATATTTTCATGAATATCGATAATGATAGAATCGCAGCGGTTATACAAGCGGATCCAGTAGTTAATTTTGATGACTATAGAAAATCTTTTATGTATATTGGTAAGACAGAACCTTTTGAATTTAACAAGGATGATATAGAAGGTAATGTGTTGTTAACCGCTGGGGCGGTGGATCCAGAGCCTACAATGAGTGAATTAAAGTCAAATAACCAATATTTTGGTATGTACACTTCTTCAGGTAATAATACTTTTCAGATGTTAGGGACTAAGTCAAGAGTAAAGTTCCAAAAACACTACCCAGCTTTTATTACACCTGCTCCTAAACCAGGTGATGCTTATGTACATCCCGAGTTGGGTGATACAGGGTTAGAATTAGAGAAACAAGGATTCCAAGCCTCAAGACATACTGATAAGTACCATTTATCCCCAGTATATGTGGTTCACCCATATGAGGGGTATAGGAGTCAATTAAAGGATTGTATTGCAGTAATAAAACATAATATACTCCACTATGATAAATTAATTGTGGATGTGGATAAGTGTAAATACCCAGATAAACCATGGAAACAAGAAGTGTATAGATTTTTTGATGTAAATACAGAACAAAATTTCTTTAATATGTCTCCAAATAGGGGAACTGCAATAGCAATATTAAGTGAGCTAAGATATTAATAGAACTACCTTCAGGGTAGTTCTTATACATAAGGACGGTGGTTGTGTGTACAATTTTAAGATTGTTGATTATAAACTATCAAAACAAGAATATATATTCAAATTTTTAAGCACACAAGATGAAGGCAAATATAACTTTGTTTATGTGCCTTATTCAGAATTTCCTGCATTACTAATGTTGGATTATATATTGGCAACCAACCCTCATGAATTCAATGTAGATATATTTAATTATTTTAGTGAAATGGGTCAGTCAGAAAAGTATAGTGATGGCGATATATTAGTGCTTTCTGAAGGTTTAAATAGTAAAGAAGGGTACATTAATAAGTTAGGTATATATAAAAAAGATTATTACCCAAGTCAAACAAAAGGTTTAATTGGTGCAGTAAAAGAACAAGCTCATGATAAAGGAAGTGTTCTAGAACTAAGTTTAACCGAGGGGAAATTTAAAATTGTGGATTTATTCAAGTATATTGGTTCTCAAAAAATAGGTGGGGGTACCGTTAAGGTAGGGATAGATAATTTTTTAAGGGAGAATATAATTTTATCAACACTCATATCAGAAAAATATTTAGGTGACAGAAAAGACTGGGTATCAGCGGATTTTTTAAGTATTAAACACACCACTCGAGATTCATCCTATGTAGAGTTCGTTTCTGGTATTCAAGTATATAAGGAAGATGAGAAAATAGAGGTTCATTCTTCAATTAATAGTTATCTTGGTGATAATAGAGTTGGGAATTTTATCAATATTTTTGGAGTAAATAGAGTTAATACGTATGAAACGGTGTTACACGAAGGTATTTATGCAAAAGTTTTAAACCAATTTAATGGCGTAATTATTGATGGGGATTTGTACACTAGGGATTATTTATTTTCTAATATGAGTTCGATTTCAACTGGGTTAAGAGATATTGTTTTAAAGAGTAGTGTTTTTGATTTTACATTTGCACAAAGATATTCGTATATTTATAGTGAGATTATATTTGATGATTTATTTACTGAAAGAAAAAATGAATTTAAGGGACATAAAGTTCACACATATGATTATATTAAATACTCTAGTTTTGTATTGGATTATACTGAAGAGTACTCGCTTAGTGGAATATATACTGAAATTATAGAAGGACTACACAGTAAAAAAGATTTAGTATGTTATGGATTTTTATTTTCTATAGCACCATACCAAAAAGAAGTTTACACCAATATATCTGAATTGGGTAGTTTTAACAAAATAAGTGGTGATAAGGGCATCATAGAATTTGTGTCATTTTTGAATAAAGAAACTGGGGTGGAAGTAAGCATAGAAACCCCTATATTTAGCACATATGATGCTGAAAGATTAGCAGGTATAGAATATTTATTAAATGGGATAGTTGAGACTGATCGTAGAGGTGAACTATTTTATTCTAAATATTCAATTATTCCAAAAAATAGATTCGGTTATACAGTAGTAGGAGGCTGGGCTGATAGATATAAGGAAAATAGGGCTGTTAGAAAGTATATTTTTACAAGTGAAGATGAAGGTATGGGTCCATCAATAATATTTGATGTTGGTGATTTAAATAGGGAAGATGGCAGTCTATCTATTATAACCTCTCATTTAATGGTTGATTATGAGAATGAATCCATGAAAGATTCCGATTTTATTATATCTATTGGGGATGAGCGATCAGGTTATGAAGATATTTATTATATATCTGGTATAAACACAAAAGACAGAAATACCCAATTAATGGGTTTGGATGTAGGGGTTAGAAGTGATAAGAGGTATTCACATATATTACTTGTAGGGTTAACAAGTGATAAGGAGAAGGATGCGGATCAAGCATATAATTGGTTTTCTGATAAAGATATTGATTCTTTTACAAATTATTTTTATCACTCTGGTGACAGGATATTTTCTCCTATAGGTTTTTTAAAATATGGCATATATTCTTTTGAAGAAAGACAACATGAGGCTATAGTTGATTTTACTAGCAGATTGGGAAGTATTGATTTAGGGAAGCACGCATTTATTGATAATTATATCAGTACTAGTAGTAGGGATATGAGTGGTAAAGGAGTAATAGAAGGTTTATTTTTTACAGATTTGGATGCTCCTAGAGAAGGCAGGTTAGAATTTGTTCTAGATGTCACTAAGCCTAGAAAAAAACTTTTGAAATCATGGTTAGAAGAAGTTGACAGAGATTTAAAAAAGGATATGTTTTTGGAAGGGTATGTGGAAGGGGTAAAACGTACTACAAGAGGTTTGGTAAAATACACCCCTGATTTATATAAAAGAGCAATACAAAAGAATATAACAATGCAGAATGATTTAACTTCAGCAGGCATAAAGAGAATTAATAAATTAGATATTGGTGCACGCAAAATGGATGGTAGTGTCCCCATACAAAAAGATATGGATAGAACAAATTTACTGGATGGGTTACGTTACAAAAAAGAACCCTTATTAAAATATTTTGTAGAAGATCATGATTATGAAAAAGATGGTGTTGTTGATTACACACAAATATATTCTGATAAATTTAAGGATGCTTTTATAGAAAATCAAATTAGCAGCCAAAGTTTAATGTATGATTATTCCCGTATTTTAAAGGAAGGTATGCAGGTAGAACATTGGGAAGTAGGATATGCTATACCAGAGAATTATGACCCAAAAGATCCTTTTAATGCATATTATCCATGGGCGGAAGAAAGAAATACTTATAGTATAGTGCAAGAAAGTCAGTGGGAACGTGTAAAAGGGGATTGGACTATAAATAAAGGCAAGGCTGAAATAATTTCCAAGGACGGTGAAGGGTTATTAGTTGTAAGTAATCCATATGAGGATTTTAAATTTAAATTCTGTGTAACATTAGGTTATGAACCACAAAGTAGGGTGGGGTTTGTTTTTAGATATAAAGATATTTTAAATTATTATAAGGTTAGTATAAGTCCTGGTTCAAACCCAATTGAATTAGTGCAACTAATTGATGGAAGGGAACGAAAAGTAGCATCTCCTATAGCTCCATTTTTTATGGAGGGGGAAAGTATACACTATATAGATTTATCTTGTGTGGGGGATAGATTAGTTATCTATTTAGATGGTAGATTACAATATGATATTTTATTAGAAGGTTGAGGTGTATTTTATGGATAAGAAAATAGGACTTTTAACAGAAAATAATTCACCCTCAAAATTTAAATACTTTAAGGGATACTTTGTTAACCCAGATAGCCCTAATTATCCTAGTACCCATGAAAGCCCTAACTACCCTAGGGCTGAAGGCAGAGTTCACGGTTTTCAGAACCCGCTACTAGGGGATCCAGGTTGGGGAGAAATAGCAAGATGGCAAAAATTAAAAACAAACGCATTGGAGTCTTTATTAGACCAAATGATAGAACAATACACAAGAGATAGAAGATGGTATTCTACAGTTAGATGTAGAGAAGCACTGTGGAATATGTATAGGCGGTTGAATTGGTGGGTTAACCAAAATGTGGAGCCAGGGGATGTTGATTATCAGAGTGCTTTATCTTTTATTAGAGATTGTATAGTGCAGATATTAGATCCAGGAGAAAGACCAAAAATCTTACATCAGCACAAATTTAAGGATGGTTTTGATTCATCTTTTGCTTATGATGGTGGGTGGGAAATAGATGATAATGGTTATCTAACTGGTATGCGTGAACTAAATGAGACAGAGGATTCTGGATCAGAAGATACGTTTGAGGAGTGGTCAATATCTAAAGTAATAACATATCCAAGTGATGGTTTAATAACATTTAATTATGCAGTACTAGGTGATGTTTATACATTCAATCTGACGATGGATGATGAGATTATTTGGGAACACAATTCATCCGGGGTGGCAAATGATTCTGGTTTTACATTTAGAGATATAACTTTAAATGTACCAGCAGGTACACACGAATTTAAGTGGGTGTTCATAGAAGGTATTGGTGATACTGGGGTAAGAATTGATGATATAATTTTTACAGAACTATATCCTGAAAAGGAAAAGCCAGAGAATATTCCTAAGTGTCCTTTGCCATACTATCATCATTTTGCATCTGATTATGGTAATTATTTTGATGGATTACCTTATGAACGACCTACATTTTCTACTGTGGGTGGGGCAAAGGTGTCAGATTATTTAGATATGATTAGATATGTATCTTCAAAAGAGAATATAGAGTGGGAACAAATAAAAAGAGGTATAGATTCTGACTATGATGAAATAATATTCAAACTCCCCTTAGAAAGGTTGCCAGAAACTTTATCTTCAAAAATGACATTTAATTGGAGACTGAAGAGAAAAGGTTACATTACTTTTAAGTATTGGGTAGATGGAGGGAATGGAAGTGAACTTTTATTCTATATTAATAATCAATTAGTGGGGGGACCCTGGAGGGACACTAATGGATGGCAAACAGCTAAATTCAATGTGAGTCAATCTCAAACATATAAATTTGATTTTATAGTCCACAAATCAGTAAGTAAGGATTTAGGAACTAATGCTGTTTATATAAAAGACATTGAGGTTGTTGAAGTTACTGATTATGATGATGAGCCAATGCCTGGAGATTATTCTTTGGGTGGGGAAGAGATGGAAGCAGAATATGGTAAGTGGTTAATATATTCCCATGATGGTGTTTTGGCTACGTATTATAGAGGTTTTCCTGATGGGGTAGAGGATATGGTTAGAGAACTGGAGTTAGAATTTTATAGCGAATGTGATGGTGTATTTAGTTTTGAACATAGATTAGGTACAAAGGATCCTGACAGGGAAACAGTAGATGGCATTGTATTTTTTGAACAACACGATTTAGATACAGAGCCTGTAATTTGGGATGGTGAGGAAAACGGTGCGGGTATTCCTTCCATAATAATAACACCAAAATATGGTGGATGGAAAAATACAGTTCCTGATGGTTATTCTGATATAGCACAAAATAGTTTATGGACTAAAGATGGTGATAGTATCAGTTATCATATAAAAATAGATGGTGATTGGGATAAGGGCAATAAGTATTTGGATGCATATGGTGGAATAGGTATTATATGCCCTCCTAAGTACGTGGTTGAGACTGATTTCACAGAAAATCCTTATAATGGTAATTGGTACACATTTGGAGCATGGACTAGTGATGGAAATACTGCTATATTGGAGGAGGATGGAGATAGAATAAATTATGGTTACGCTATTTTTGAACCACATAGGGATACTTCCATTGTAAATATTGAGATTGATGAAAAATTGAGAAATCGAGAAGTATTAAATATTTATTCTAATGGGCATTTGTACAGAACATTGCATCCAGGATTTAATAATATAAAAATCAATATTCCTAATTATGGTAGTGAGTTAAGGTTTGAAGTAGAAGAAGCTCCTAAAGAAGACAAAAAGGATTTGGTTTTTTCAGGTATTATCCAGTTTGAAGGAGAGTCCAAACCAATGGAAAAAGAAGCCATGTACATTAATGCTGAAGCAACAGATCCTATTGATGGTGATTATGAAGAAGTTGATGAAAGAGGGCGACGTGTAATTTCATATTTTAGACGAGGTAGTTTAGAAACTCCTACGTCTTGGTATACAACAGATGGTTTTTCAATGTGGGCGGATTTGTTGCCTGGTGATGAAATGATAATACGTGTACCAAATGCAAAAATACCTTTTGTTGACTATGCAGCGTTAGAGAGTATGATGGATGAGTACAAAGAGAATCTGGAAGTTCCTGAACCAACATTATTATTCCAAGAAACTTTCAATCCATTTGATAATCAAGACAAATTTACGTATGATGAGAACGATTGGAAGATAGTGGATGTATTTAGGTTTTTTGAAATAAGAGACAGTGGAGATAATGTAATTGCACATGAAGCTGAGGATGGAACAATACGGGAGGTGCAGTTTGAGCTTGATTTAAGTGATGTTGAATTATCTGATGGGAATAATTATTTAAAGTTTGAGTACGGGGCTTTGTTTAGAGGAGATGATTATGCTTTAGTGTTAGCAGAAACAGAAGATGGGGAGGAAGTCATGCTAAGGGCATTAACACAAAGTACATTAAAGCCACATGGTATATTGGTACAGGGAGTAGAAATTCCACAGAATACTGTTAAATTGGTATTTTATTACACTTATAATACTTTGGGGGGTGATAGTTAATGGGGGATTGGTATACTAATTATGATGGGTTAATTATTGATTTTAAAGATATAACCGAAGGGGTGCTTGATTATCATGATGGTAGGAGAATATATTTTAGAAAAATAAATGATGATAATTGGCAGACAGTTAGTTTTAGTAAAGTAGATATGGATGATTTTTATATAGTTGACCAAATAAATCTGGTACATGCAAAAACAGGAACAAAAAAGGTTAATAAATATTTTATGGAGTTACTTTCTCAAACATTTCCTGAAAAAACTTCAATATTAACCCATAGTGAAATGTTGTATATATTTCAATCATATACGGTTTCTTTGGCTAAGAAGATAAAATATGAAAGTGAAAAATATAGATATATTTCTGAACCTAATGCAGTAATTGTAAATGGTGAAAGGTATTTTGAAGGACAAACAGTATATTTTGGTGGACACAAATATGTTGTAAAAAAAGATAATAATGGCAATGGTTACTTAGATTTAGCTGAATACCCACAAGGTAAGGGGTTTATAGTCACTGAAGAGCAGACGGTTACTAAAGAAGTTGCTCACAACATTGAATATGAATTTGGTCAAGTAACTAGTCAGTTTGGTGGTTCAGAGGTATTTTTTGATTATACAAATGGTCAGTATGACCCAACAGAAGGTAGTACTATTGTTAAAGGTGGGTCAGCGGTAGAGAGACGAATAAGAGCTCCAAAAACTTCTGATGTTAAGTATTGGGAGTGTGTGGATTTTGTACCGGGAGTTAGAACAGAAGTTGTTAAGAAAGGTAGTGCTAAAACATTACCAGAGGGAGTTTTATCCTCGAAAGGTCAATCAGCTACACCTACTCCATCACCACCTCCATCTCAACCAAGTGGAGATTATGGTGAATGGTTAATAAATGCAGGGGGCTCTAATTTTTCAGGTGCTAAGAAGGGCAAGAGTAGATGGGTTAGGCTAAAGGATGAAACTATATTCAGAATTAGTGACCGAATAGTAGGTGACGCTTATTGGTATAGGAACACAGGTAATGGTTTTGAAGAAATTATAGTAACGAATTTTTTTGATAAGAAAAGTGATAATTATAAAAAAGCGTATAAAATATATAGAAAGAATGGGGGCAATTGGCTCACAAATGCTTTTTTTAGTGATTTAAAAGCAGCATTTCCTCACAAGACTATTACTTTTCAACAATTTGTTAATAAATATAAAGGCTATGATTGGTTAAAACCCCCCAAAAACTGGAGTAATGCACCCCATTTACCTGCTAATCCAACGCCACCACAACCATCTGAGCCAAAAAGTGGAACAAAAACTAAATTTTTTGGTAGATTTAATATAACTTCTGGTGTTTTTAAGGTTACTGTAAGATACAATACTTTTTTAAGGCATAAAATAGGCAAAGATACAATAAGCAGAGGAAGAGCAAAACTGGAGTTAATAAAATATTTAGATAGTGGTTACACAACTATAGAGACTTTGTTTAATGTAGACTATAATGTAGGAAATTATTGGGATAGAAGTACAGATAAATATGTTACAAAAGAGTATAAGGGAAAAGGGAGTTATGGGTTTAAGTTAACTTTAATTGATACTTATCAAGATGTCCAAACAATATATGTAAGAGCCCAACCTACTGTGACTGAGTATACAACTTCTTCTTCAAAAGGTGAATATGATAAGGATGCATCATTAACTTTTTTTATAATAGATCCAAAAAGTGGTAAAAGGATACCTTATGAAGGTAAAAATTCTATTGTTTTAAAGGGTGCTCAGGATGTTATTATAAAATGTTTTAGTGTCACTATCCCAAAAGGTGAAGAAAGAGTTATAAGATATGAGGTTAAAAAAGGAAATATTAATACTGGAGGTATATTAGGGGATGGTACAGCAGCAAGATTACGAGACGGTGTAATCAAGTACAATGTGATAGAAAAGATACCTCCGTTAATAATAACCACAGATGAAAGTGTGGGAAGGGTTATCGGGGTACCTAAGCCTGGTTGGTTAGACCCATCAGAAAAAGAGCAGGATGGGGAAGTAGGTGAAAAGCAAAACCCATTTTTCTGGGCTGATTTAATCACCATTGAAGGTTATGATGAGCAACCTATCCCAAATGATGTATATGAAGAAATGTTAAAAAGTGTTTCATGTTACCCCGAAGGCATTGATGTTAAGTTAGAATTAACTCCATACAATTATGATGGAACTTTCAAAGACTGGGATCCTATGGAATTAGTTAGGAAAGAATATATATTTCATGAAGTTAATGCTCGTGCAGAAGGATTTTTTAAGGATGATAATATTGAGTTAAGAATAGAAAATCCCTTTAATGAACCAATACAAATCACAACTGAATTTAAAATGGTTGATAATGATGATTGCGGCGGTGGGGGGTTTATAAACTTTTCCAATGTTGGCTGGGAATTTTGGGGGGATGGTGACCTAATTGGAGATGGTATAGAGAGGTTACCCACATATGTGAAAATTGCCATAAAAGAGTTAGTATCTAACCATGAAATTATAGGGGGATGTCCTGGTTGTTATGCAGAAGTATTAGTAAAAGATGGCAATAAGGTACTAAAAACTATAAGAATAGATGAAAATGGTTGGACTGATTTTAATGTAGGGAATCTGTACGATTATGGGTTAAATGAATTTGATATTGAAATAAAAACATACCAAGAGGGATATGTAGACCCAAGAGGTTATGATGTTAGATGTATGTTTATATTAGATAGTTTCGGAATGTTTGTTCAATATGAGTTAGGAGCCTCTAATTTTGACAGTATGTTGGATTTTTATATAAATGATGATAAAAAATTTTCAATAGATCAGGAAGGGGCAGGAGTTCATTATTTCCCTGTGAGAAAAGGGAAAAATAAATATAAGTTTGTGTTTTCAACTAATAACTGGGACTATAATTGGGATTACGCAGAAATACCATGGGTTAGGTTAACTAATTGGATATGTGATGATATTCCTGTTGTACCTTATTGTGAAGCTGGGAGAGGAGATAAATGTATTGAAGCATTAATAGGATGTGTGTTGGGGCTACTCCCTAAAAAACGAGGCTGTGTGATTGTTAAGCATATTGACTACGAAACTGGAGAAGTAATAAAACAAGAAAAATATAGGGGATACACAAGAGGAGAGTATGTTTTCAATGCTTTAGACCTTCTTGATTTTGAGGTGGTGGGCGAAAGTAGCAAGAAGGTATTTGTAGAAGAAGTGGAAAAATGTTCTGAGGTAGAATTTTATTACAGAAGATTATATAGAGATTGTGTATGGGTTATTCATGAGGATATTACCACAGGTAATGTTATTCTAAAAGAAACTTACCCTAATTTAATCCCTGGAGAATATACATTTGGTCCAAAGATTTTTCCTGATTACACGGTGGTCGGTGGTACAGAAAAAACTATTATTTTGGAGTACCTTCATGCCCCACCAGAAGAGTGTAAGAAGATAGTTTTTAAATACAATCCAATTAAAGAGAAAGACCCCTATTTTGATTGTGTATGGGTTATTCACAGAGAGAAGGACAATCCAAATAATGTATTGGCAATAGACCATCACTATAATTTAGTTCCTGATAAGTATAAATATACTGCAAGAAATTTTGCGGGGTATGAAGTGGTGGGTGAAACAGAGAAAGAAGTAATTATAACAGAAGTAACAGATCCTGTTACAGAGTGTAAAAAAGTTATTTTTGAATACAGAAAAATCAAGAAGGGATGTGTTATAGTTAAATTTATTGACAAAGTTAACAATGTAGTATTAGACACAGATTATTACTATGAATTATTACCTGGTGAATATAGTTTTAATGCTAAAGAATTTGAAGGATATGAGTTAGTTGATGATAAAGTAAAGACTATACTAATAACAGAAGATGATGGAAAATGTAAAGAGGTTATCTTCTTATATGAACCTTTAATAGAAGGTTGTGTAGTAGGTAAGAAAATATGGCTATTCACTTAGGAGGAATGACATGAGTAATTGGAAATATTGTACAGTTGGAGACGAAGAATTTAGGAATTTAAAGAACCAAGGTATTCCTATATCAGTAGAGAGTGGAAAATTTTCATGTAATTGTGGGGTGGAAGTGTATGGGGAGAAAGGTGGCATGATAAATGCTATCTATGATTCTAATACAGGTGCTATACGAAAAATAAATGACCATAACCCCATATTCCCCAATAGTCCAAATAGAGATATTGCATTATATAATGATTTTTTATTAAGCAAAGATATTACTACAATAATTGTTGATGGCATTTTTGGAACAGGAAAAACTTCAACTCTCTGTGCACATCTAACACCTATCTTAGGTAAAATGCTGAGGGGGGATATAGGTATAGAAAAAGTTTATATTTCTAAGCCCCATGAAAGTTTAGGGAAGGGATATGGTTATCTACCAGGTGAATTAACAGATAAAGTAATGTTTGAATTTATGTCTTACTACCAGTATTTTGATAGGTTTGGTCAACCAGGGTTATCACATAAATTAATTGCTTATGATTTGTTAGAAGTAGTTGTTTTTGAATATTTAAGGGGACGTGACCTCGATAATGGGTGGGTTATTTTAGATGAAGCACAAAATACCAACAAAAAAGAAATGATTTCATTTTTAAGTAGGGTGGGAGATGGAGCAAAACTTGTTATTTTAGGTGATTCTTCTTCGTACCAAATAGATAAAAAGGGTAACAACAAAGATGATAATGGGCTTACTTTTATAAAAGAATTATACAAAAATAAAAAATATGCTGGGTATGTAGAATTAAATACTGTAAGTCATATAATAAGAGGTCAAAGAGTGAGGGATATGTATCTCTCGTTAAAAGAGGACTGATAATATGAGTGTGGTTACAAAAATTAAATCTGGTTTTATTTATGAATCTAGTTTTGATACTTTAAGCACAGAATGGGAAATAAGTGATTTAAGTCGAATTCAATTAAATGATGGACTTCATATATTTAGTGGTGGATGTCCTGTTTACATGTATTTTAATAGATTAACCAATGAGAAACAGTTTGTATTTGATGTAAAAAATACTTATAATCCTACAAAAGAGGGGGAGATTGGTGGGATTATAGTGTATGCTGATGAAGAAAATTTTATAGCTTTAGAGGAGTACTTTGATGTAGAAAAGGGTATAACAAATACTTACCCATGGTTACGATTAGTAAGAGATTATAATGTTTATTCTGGGTACTGGTCAAATGATGGCAAGCATTGGGAATTAGTAGGAACACATAATTTTGGTGAATTATCCCCTAAAGTTGGAATATTTTTAGATGGTAATGATGAGGATATGTTTATTGAGTATATAAGAATATTTAGAACCCCTTATATTACTGTCTATAATCCCCCACCAAGAAGTACATTACAATTAGTTGGAAGAGATGGTGTATTAAAATCAATGATATGCCCTGTCCATTATCCAAAAATAGCTTTTCCTGTTTCTAGTTATGGTGTACCTTTTGATGGGAAATTTAGGTGGCAATCTGAAGAAGGGCATTATGTAGAAACTGAATATTTGAGAAATTTATGGGGTGGGGACGAGTTTAAGTTTCAAATAAGTCTTGATCTATATTGTCAGGAAGGTGAAGAATTTAAACTGGTGGAGGCTAATGAAGAAGAGTTTTTAGGTCATATAAATTCATTTAATGAAGATGATATGTATAAAAGAAAGATATTGATGAAAGTAAAAAATCCCCATCATTACCAATTTTATAATGTTACTGTTGGCACTGCTCCTTATAAAGATTTTACAAATTATGAAGAATACGTTGGAATTTCTTTAGAAAAAGATGGAGGGTATAGTCAGAAGATCAATCTTAATACAATTGAACCATTTAGTGAAAAATATTTTTGGTTAGAATTAAAAAGAGCTTCAGATGTAGATACGGGTATAAATGAAGTATACTTTAGTTTAAAAATAAATTCAAACGTAGATCTATAAAAGAAGGATTTTGGAGATTAATGTAGAATATTTATTCATTAATAATAAAAGGGGGAATTAAATCATGAAGAATTTTGTAAAAGGTTTTTTAGTGGCTACATTAGTTTTTGCAGTAACTCTAACGGGTTTCGCTGCAAGTAAAAAGCAAAGTATTGAAGTGGAATTAAACCCAGCGAATATAGTGGCGGAGGGGGAGGAAGTTGATGTTGACCATTTCATTTATAAAGGAACTACTTATGTACCAGTAAGAGCATTAGCTGAAACCTTAGGTGTTGAGGTACATTGGGATGATGAGAGTAAAACAATAAATTTATACAGGTTTGAACCTCGTGCATTTGGTGTTTATAGTTTTGCTGGACTACCACTTGATGAGGGCATTAGTAGAAATAGTGAATATGACAGAGCTTTAAAGGAGATACAGGAAGACATAATTTCTTTGATTAATCATTTAAACAGAATTAATTTAGCGGAAAATCCAGTAGATAATATAGATACTTTTCTAGAATTATGGGATAGGAGAGCATTAATAGAGAATAAACTTTATTCTACTTCATTTGATGTTAATTACAGAGTGCCCATTTTCTATACATTAGAAGCTTTAGATTGTATAGAAATTGCTCTTGCTACAGCAAATTCTCTTGAGCTTACACCCGAAGATTCTAGAATAATAAAACTAAACTTGGACAGAGCAATGGAGAATGCTGAGTTTATTATGTTTTTAGGTTTTTAGTTTATAGCCAAAGGGAGTGTGTTAATGTCTGTACGATTTGCTAGATCAGGTTTTAATATAATAAAGGATCATAATGAATTAATCAATAAAGGGAAAAGAACTCATGAAGAGTTAGATTATATTGTTGATGAAGTAGAGGAGGCAAGGGGTGGCTTTGCCTCTCTAAATGATAGGTTTTTAGATATTATAAGTAGAATAGGTACAGGTGGAGGCGGTGGAGGGGAGTGTATCGGTACACTTTCCTATATCTATTATGTCTATAAATGTGAAGAAGATGGAGTAACTAATATTCGATTGGATAATGGTTATTTTGTAAAAGGTAGAAATGAATTAGAAGTGTTTAGGGGTGGATTAAAGCAATTAATTGATGAAGATTATATTGAAGTAGATGATAAGGAAATAAAGTTTTTTGATCCCTTGTGGGTGGGAGAAATAGTTGTAATGAGAGTAAGGGATAGATTTGGTATATCAAACAATCTAGGATTTCATTCAGAATATATAATTACAACAAAAGATACAAAAGATTTTACAATTAATTATATGTTTGACAGAGAAGGTAAATGGTTGGAGGTATACCTTAACGGTGTTTTACAGAGTCCAGGTGAAGATTATGCAATTCTAACCACTAATTCTATTAGATTTATGGAAAATGTTCCTAAAGGTTCTCTAGTATATTTTAGGGTAGCTGATAAAGGGATAAATGAAGAACCTATAATTATACAAGAAAAATTTGTGGCAGAGGAAGGTAAAACAAAGTATAAATTATCAAGATTTAATTATGTTCCTGGAAAAGAAGAGCTAGAAATTTATGTTATGGGCATAAGATATATAAAAGGTGTTGATTATGAAGAAACTTCATCTTTTACTTTTGAGTTTAATAAGCCTATACCTGAAGGTTCTATCATACTAGCTTGTAAAGAGAATGCAGGGTATGCAAAATCAAGCCATTTACATTGTTATGGTATTATACCAATAGGTGTTAGTGATGGTGAAAATAGGGAATTTCTTTTACCCCACATACCTCAGGAAGGTAGTTTGTTAGTCTATGTAGGGGGAATTAGGCAAGGAGTGGATACTTATGAAGTAAAAGGGAACAAACTAGTTTTGAGTTTTCCTCCACCTAAAGGTACAGATATGTTTGTTGATTATGTTATATAAGAGGAGGTGGGATGATGGTTACAAGACCTCATTTGTCACAAATACAAAGCAGTGATCCTTTAAAATATGAACATCTCCTTGAGGAGATATTAGATGTAAATTCTAGTATAGCAAGCTTAGTCGAACTTGGCACATATGCTATTGTGGATACTTATGAAGATTTATTGGGTATAGAGGATAAACAAATAGGGTTTTATTTGGTAAGAAATGATGAAACTTACAGAAATAATCCTACCCATTATTTTTATGAAGGTACTACATTTAAAATGGTGGGAGGGAGAGTACCAGATGGATTATTAAAGAAAACAATAGTATTTTATATAAATAGACTAATAGAGGAAGGACAAAGTATGCAATTGTATATACCTTACAAAGGATATATGAATAATGTAACAGTATGTACAAAGAGTGATAGTGAATTAGCATTTAGACTATGGGATGGAGAGAATTTAATAGATGAGTTTGAAACTGATACATTATTTATGGGGTGGGATATATATCATGAAATTAATAACCCCATTATAAAGTTAGAAATAATAAGAGGGGAAGTTGGGATAGAGAATATTAACATTAATATTGACGTTGTAATTGAAGATTAATGCTACATGATAGGGTGCTGTTATGTTTAACCTAAACTATTATTAAGAAAGGAGTGGTTGAATATGACAGCACCAATTGTTTCTTGGTACGAAGCGGATAATGAAACGGTGTTAACTAAATGGGAAATTGGAACCGTGGATGCAGGGACTACTAGTCCTGAAAAAACTATTTTAATATGGAATAACCGTGGAGGCGTAGAAGATGTAAGTGATATGCAGGAATGTAAAATAACTACCACAGATAACCAAGGGGATGTATTAGATTTAGTTAAACAAAAATGGGTAGAATGTAGAGTTGATTCTGTTGAAGGAGACGATTTTACCCCCATAGGTGGGGAGGATGCAAAAGAAATAAGAGCAAAGGATCAAGAAGAAGGAATTATAAAAGGTACTGCTAATGCAGCTCTTTTAGAAGATGAAGGTAACTATGCTAAGGTCACACTGAGGGCTAAACCACCATTAAATTCTCCAGCTGGACAAAGGAATTTTAAAGTTAGAGTAAGTTATTATTATACTTAAAATTTAGCCACTTTTAAAAGTGGCTTTTTGAGGTGGAGGTGGTGTTGTGTTTGGAAGTATAAAACCATACTCTCCTGTAGAACAAAACTATATTTGGGTAGCTGAATACTACAGTGGGGGGTTGTGTGAGTTTGATTTAGAAACTAAAGAAAGTAATTCTTTCTATGATATAGATAAAAATAAATTACAACGGTTTGGATTAATAGGTAGTGGAAAAAAGATGTGGTTTGAATGTTATAGGGGAACTTTTAATATAGAGGGAAATATTTATGAATTAGTTTATAGAACTGATAAAGCATATAAATTAACAGGTCAGGATATGTTTCAAAGAGATATTATTACTTATAAAAAAGCTGTATCTGACATTGATTTAACTAATCGGGTGGGGAGTGCCAGTTCTAAGATAGTAGCTTATTATTTTGGATACAAAACAGAGTTTAAAGTAGATGATATTACATTTAATTTTAAGACTATTATATGTGTACCTATTAATCAACCAATGTATATAGATATACATTTAGTAGCAGATAGAGATTTAGAAGGAGAATTATTATTTATTAAAAATAATAAAATTATGGATACTTACTATGCCCCCCTCAAAAAAGATGTGGCGGGTGGTATGCAGTGGATATTGAGGTGATGTAAAATGATAACTTGGAATCCTAATGATAAAGGTAGTGGGGTTAAACTCAGCAACAATAATTTAACCGCAGAAAGACCTAGCTTAACAGCAGTCAGAGCAACGGAGGGAAGAATTTCTGGAAAATGGTACTATGAGACATATATAGATAAACACACAAATGTTAACTATAGTGCAATAATTATGCAGAAAGGTAAAAGTTTAAACGAAAGCCCTTGGAGTAAAAGTGGTGGTATTGCTTTTGGATATTATCAAGATTTAAATTCATTCACTGATGCATGTTTATTTAGAAGTGGCACTGCTATAGTTCAAGGGTTACCAACATATACAACAGGAGATATTCTTAGTGTTGCAATAGACTTGGATAGTTCTCCAAGAATGGCTAGATTTTATAAAAATGGCGAGTTCATAGTAGAAGGCGAAATTCCTTGGAGTAATGAAGTATATCCTGCTGTTGGAAGTGGTAGTTCAAGTGGTGGGATTACTACTGCAAATTTTGGAGCAACTAAATTTAATATAGTAACTTCTAATCCAGAAGAATGGAACAGATTAAGACAAGAAGGGTATTTACCTTATGATATAGAAAATGCTGACATATCCTGGTGGGCGGCCGATATAGAAAATATAAATATATCTAAAACTAATATATGGTATACAGATAAAAATAATATAAATTTATCTTGTTTTATTTCCCATCCAAATAATGAAGATATTAAGTATAAAATATTAGTAAACAATACAAAAGCAGTAGAATTAGATAATTTTATATCTACTCCAACTGATATAAATATTGATATACCAATAGATTTATTTACCAAAGAAGAAAATTTATTGGAATTAGTAGTTTTTGATGAGGGTGGGGGAGAGACTAGTTTTAAATATAATGTTATAAAAGAAAATAGAGATACATTTACTTTTAAGAGAATATTTGATTTTAAAGAAGATTATATAACTGATGAAAATATTGAAGTAATTTATGGTAGAGGACTTACCCTTAAAGAGATAGGGCGGGGAGAAGTGAATATAGAAATTCCCACTGAAGGTAAAAGTAAGATATCTAATATAATAATTGGAGGTGGAGAGGATAAGGAAGAAGAATTAATAATAGAAAGAGAAATGACCTACCTTAACGATTTGGGGGAGGGGAAAGTCTATGAAAGTAGATTATTAACTGAATATAGTGATATAACCAATATAGATATTATATGAGGTGGTGACTATAAATGGCTAATGGTAACTTTGCAGGTGGAGACGGTACACTAGAAAACCCTTATTTGATCGAAGATGCTTTTGATTTAGATGCTATTAGAAATGATTTAAATGCACACTATAAATTAATAAGAAATATAAATTTAGACATACCCCCTTTTAATGAAGGTAAGGGGTGGGAGCCTATTAATGATTTTTCTGGCACACTTGATGGAAATATGTATTATATATATAAACTTTATATCAATGGCACTTCTGCAAACAATATAGGGTTATTTGGAAGTATGATTAATGGAGCAATAGTACAAAATTTAAAGATAAAAAATGCTTATATAGAAAATACCTACAATAGAATGGGGATTCTAGTGGGTGACATTAATAAAAGCTCATGTAAGAATATTAGTGTTTCTGGAACTTTACATGGAGCAGCGACTGTAGGTGGAATTGCTGGATATGGAAGAAACTCTAATATTTTAAATTGTTATTCAGATATAACTATTCTTTTATCTGAAGGATCAGCAGGAGGAATATTAGCAATTGCACAAAATGAAACAAAGGTAGTAATTAGAAACTGTATATCAAGTGGACAGATAGTAGGGGGAAAGATGGTAGGAGGAATTGTAGGAAATTTATCTGGATCTCACAGCTCACACACAATAGATAATTGTTATAGTATGGTTGATGTAAATGGCAAAGGTGGACTAATTGGGTGTGAACATAGCTTTAAACCTAGTAAAGTCAGGAATTGTTTTTGGAATATAGATATTAGTAAAACATCTACATCAGCAAGAGGAATAGGGTTAACTGATGAAGAAAGTAAGTCTGCACAAACATTTATAGATGCAGGTTGGGATGAAGAAGTGCTAGAGGATGGCACTCCAGTATGGACACTAAAAGATGGAGAGTATCCTGTTTTGTGGTTTGTGCCATTTATGAAAATATTAATCAGGTCTAACAGCAAATACTACACATATCAAAATAATGAATTTATAGAAGTAGAACCTACTATAGAAAATTTTAAGGAAAATTTTGTAGATTTGTCACAACTAACCACCCCCAATGAAAATGGAATAAAACCATATAAATTATTAGATAATCCTTCTATAGTAACTTATACAGAAGATGAGGAAGTACCTATATTATTTCAAACAGTCATTGCCCAATCTAAGGTTAGATTTTTGGTATCAAAAGATAGAACCAATTATCAGGTATATAGAGATAATAATTGGGTTTTTATAAATAAATTTAATATTATGGAACAAGGAATGACTAAAGAAGAATTAGAAGCTATTCCGCAAGAAGTGTGGGCGGAGTGGTTTGAGTATGAAGCATATAAACATAGTTTTAATATATTAGTAGGTATGTATAGTGAGAACCCAAATAAGCCATTAATAAGGAGTATAACAGTCAATTATGCAGAAAATGAACCTCCGATGGTTGTTAATGCTTATATAGAACCAGACACTATTCATAATGAATTTGCTGTTGTTAGAGCAAAAATTAAAGACTATGAAGGGGATAAAATTAGTTTTAAAGTCTTAATAAAAAAAGCAGGTATGGGAGAATTCATTCAAGTTAGTCCAAAAGAGGGTTGGTATAATAGAAATGCTTCTGAAACAGAAATTACTCAGGCATTTAATTTTCCATATTTTAATCCAGGTGAGAATGAGGTTAAATTAGTAGTCAAAGATGAGCGTGGGGCGGAGGCAGAATGGACAGGAAGAGTAATTCTTTCAAATACAGATCCTACGATAACTATAGCTTATGATGATTTCAGTATGAGAGCTACAATAGGTGATGATGATAACGACATGATTTCCTATAGAATAGCAATTAATGGCGAGTTAGTATTTGATTATACTGATTTTGTACCATCTAAAACACTTGTAAATTATGTATTTGATACTTCAAAAATGAAATTTGGTGAAGAGAATATTATTACAATTGAAGTTAAGGATACTCATGGCGGATATGCAAAGCAAGAGTTTGCTGTAATTGGTTCATATAGAGGATTAATGTTCAAAAATGAAAATGGAGAGTATTTTGTAAATAGTAATGGTGAGGTTTTAATGGACTTATTGTTTGATAAAACGTTGATAGCAGGTCAGATTTCTGAAACTAAAAAAGTAATACTTGAAAATAGACATGAATTCCCTATAACAAATGTTCAAATAACGCCAGAGAACCCTAACTTTACAAAAGGGGCGGTGTTAGAGATAAGTGAAACAGAGATGCCTTTTACACCAAAAGATATAATAAAAGTATTAGAAGTAATGCCTTCTTTAGGGGAAAAAGATTTTTATGTAAGAGTAAAGACAACTAGAGAAGCACATCAAGGTGGATATTTCTATATTAAATCAACAGCCACCCCCGTCATAGAATAACGGGGGTAGTTCCAATACAATGGAATGGAAGTGATTGAATGGAAATTTTAAACGGTTTACTAAACCTAGTTACTAATGAAAATAAGGTCGTTACACAACATTATAAACTTTTTGATGAAGTTATACAGGGGGAAACGAGCATAGACACAAGAATTAATTTATGGGAACATTCTCTACCCCTAATAATCGGATATTATAGTAATGATTTTTATATAAATATTAATCAGATAAAAACTGCATCAGGAGTTCCTTCATGGGCAGGTAATACGTCTTTTAGAGATTATGTCATTCAGTACACATTGTCTAAGGATTTTAATATTTTAACTGATAGTATAAACGATTTTAGATGGGTTACTATTGCCTCACATTCAGGTGCTACACGAGACTTAATAACTCATGATGTAAATATCCAAGACGCAGAAGCAGTAAGGTGGATTATTACTAGACAAAATCATGGAACGTATTTAGATCTTGTAGAGTTTGCACTTTACGGGGAGCTGATTCCTAGACATCCTAAACCCATAATAGATTATATAATTTATAATACTAATCAAAAATCTGTAGGGGATACTATATTAATTAGTTGGGGTGAATCAGATAATGCTACAAGATATGAACTCCAATATTATATTAACAATGAATGGATTACTATAAATAACAATATAACAAATACAGAATATGTATATACTTTTGAACAGCCTAATCCCACCGCACAATTCAGGGTTAAAGGCATAAATGAAAACGGTGAGTCTGAATGGGCAGTGGGAGGGGAGTTTGAAGTATCCTATCAATCTGTTGTCAACAGCAGTATAGTGTTAAACTCTGTAAATAAAATGAGAGGTTATATAGATATAATAGGCTACGGAGAAAATGATTTAAATAGTAGTTTAATTGTTAAGCAGTTTCATGGCGAAGAATTAGATTCCAGTCTTATTATATCTAAGAAAGACCAACAAAATGAATTTGATAGCAATTTAATTGTGGCTCAAAGGGATTTTTCTTCTTTAAGTAGTAGTGTTATTTTAAATCCTTCAGGAAGAATGAGAGGATTTGTAGATATTGTTCAACCCCCTAAGAAGGTCAAGAAAATATACCCTATTAAGGATTCTGTTGTTAGACAGTCTGCACCCACCATAAACTATGGAAATTCCCAACAAATGCTGGCGGGGGAAGTAGCAGAAGGTAAATTTATTTCTTATTTAGGATTTGATTTACAGCTACCAGATAATATAGACATAGAGTCAATTAAGTTAGTGCTGCACAAGCAATATGATACCCCTAGAAGATTTTTAATGGGATTATATGAGACTTCCGATAATTGGGATGAATACGATATAACTTGGAATTTTAGACCTTATGATGAAGAATATGTTACCCAATTTCCTATTCCAATGGATACAGGAAGGGTAGAGGCAGATTTAACGGATTTTGGGTGGGTAGAAGGTAAAAAATCTTTTATAATAAGACCAAGAAACTATGCTTTCTCAGAACTAACCGCATTTGGAACTAGAGAGTCTTTAAATCCCCCTTATATAGAGGTAATTTATTATGAAATAGTTGAAAATGTAAATTCATACTCAATAGATAGTAATATTATAGTTAGAAGAAGTTCCAATAGGGATATTAGTGCTAGTATAGATGTTCAATCTGATTATGTTTACAGTGAGTTAGAAGGGCTACTAGAAATAAACAAGAAGCATGATACAGAAGAATTAAAGGGGACAGTTTTAGTAGCAGAGTTACGTCATATGGATTTTGGTGGGGCATTGGAGATAGAGAAAAAACCTCAAGAAATAGAAATAGATTTAGCTATGATAGTGCCTTACAGAACATTTTTAGAGGCTAGTATAGATATAGAAAGGAAAGATAAAGAAAATAATTTAAACTCTTCTATAAGAATAAGAGCATACGAAGAAGAAAATTTAGCGAGTATTTTAAACATTGAAAGTAAGGGTGTAGATAGTGATTTAGGTTCAAGTATTACTATTAAAAGAGATAGTGAAGAAGATTTAGAGTCTACTTTGATAATAGAAAACAAACACATCGATGAGGAGCTAGATTCCACAATAACTGTAGGGCGTACGGAAAGCGAGTATTTAAATTCCACATTATTATTAGAAAGAAAAGATAAAGATACTAATATAGGTAGTAGTATAATTGTCCAAAGAAAAGAAAGTATTGATTTAGATTCTTCAATTGAGGTGCCTAGGTATGATGAAGATATTGAAATAGAAGGTAGTTTGTATATATTACACCGTTCGAATATAAGAGGTAGCGTAGAAATACCAAAGACAGACAGTCAAGATGAGATAGATGTTAGTATAGAAATACCACAATATGTTGAAGAAACTAGTATTGATTCTAATATAAATGTGAGGGTATTCTGGGTAGATGAGTTGCAATCATCTATTAATGTAGAGAGAAAATTTGAAATAGATGGTAATTTAGTTATTAAGAAAAAAGATGATAAGAATGAATTAGAAGCACAGATGTATGTAAATATAGGTGGAAGTTATGTATTTATAATGTAATAAAGAGACTTTTATTCAAGTCTCTTTATTAAAGGGTGTGCTTTAAGAAGTTCCTGTTTGTTTCTTTTAATGGAGCTTTGTGCATAGATATTAGTTGTGTCTATAGATTCATGCCCTAACATTTCTTGGATAGCTTTCACATCTGCACCATTTTCATACAGATAAGTTCCAAAAGAGTGGCGGAAGGAGTGAGGGGTAATATCATTATATCCTGCCTTATCCGCCCATTTTCTCACAACTTTGTTTACCCATCTTACTGTATTAGGTTCTCCTTTTTTTACTTTTGAGGGGAACACCCATTCTTCATCATGTTGATTTAGCCACAAAACTACATTTGGCATAATATTAGTTATAATTGGGATGACTCTTTCTTTTTTACCTTTACCATTTACTTTTAGTATCCCTAAGTTAAAGTCAAAATCACTTCTTTTTAAGTGTACTGCTTCTTCTCTCCTGATACCCGTTGTAAATAGTAACTCAATTAAAGCCCTATCTTCTAGATTATCAATTAAGCTCATAATTTTTTGATATTCATCTAAAGATACTATTCTTGGTAACGTTCTTTCAACTTTTGCAGATTCCACCAATTCAGCAGGATTGACATTTACTTCACCTTCCAGCATAAGGAATCTGTAAAAAGATTTAATGGAGGCTAATTTTCTATTGGATGTGGTGGGGCTATAGCCTTGAATTTTTAAATATTTTAAGAAATTCAAAATATCATATCTAGTTACTTCTTTTATATCTTTGTATATGAAATTTAAAAATTGCTCAAGATCAGCTCTGTAAGCTTCAATAGTATTTTTTGAATAATTTTTTTCTATCTCAAGATGATTTAAAAATTTTTCTAACATAATAATCCTCCTATCTATCATTCACATAATAATATATCACATAATATTAAAAAAGTCAATTTAATATAAAAAATTATTTTTATATTCATTTATAGGTTTATTTCGTATATTAAGAGTGAAAGTAGAGGAGGGATAGTATGGAGTTACCAAAAATTATTGAAGAGTCTTTGGAAGTAGAAAAAGAGAGTAAAACTAAAACAAAGAAGAAAGTAACTTTTGATGATAAAGTAGAAGAATGGAATTTGCATGTATTTGCAAAATATTTTGAATATTTATATCAACAAAAGTTTAAAAAACCTTATGTACTGAATAAAGGGGATTTAAAACAGTTAAAAAGAATTTTAAAGATAAAAAGTAAAGAAACTATAAAAGATTATATGGAAATTTTTATGGATCTTGATTTTTTTGAGACAAAAACTCTTAGAATTTTTTGTTCCAATTATTCACAAACAGTTCTTGATAATTATGTTACAACTGGAAAGTTACCTAGTTATAAGAAAGAAGTAAAAAATGAACCTGAAAACCTTGATGATTGGGATAAACAGATAGAGGAATTGGGGTGGTAAGGTGTATGAAGATTGCAAAGATTGTATAGCAACGAAATGGTGCAAAATTTACAAAGGTGAAGTACAAGGTAGTAAAAATCCATGGTGTAGTGCTAAATATAGATTAGAGGAAGCATTAAAATTATCTCGAATTCCAAAAATATACATCGAAGCTAACATATATAATTATGATGTGGATAAAGATAACCAAGAAAATTATAAAATAATAAAAAAAGTAGTTGACAATATAATAGAAACTGTAGAAGGTGGTACAAACTTTTTCTTTTATGGGGCTTCACCTGGAACAGGTAAAACATTTAATGCAAGTGTTATAATAAATCACTATATTTATAAATCTTGTTTAACTAGCCGATTCGATTTTGAAAATCCTTTAGGTCTTTATATAGTGTATGCAGATTTAATTGATGATTTAAGGTACAGACGAGATCAAGATTATGTTCAAAACACATTACGATTAATTAATCAGGTTCCTTTGTTATTAATAGATGATGTAGGTTCAGGTTCAAATAGTGATTTCTCAAGAGAACAAACTTATATAATAATGAATAATAGAATAAATAATGGATTGTCCACTATTTATACTTCAAATTTAAGTATTATTGAATTGAAAAAATCTGATAATTTGGGTTCAAGAAACGTTTCAAGGCTATTAAACAACACTATCGGTTTAGAGTTTAAGGGTGATGACAGACGAGTTAAATCAGCAAGGAGGGCGGGGCTATGAGAGATGAAATTCAACTTATCAATCATTATATTAATAGTAAAGACACTAATTTTCTTGCAAAATATAATTTAGATACTTCTTTTTTTATCTCTACTTTTAATATAGTTGATTGGATAAATGATTATATAATGATGAATAAATCTCTCCCCACCCTTGAAACTGTAGCCAGTAAATTTGAAGATTTTGAGATAATTGATGAGTTGGATGCTATTCCTTATTTAGTAGATGTGATAAGAAAAAATAAAATATATGTAGAATATAGACCATTACTTATAGAAAATGCTGAAATGGTGGCAAATGGGCAGATAATTGAAGCTATCAATAAGATGAAATTAGGTCTTGAAGAACTAACTAAAACCTATACAGGAAGAATTGAAAGATATGATTGGGTAAAAGATGCAAGTCTTAGATATGCAGAGTATTTGGAAACACATAATAAAGAAGGACTAAGTGGTATTAGTACTGGTATTAATAAGTTAGATGAACTCACTGGTGGGTGGAAAGAGGATGACCTAATTTTAATTGCTGGAAGATTAGGTGAAGGTAAAAGTATGATGAGTATGTATTTTGCATACCATGCTTGGTGGTCTTTTTTAAAAGCAAATATGAATATCCCTGTGATTTATATTTCCACAGAAATGCCTGAACTAGAGGTCGCTTATAGGTTAGATACACTAAGAGCTCATTTTTCCAATACAGAGTTAAATCAAGGAAAATTACAAGATATTGAAGCATATAAAGAATATTTAATGGAATTAGAGAAAAAATCAAATAGTTTATTAATACTAACAGAGGATTCAAATAAAGGAAAAGCATTTACACCAACTGACATAAGAAGTATTATAGAAAATGAAAAACCAGGGCTTATAGTTATAGACCAATTGTATGACTTATCTGATGGTACAGGTGAGAGAGATATAAGAAAAAGAATTGTGAATGTATCTAACCAGATTAGAGATGTAAATCTATACACAAGAACTCCAATAATTTGGGTAGCACAAGCAGGGAGGGAATCTGCTAGAGAGGCAAAAAAGGATGTAAAAGCTTCACCCGAGATATATCAGGTTCAAGAGTCAGATACCCCTGCTCAAAAGTCAACAAAAGTTATTACATTAAGATTAATAAACAATGAAATTTTTAAATTATCTTTAAAAAAGAATAGAGGTGGGAAGAGAGATGTAGATGTGTATTTAAGAGCAGATATAGATAAAGGTTATTATGGTGAGATAGAAGAAGAGACATTAGCTTTTTAAGAGAAGAAATAATAGAAAACAAATAATTTTTTTAAAAAAAATTAAGGGAGGAGTATTAAATGGAAGTAAGATTAAAAATCAATTTTAGTATGAGGAATGAAGATAAAAAAGAAATTGTGGTAAAAGAAAAAGATCCTAAAGGCTATTTAGTAGATAAAGAAACAGGGGAAAGAAAAGAAATATCCTTAACTGATAAGGAAGTACAAGTTGAATACTCTAAAAAAATTGCAACAGATATGGAGAAAAAAAGACCTTTATTTTTTATAGATGAAAATGAAGAAGTACATGTAATCAATTCTTATGATATTTCCTCTGTGAGTATAGAGGTATTATAAATGAAATGCTCATTTATGTATACAATAAATGAAGAAGAAATCTATACTTCAGAAATCCATCTGCCAAAAAAGATGAATTTTTCAGAAGTGTTAGATTATATACAAGAATTTATAAGTCTACAAGGTCATGATTTTAATTCTATAGTAGGAATATCTATTTTAATAAAAGAAAAGGACTTCACAGAACATAAGTTTTAGTATATAATAAACATATGTTCTTACAAAATATTTTATTTAAATACTTGAAAAATGTCAAGTGTTGTGCTATTATGTTATGTGAACAGAAATTATAGAAAAGAAAGAGGGTTGTTTTATATGGATAGATACTATGTAGATATAGAAGAAGTATTGGACGATTTACAATCAGAATGGGTAAAATCACCACAATATAAATACAACCCTACTGCATTTACTAAAAGAAAAATAGGTTATAGTAATATAAATATGTGCTGTCCATATCACAAAGAGACTAAACCCTCTTTCGGAATAAGCACAGAATATCCCTATTTATTCAATTGTTTCAGTTGTGGGGCATCAGGAGAATTAATAACTTTGATAGCAGATATATTCCAAATTAATTACTTGAAAGCGTATGCAAAAATAATTAATAATTATGCAACAGCTAATTTATCATTTAGTGCCCCAGAAAATAATTCACAAGAGGGGGGTGTTACTGAAGAAGAAATATTTAATTATCGAAAAAAGAAACATAGTTATATAGAAACTAGAGGTATTTCAGATTATACACTACAAAAATATGAGATAGGGTATGATGAAAAAAATCATTCTATAGTCTTTCCTGTCAGGGATTTACATGGAAATCCATTATTTGTGATAAGGAGGGATGTAAACACTAAATTCTATCAAATTCCAAAAGGTGCCCCTAAACATAAAACACTATATGGATTAAACTACTTATATGGTAAAGTAAAAGAAGTATTTATTGTAGAAGGTGCTATAGATGTATTATCATGTTATGAAGCTAAGCTACCTGCTGTAGGATTAATGGGAAGAACTTTATCAAAAAATCAACTTAAATTATTACAATTAGCTGGAATTACTAAAGTAATGTTATTTTTAGATAATGATGAGTGGGGGGTAAAAGGAAATTTAGATGCTTATAAAATTATATCAAAAACACCCATAAGAGTGGATGTAGTTAAATACCCTATTCAATGGGGAATTGACACAGTAGATAAAACTATGTTCAAAGACCCTAATGATTTATTATTAGGGGGTAAGTTAAATGACATAACAATGGTGCCATACATGAACTATTACTATGATTTAATAAGTTCAAAATTTTACAGGAGGGATTTTTATGAAAGAAACAAAAAGAACTTTCAATGAAATGGTGGCGGAGGGGGAGTTAGATGAATTATTATTAGCAACAAGGAAATTATGTAATCATAAATTGCATACTCAAAATGTAAAATTGCCTAATTATATTGATGAAGAAGATGTAATGCAAGATGCTATGTTAAAAGTGTTTAAAGCATACAAAAAATTTGACTCATGCAAAGCTACTGCCAATACTTATTTTACACAAATTATAGAAAATACAATAATAGACCATATTAGACACTCATGGACACAACCCACACTTCAGGGATTCAGTGGTTTACATGATACTTATTGTGCTGAAATCATAACATACTGCACAGGTGAAACATCAGTTAGTTCATCTACTGAGCGATCAAATAAGAAAGTTGAAATACAACATTTAAGTCATAATCTTACTGATGAAATTTCGGAATATAAATTATTTACCAAAATGATTGCAGATTTAGAAGATAAATTAACTCCAAGAGAACAGAAAATATTAAAATTAAGATATGCTGGATATACACATCAGGAAATAGCGGATAAGATGGGGGTATCAAGACCAACAGTAGCAAAGGATTGGTTACGTGTAAGAAAAATAGTTTTGAAGTGGTTTGATTAGAGGAAGAAAATTTTCTTCCTCTTTTTTTTATTCACTATGGTGGTTCCTTCGTATATTAATAACGAAAGTAAAAGATAAAGGAGGAATTTTAATGGATGTATATTTAGGAAAAGGATTGGGAGCTATAAGGGAAGCGAACAAAAATAGTACTTCTATGTTAAGTTTGAAAGCAGGTGAATCAACAGAAATAAGAATAATCCAACCATTAGATGAACTAATAAGTGTGTATGAACATACTGAAAAAATAAATGGTAGATGGATGAATATAAGATGTTTGGGAAAAGAGAATTGTCCTTTATGTAAGGCAGGAAAATATGCTTCTTTTAGGACGTATGTACCTGTATTTGATTTTAAGGATGAAAGAGTAAAAATATTTAAAGCATCAAAAACTGTTGGTGTTACTTTAGTAGGATTAGCAGAAGAATATGGAGATCTAACCAAAAGAAATTTTAAAGTTTTAAGACAAGGGGAAGGATTACAGACAGTGTATCAATTTTTTCCAAGGGATCCTAGTGATTTTGACACAACAGATTTAGAGATACCTGATATTGAATCTTTAATAGAACCTATGTCTCCTGAAGAAATAGAGAACCTTATAAATCAAAAAGTTACTGATGTAACACCGATCGAATCAGACGATGAGGATACTTTTCCTTTTTAGTTATTACTATGCCCCTTTTAGGGGCTTTTTGCTATCTTTTTATTATCTGAGGAGGGAATTGTATGGATATTTATGAAGAGATTGAAAGTATTCTAAATAAGAATAATAAAAAGAAAAGAAAGAGAAAGCTAAGAGTTAAAGAAAAGTGGTATTTGGATGAAGTATATCCTTTGTTTAAAGATAAATTTCCATCATTAAACACAGACGAAGAAGTAGAAAATTTTCTTGCACGGGCTAAGAGGAAGAATTTTAAAAAGAAAGAATTAGAAATTATAAAAATGTCAAATGAAACAGTATTACCATTTCATTATAATACTGTATGGACTGAACAAGATTTAGAGGAATTAATTGTATGGTTAAGTGGGCTAAGTATGGTTGCAATAGATACTGAAACTACAGGAGTAGATAAATATAGGGATGAGATAGTAGGTATTTCTTTTTATGCCCCCCACCAAGGTTATTATATACCCTTAAAACACAAAGATGATATAAGACATAATGAAGAAGCTTATCTTGAATACAAAAAGGGCGGGGGGAGAAATAAATTGGTTTTAGGTGAAGATTATGTAAAATGTTTACCTTTAAGTTTAGTAGCAAATAAATTAAAACCTCAATTAGAAAGGAAAGATTTAAAACAATTATACCATAACTATGGTTTTGACTATCACATAATACGAAGATATATAGGAGCAAAACCTGTTTGTTATTTTGATACTATGATAGCTCAGGCTATATTAGATGAAACACAATCAAAAGCATTAAAGGATATGGCTACTTACTATTTAAAGATACCCAGTGATACTTTCTCTACTCTATTTGGTAATATAACGTTCGACCAAGTTCCTATTTTAATTAATCCTAAAAATAAAACAGGAAACATGGCTACATTCTATGCTGCTAAAGACACAGAATTAACATATAAAATGTATGAATTTCAAATTAAACATTTAAAATCACCTCAGTTACAAAAATTGCATGATTTGTACTTTAATATAGAAATACCATTTATAAATATAGTAGTAAAAGTGGAGGAAAGAGGAATAAGAGTAGATGAGGATTATTTAGTTAATACAGTAGCTCCCCAACTTCATCAAGAATTAGATGAACTTACGAAAAAAATATATAAATACACAGGGGAAATAAATTTAAATTCACCTCAACAACTATCTAAAGCATTATATGAAGATTTAAAATTGCCAAGAGTAAATAAAAAGAAACCTGAATCTACAGACAGAGCTACACTAAAAAAATTAAAAAATTATCATGAAGTAATTCCTATGATTATGGAATACAGACAAAAGAAAAAATTAACAGATGCTTTTGCAGATAAACTGCCAGAACAAATTATAGATGGAAGAATTCATACTAGCTTTTCTACTATTAAAAATACAGGTAGAATGAGTAGTTCTAACCCTAAAAGATTGGGGCATAGTAAGGCGACTTACTAATGAAAATTGGGAGAATTGCTGGGAACCCTAACGAGTGATGTCGAGGGTAATCAGCAGCCGAGCTAGGTAGGGATACCTAGAAGGTTCAGAGACTAATTTCGTACCACTAGACCAGTGATGAGGAAAACACGAGCACCCAATATCTTATAATCTGAATATTTAAGAAGGGGAGGTGAGAGGATGGAGTTCGCCAGAGATTATTTATTAAAAGAAAACAATTACAGTAGGGGTAAACACCACATATACCTTAAATTAGAGATGACTGTAGGGGATTAGTTTAAAGTTCTATGATTGGGTGTATGTAGGTTATGAGAACTTTAGATTGCGTGATAATTACAGCAGGTACAAACAGATTATAAGATAATGATATAGTCCGATCCCCTCGGAAACGAGGGTGAGGGGATTAAATAACCCTCTACAACGAGATGAATTTACAACAGATACCAAGTTACACAAATTTAATCAGGAACGCTTTTATTGCAGATGAAGGAAGATTATTGGCTAGTTTGGATTTTTCCAGTCAAGAGTTAAGAATATTAACAGAAATCTCAGGGGATAAGGTAATGTATGAAATATTTACCACTGGAGGAGATGTACATTCTACTACAGCTGTAACAATATGGAATAATAAATTCCCAGATAAAAAAACAGATATAGATACTTTTCAAAGATTAAGGAAAGTATCTGAAACTTTTAGAGATAAAGATGGTAATATTGACTATAAAAAAATAGATGATGATATACATCTAGATAGAGCATTAAAAGAAGGAATTATTTTAACTAAAGACAGAGATACTCTTATAAAAGAAATAGAACTAGGTCTTGAGTATGAAAAAATGAGAGGTAAAGCTAAGGCAGTTAACTTTTCAATTGTATATGGCACTACTCCTATAGGGTTAGCAGAAAATTTAGAAATAACTGAGGAAGAGGCAATGATGTATATACAATCTTACAAGCAAACTTACCCTGGGGTGGCAAAATGGATGGAAGAAACTAAAAAACAAGTAAGAGAAAAAATGTATGTAGAGACATTATTGGGAAGAAAAAGAAGGTTGTACCCAGAAGTAACTTCAGGGCAACAATGGCTACTAGAATCAGCTTATAGAGTAGGAATGAACTCACCCATACAAGGGTGCTTAGATATTGAAACTCCAATATTAACTACAGAGGGGTATGTGCCTATAAAAGATATTACTAATCATGAGTTAGTAACCTTTTCAGGTACAACAAAAGATTACAAAGTATGGAATAGTGGGGAGAAGAAGCTATATAGATTAAATACTTTACACACTTCAATAGATGCTACCGCAGAACACAGATTTGCAATATATGATAAAGGTGAGTTAATCTTTGTACCTTTAGAAAGTTTGAAGGTAGGAGATATTATAGCTATTGCAAATTACACACCAAAAGTAGCGGTAACTGATAATGATATGACCATACATGAGTTTTTAGGTGCTATTATAGGTGACGGTTCTTATACTAACAACAGAGATATAAGTATAAGTGGAGGTAGGAAAAAACTATCATATTTAAAAGAAATAGATAGCTATTTGAGAACTAATTATAATCTTACAAAACAGAAAATTGAAAGAAGTAGAGGTAGTGTGGGAGAGGCGTATGTATTAGTAATTAATAATAAAAACTTTAGAGACATGTTAAAAGAATTAGGGTTAACTCAAGTATCAGGTAAGAACAAGATAATACCTGAGTGGTATTTAACTGCTCCAACTGATGTAAGATGCCAGATTTTAAGAGGATTATTTAATGCAGATGGTGGATGGAGTAGTAATACTCTGACGTTTACCTCTATAAGTAGAGATGTGAGTTTTAAAGTGTATTTGTTATTAGAATCATTAGGAATTAGAGCTAGGTTTAGAGAAACTGAAGAAGGTGTGTTCAGGACTTTTGTAGATTTAAACTCTTATAAACGATTTAATGAATTAATTGGGTTTAAGATAAAGCATAAGCAAGATAGGTTAAATAAGTACCTGAATTTAAAAACTAGGTCATTAGTTCCAAGAGACTTAATAATGGATGTTTATAAAGTACTAAGGAAGGATAAAGAACTATTCAAAAAACTGACAGCAAGTGAACGAAGTCATGTTTATAGGTTTAAACAAGGTAGTGCTACAAAAGACTCCTGTTTAAAGTATTTAAAAATGTGTGAGGAAACAGAAGAAGTTAATAGGTTCATTTATCTATTAGATACTATTAGTTTTACAAAGATAACTAGTATTGAAGATTTAGGTGTAAGACCTACAATGGATATTGAGATATTTACAGAGGACCATAGTTATATAGCATCTAATTTCATGTGCCATAACTCTGCTGCTGATATGACTAAGAAGGCTACTATAGACTTACAACCCGCCCTCAAGAAATATGATTGTAATATATTACTCTGGGTTCATGATGAGATAATACTGGATATACCTGAAGATTTAGGTATGGAGCCCTTGAAAGAATTTGCAGAGATTATGTGCAACGCAATTCCACTAAAATGTGGAATGAAATCTGATATAGAAATATCTGAAAGATGGGGTCAAAAGATGAATGAAGATGATTTAAAAGAACTATGGGGGGAAGAAGATGTATAATTTTTTGGAAAATGCTAAATTATATTTAAAAATTCGAGAAGAAATGGGTGCTATAGGCTCAAATTATATACACATCAGTGTTGACAGGATTAAAAAATTATCCAAGTTCTTTTCATCAAAAGTACGTTTAGATTATGATTATACAGTTGAGGATGATAATAAATATTTCTACTATTTAACAATAGATGGTGTGGATTTTATGGCTACAAGTAATTATGAAGAAGCTTGCAATGAAGGGTTACGTGATTCTGACTTTAGGAGGGGGGCTTTAATATGGGGTTAAAGAGTTTAGCAAATCAAATTAAAAAAGAACAAAAAGAGGCAAATAAGTCTTTTGAAGAGAGATTTATTGATGAAATAGACACATTTTTAGTAGAGAAAGCTGAAAGAGAGAGGGACAGAGAAGAGCGACGATTAGCTTTTCGTCCTTCTCAGTACTTTAAATGTGAAAGACAAACTTATTATTTCTTCAAAGGTATAAAAGGGAAAGAAGGTATTTACCCAAGAAGTCAAAGAATACTTCAAGTAGGAACACAGCTTCATGAATGGATACAAAAAGATGTGTTTATGGAAATGAACAAATTAGATTATCCTATAAAACTTTTGCCAAAAGAAGAATTACCCTTTTTTGGGGCAGAGGGAGTAGAGATTTTGGAGGAACACAATGCACCCCCTATGGAAATAAAATTTTTAGATTATAGATTCACAGAAAAATTTCCTATATCTGCAATGATAGATGGTGCTATGGAATATGATGGGTACCCATTTTTGTTTGAATTTAAAACTATTAATCCAAAGGATTTTGAATATCTAATAGAACCATTGCCAGATCACATAAAACAAGGTGCTCTTTATTCAATGTGTATAGGGTTGAGAAAAATAATGTTTTTGTATCTATGTAAAGGTACTCAAAACTTGAAAGCATACACAATAGATTACACTGATGAACAATTAGAATGGGTAAAGGATAAAATTCAAGGGGTGGAGAGGAAAGTATTGAACAATGAATTACCAGATAAAGATGGAAATAGTATAACCTGTAGATTTTGTCCTTATAAATCTCTATGTAATAAGGAAGGTTAATTATATGTAAAAAAGGGGGTCAGCACATGAATAAAAATACACATGTATATTGCACTGATTGTATGTACGGTAAAAAATTAATCCAAGCTATAATAAATGAAACAGATATACCAAAACAATGTAAAAATTGTTACCCATATAATCCTGAAGATAGCATGAAATATGAGGATCGACCAAATTTTAATAGAAAAGTAGAATAATGATTTTTAGGGTTATAAAAAATACAAAAGGAGGTAGTCTTATGAGGATTAAATTAACAGATGAGCATATTAAGGCTATATACAGGGGAGAGGATTTAATAATTGATGGTGAAAAGTGGGAATATGTTGACGAACTTGAGGTAGAAGAAGATGAGGATGCTAGATATTTTAGTTATGTCTTGAAAAGACCGTCTGATGGTAAGACCTTCATGATTAATTTAGCACAAGCGAGGTATGGCTATAAAGATTATGGTTATGAAGATTGGATGCAAGATTTTACTGCATATGAGGTAGAACAAAAAGAAATAAAAAAAGTAGAGTGGGTGTATGTAGACTAGAATATATAAAATAAAGAAAGGTGTTGTATGATGGATAAATTTGAAACAATGTGTGAGACATATAAACATAAACAAAATGTAAGTAAGTGTATAAGTGTTATTTTGTATGATTTAATTATCAGAAGCATATATCATGACGACTCAAAATTAAAAAACCCAGAGATAGATATATTCACCGAATATACCTCTAAATTAACTAATTCAACTTATGGTAGTGATGAATATAATCAATTTTTAAAAGAAATGAAAGTGGCACTTGATAGCCACTATGCTAATAATTCTCATCATCCCGAATATTACAATAATGGAATTAAAGATATGACTTTAGTAGATTTAATAGAAATGATATGCGATTGGAAAGCAGCAACAATGCGACATAATGATGGGGATATATACAAAAGTATAGAATTTAATCAAAAGAGATTTGGGTATAGTGATGAATTAAAACAGATATTTATAAATACTATAGATTCATATTTTTAATCATAAAAGTGGATATTCATGATTTGTACAAATAAACTTATTAGACTAGGGAAACCTAGTCTTTTTTATGAAAATATTTATGACCCCAACTTGTCTAAATCATCCTCATTAAAAATTAAGTTTTATTCAATTTATTATCTATTTCGTATATTTAGTTTGAAATGAGAAATAGAAAGGGGATGTATCATGACAAACAAAAGTGTGAGTTTAATTACTGGTGGTAAAAGTAATGATTGGAAGAGACAAGAACATGACTTTTATGCCACTCCTTCTGAGACAACTAAAGCTATACTAGATGAAGTTTATCTTGAAGGTGAAAGCATATTAGAACCTGCCTGTGGAATGGGGCATATATCTAAAATCCTGGAACATTACTATCCTCATAGAGAAATAATATCTACTGATTTATATGATTATGGTTATGGAAAAACAGGAATAGATTTTTTAACTTATGATTTTGGAAGAAAGTTTGACAATATTATTACTAATCCTCCTTTTAAACTGGCACTGCCTTTTGTCCAGAGGGCATTAGATTTAAGTAATGATAAGGTGATTATGCTTATGAAGATACAGTTTTTGGAGAGTAGTGGGCGGAGGAAGTTTCTAGAAAATTCTCCACTAAAGTATGTATATTGTTTTAGTGAGAGACAGGCAACTATGAGAAATGGTTGGGAAGTAAATCCAAAAACAGGGAAACCTTGGGCTACTGCTTTATTCTTGGCATGGTTTGTATGGGAACAAGGGTATGAAGGTGAACTTGTTATTAGGTGGTTATAGAAGAATAATTAAATTTATTTTAGAGGAGTGATTTAATGGGTGATAAACTATGGAAACAATTTGAAAGATGGGTAGGTGAACATTTATTTGATGGTGCTAAAAGAAACATGGGATCTGGTGCTGTTAACACAACTGATGAAGGAAAAGCTAGAACTGGTGATGTAATTCATCCCACATACGAAATAGAATGCAAGGTGTATAAGAGAATAGCAATATTTAGATGGTGGGAAAAATTAAAGAAAGAGGCGATGGAATCAGGAAAATTACCTGTATTAGTAATGAGAGAAAAAGGAAATGCAAAAGATGTTTTGGTAGCAATCCATTGGGAAGATTTTGTAAAGATGAAAGAAGCATGGGAGAAAGAGGAGGGAATGAAAAATGAATGATTCAATCATTCAAACTTATACTGGAAAATTAATAAATCCATTTGAAATAAAGGAAGAAGATATAGATATATATGATATAGCACATTCTCTGTCTATGCAATGTAGATTTAATGGGAATACTAAAAGATTTTACTCTATAGCAGAACATTCAATAAATGTTTCATCTGTGTTAAAAGAGATGGGGCTTTCTTATAAAACACAACTATTAGGTTTGTTACATGATGCCAGTGAAGCTTATTTATCTGACGTCCCATCCCCCGTAAAAAAATATCTACCAGATTATCTTAGCCTAGAAGGAAAATTAACTACAAGTATTTGTATGGCATTACACCCTCAATATTGGGATTTAACAGTAAGTGACCTCTATTTGGTAAATGTTATTGATGAAGAAATAACTGTACTTGAAGGAAGATATTTTCTTGGTGGGAATATATGGGATGAAATGGAAACTGTAGTATTAACCAGTCTAAATTTCTGCAATGATTATACTGAGGAATATTTTGAAAATATGTTTTTAACTTATTACCACACTTTATGGAAGGAGATTATTAATGAACAGGCAACAGATAGAGGCAGAGATAAATAATTATACTGTTAGAGAGATTACTATGGCTAAAATAACAAAAGCAGGATTGCCAATACCTGTGAAGCCTAAAGAATTAGTGGAAGGTATTGATATATTTGCTGAGTGGGAACAAATGAAAAAGAATTATGGTGGAATTGCTAATATTCCATTTCATGCTCTTGGAGATTATTTAGATAAATGGACTTCTCTTATAGCCTATGCAAGATGGGTGGAAGCCATAGCTGATATAGACCAAGCAACTGCTAGAGAGATTAGAGATACCATCAAAAAACAGCTCTATACTCTACAGGAAGGAGGACGGGAATTAAGGGAAGCTATGGTTCATGTGGAACCTTTATACAGAGAGTGGGAACAGAAATACACAGAGAGCCTATCAATGATGATAGCAATAAAAGCATTAAGAGAAGGTTATGAGAGAAGAGCAGATGCTATTTCTCGAGAGATAACTAGGAGAATGAATGATGTCTTAGATAACAGAAGAAATGATAATAGAGGAGGGTCACAGTAAAAAAGGGGGGGGTGAAAAAGCTGAAATTATCTGAAGTAGAAATAGGAAGAAAAGTAGTATATACCCCCTTTAAGGGGTGTGGGGAAGACCAAAAAGAAGAAGGTATTATAACTAGTAAAAATGATAAATATGTATTTGTTCAGTATGGTTCAGATACACACAGTAAAGCAACTAATGTAAAAGATTTGGAATACCTATAGAGGGTGAAGTATGCAAGAATTAGGTTCATGCGTATTAACTGTAAGAAATGAAAAAGGGAAAATTATTGATTTTATAGAAAGCAAAATTTTACATTGGAGGGGGAGATTAAATGGATACTAAAGATTTTTTAAACTCTTTCAGAAAAGAGTTTGGAGAAGATTCTATATTCCTCTTAGGTGAGGATGAGAGACTGACTGATATAAAAGTTAGACCCTCAGGTTCTTTATTATTAGATTTAGCAATGGGGGGAGGATTTGCTCAAGGCAGACTAGCCCTCCTCCAGGGGGCTGAAAAAGCTGGAAAATCCACTATAGCTTATATGGCTATTGCAGAAGCACAGGTAAATGAACCTGAAAAAGAAACTGCACTGATAGATTTAGAGAATGGATTTAGCCCTGATTGGGCTCAAAAATTAGGGGTTAATTTAGATCGGTTAATGATATTACAACCTGATACTCATGCAGAAAAAGTATATGATATGATTGAATACATGCTAAGAAGTAAGAAATTTAGTATTATTACATTAGATTCTGTTGATGGCTTAATACCTAAGGAAGAATTGCAGGAAACAGATTGGGATAAAGAATCAAGAGTTGGGGGTACTGCTAAAATAAATTCTAAGGCAATGAGGAAATTAGTTAATTCAGGATTATTAAGAGAATCAGGAACTTCATTAATATTTATTCAGCAACTGAGAGATAAGATAGGTGGTTTCTCATTATATGGAACTCCGACAACTACATCGGGAGGCAGAAGTTTAAAACATGCAAGTACTCACACTCTTGAAGTGGCTATAGGAGACTATTTTACCAAAGGTACAGGTAAAGATAAAAAATATTTTGGTCAACAAATTAGAGTAAAAGTAATAAAAAACAAAATAGCCCCACCATTCAGACAAGCAACAATAGACTTATACTATGAGCATGGAGTAGATAAAATAGCTGAACTTGTAGCGGTATGCAAAGAAATAGGTGTTTTACAGGGGACTAGTTGGCTCACATTTACAGATCCTCGTACAGGAGAAATAATGGTGGATGAAGAAGGCAAAGAATTAAAATGGAATGGAACAAAGAGAACACAAGAAGCACTAATAAAAGATATAAAAGAAAATGAAGGAAAACTATATACCCAAATGTTTACTATAGTGCAAGAGATAATAAGGGGGTAAATTAGATGATAAAAGTTGCAATGTTTTTAGGCGTGTGTATTGCCATATATGCAATATTTAGTTATTTAGAAGTAAAACTCATGAACAAAATCAACGAAGAAGCTGTGGATAATTTTATGAGAATGTATGGAAATGAACTATTACCTGTTATTACTGAAGAAGTTACAACAAATATAACACAAATGTTTCTTGAAAATCATGAAATTTTAGCAAGGATAGGGATGTTAAGTGCAATAAATGAGGTGATAACGGATGTCAATAAAGAAACAATCCCAAAAACAAGAACAGAGAATAACAAAGAGTCTCAAAGAGATTAAAGAAGAAGCAAAACAAACAATGAATTCTGGTGCTATATGGTTTAATAAATCTGATGTAGTAAGTAAAAATTTTAGAATAGAAGCTAAAACAAAAGTTAAACCTTCAAAATCTATTACTATAAAGAAAGAGTGGTTAGATAAAATAGAAAATGAAGCTTTTTTGACAGGTAAAACCCCCGCCCTTGTTTTTTCTTTTGGAGATGGAAAAGATTATTTTATTTTAACAGACAGAGATTTTTATTCCATAGTAGAAAAAATTCACACATGGGGGGATAATGATGAATAATTTATTGATGGTTGGATTTATCCCTGATATTAATATAAAAATAGGTGGATATTCTACTATACACCATACCCCCTTCAAGGAAACTGAGGGGGGTATGAGTCCAAAAGAATACGAACTTCTCTGTAAAAAAATTGTTAACAATACTTCTATAGTATTATTAAATTTAGATAAAAAAAGTTTAACATTTGATGAGAGTTTCATACTTATAGAGGCATATACTAAAAGTATACCCATTGTGGGGGTCGGTGAAAAGATTAGGAATTATCTACTATATGTAGTAGTTTCTAATAAATTTGACTTTTTAAACGACGCAATAACACACATAAAAAATAATTATTAGGAGGATTGTTATGTATAAACAATTGAAAAAGAATGAATATGAGAAATTCCCCTTTATTTGGATTCCAGAAGAAGGGGAAAAATTAACCACTTTTGATGGTTTTCAGCGGTTAATTATGTTAGATAGGTACTCCTTGAAAGATACTTTACTAGAAACTTTAAAACAAGGAGATCTAGTTCTAACATCAATAAAAAATAACTCTAACTATCCAATAATAGGTTATGGGGAAATAAAACAAATTCAAGGTGACAGGGTAACTGTTGACATAGAATACCCACAATACGTAGAAGGTGTTGATTTAAAGAATTTAGAAAAATCTAAAGGAGAAATAACTAAACCATTAGAAATTTATTGGGAACAGATTGCTTATAGAGTTGCTAAAGCTATAGCAGGGGTAGAAAACCCCGATAAACAAGATGAAGTGTTTAAAGATTTTTATTGGATGATTTCTAATAAATACTATATTCCAGGGGGTAGAATATTATATGGTGCTGGGAACCCTGCTGATGTAACTCTGTTTAATTGTTTTTCATTGGGGAATGTTCCTGATAGCAGGGGCGGTATAATAGATCATATTAAAACTGCTACAGAAATCATGAGTAGAGGTGGTGGTGTTGGCAGTTGTATATCAACATTAAGACCTAGAAATGCGGTTGTAAAAGGAGTAAATGGATTTTCCAGTGGTAGTATTTCGTGGGCTAATTATCTATCTGAACTTACTCATTTAATATCTCAAGCAGGTTCCCGCCGTGGAGCCCAAATGATAGGACAGCATATATGGCACCCAGATATACTCGAATTTACTATGTGTAAAATACAAAATCCTTATCTATTAGATCTATTGAGCAACCACACCAACCCACGTATTGCTGAAATAGCTGAAATGTATCTTATAAGAGACGAGAACGGAAACCCTGTAGATGTGGTTGATAAGGAATTCATGAGTGGTGCTAATATATCTGTATTAATTACAGATGACTTCATGGAAAAAGTGAAGGCGGGGGATATGTGGGAATTAAAATACCCTGATCTAGAAAATTTAACTAAAGAACAGAAAGAAATATATGATACAGAGTGGGTTAATATGAATGGATTAATAGAAGAATGGGAAAGAAGAGGACTACCTACAAAAGTATATGAAACAATACCTGCTAGAGATTTATGGGATTTAATAAATATATGTGCTAGATACTCAGCAGAGCCCGGAGTTATCTTTATTGATAGATATAATAAAGAAGCTAATTCATATTATTACACAACTATTATGATTACAAATCCATGTCAACCTAAAGGAGAATATATTCTAACAGAAGATGGATTTAAGAAGATTGAAAATATTGTTGACCATATTGTTTTAGGAGGAAAGAAATATAAATCTACTCCAATGTTTAAAACAGGAACTAAAGAAGTTTATAAGGTAACTTTAGAAAACGGTACTGAAATTAGAATGACAGATAATCATAGAGTAACAACACCTGAGGGTGATATAGAATTAAGATATTTAAAGGAAGGTTCTAAAGTATTAGTAGACTATACCCCTGTTTTTGAACCTGTAGTTACAAATCAAGAAGAATACGAGAAAGGTATACTATTAGGTTGGTTACTAGCGGATGGGGCGTTATACAAACAAGATGAAATAAGTAAAAGAGGATGGATTGCTATTGCAGTAGGTGAAAATGAGTTTGAATACAGAGACAGACTTGAGCAGATGTTAAGAAAATATGATCCAAACTTTGAATTTAAACCCCATGCAAGTAAACCAAATACTTGTTATGAAGGTCGAATATGTAAGTATGAGTATAGACAAAAACTTTTAAAGGACTTAAAAATAAATAGTGAAACAAATAAATTTGATATTGATTATGATAAATTAACAAAAGATATGAAACTAGGCTTATTACGAGCACTGTTTACTTGTGATGGTAGTTCTAGATGTGAGGGAATAGCAACTTTATATTCAAATAATAAACAGTTTTTACTTCATATCCAAAGAATTTTAAAAGAATTTGGGGTGTACTCTAGTATATCAGTTCATAATAATGCAAGAAAATACAAATCCTCTGATGGTAAGATAAGAAATAATGATACAACTTATAAAATAATGGTTTACGATGTTACTTTTAAGAAAATAGGGTTTTTAACTGAATACAAAAATAAAACTATGATGGAAAGAAAAACAAAGAACTCTTCAGTTATAGAAAAAAAGAAAAAAATACTAAAGATTAAATCTATAAAATTTGACGGAATAGAGGATGTATATGACATTACTGTTGATACAATGCATCATTACAATACCAATGGTCTTATCGTTCATAACTGTGCGGAGCAGGGGCTCCCTAAATACGGGGTTTGTAATTTAGGTGCAATAAATTTAGCTGAAATAAGTAAGGATGGAAAAATAGACTATGAATTGTTAGAAAAAATTACAAGAATATCCCAAAGATTTAGTGATGATGTTATTGATGCTAGTTATTACTTCATAGATGAAAATGAAAAAATGTCAAAAAGAGAGAGAAGAGTTGGGAAAGGAATAACAGGATTAGCTGATTTAATGATTAACCAAAAATTAAGATATGGCAGTCCTGAAATGATAGAATTAACAGAAAAATTATTAAAATTCATTGCTTTAGTCTCTTATGATGAATCAGTTAATTTAGCAAAAGAAAAAGGATCTTTCTATTATTTTGATAAAGATAAATTTTTAGAATCAGGATATATGAAACAAATGCCAAGAAGTATAAGAGAAAAAATACGAAAATATGGTATAAGAAATGTAACCAGTTTAACTATAGCACCTGTAGGAAGTACAGGCAGTATGATTGGAGTTGGTAATGGTATAGAACCTTATTTTGCTTTTAAATATTATAGAAGTGGGAGGATGGGAGAGTTTATAGAAATTAATGCTCCTATAGCACAAAAGTATTTTGAAGAGAACCCTAACGCTACCGAACTTCCTGATTACTATGTTAGTGCTATGGAATTAACTCCTGAAGAACATGTATTAGTCCAAGCAGCTGCTCAGAAATGGATAGATAGTAGTATTTCTAAAACTGTCAATGCCCCCGCCACTTTTACAGTTGAAGATAATAAAAAACTTTACGAACTAGCATATAAAAAAGGGCTAAAAGGTATAACTGTTTATGTAGATGGAAGTAGAGACACACAGATTCTAAATATTGATAAAAAATCAAAAAATAATTAAAAAAAATTCATCTCTCTAAAAAATCACTTGTTTAATCAAGCTACATTGAAAGATTATTAAGTGCCCAATATACTAAGTATAGTAAAGGTGCAAAATCGCTCTAATAAGCTATACAAGCGTCTAAGACTAATTTATAAAAATTTGTGTACAAAAATAGAATTTTTGATAAAAAACCCCTAATTAGGGGTTTTTATTATTCATAAATTAATTTTAATCGTATATTAAGAGTGAAGAAAAGAGGAGGGGACTAAATGAAAATTATAAAAAAAGAAAATGAACCTTTAACTGAAACATTATTAAAAGATTTAATAGGAAAATATATCTATGCACCAACAAACGAACATTTAACTTATGATCCAATGGAAAAAGATTATGTAATAGTAAATGCTTGGTTTGCAGGAAAAATTGCTGGGTATGAAAAATCATGTTTTGCTTACAACTATAAAACAGACGAATTTTTTGAAAAACCAAAAACTATCTTTAAAATTCTTTTGTGTGATGGAATGGCTTATGTAATATCTGAAGAAAAAAGTTTACTAAAAGAATTAACTGAAAAAGAATATATGAAAATGTTAGCAGAACATGATGCTGATAAAATAAGTAAAATTATTCTGCCTAAATAGTGGGAGGGGTGTTAATAGTGAAAACCATTTTGAGCCAAAATGGATGGTACCTTGTTAATCCTCAATATGTAGAAATATATGAGGATGGGTTCATTTTTGCAAGAATGTGGGAGGGGGATAAAGGAAGTGTTTGTATAGGAAAATACAAAAGTAGAGAAAGAGCAGAAGAAGTATTAAGAGAAATGTTTCAAGTAGATTACTATGAGATGCCTTTAGAATAGGATTAGAGAGTATTAAAAATCTAATATACATCATGATTATTATGTGTAATAGATGGGAGGATTAAAGATGGAAGCAAGTAAAAAACAATTAATAAAAGAACTACGAGAATATCTTGATAAGGCAGAAAAAGATGAAACCACCTACTGCGAATTGCTTATGGAAATACCCGAACTATTAAAAGGTTTTAATTGCGATTAGTGTTATTTATGTGAAAGAAGGAAAGGAGAGAATATTTATGGATATTAAAGAAATTGTTGATAATCTGGATTTAATAAGTAGTGTAATACCTGATTATGTAGAAAGTAGAAATAGAGGATTAACAGATGAAGAAAGTGAGAAAATAGCGTTTGAAGCAATATCAGAAGCTATAGAAGCGTTAGAAAAACAAGCGTTCCTTGAAAATACAGTAATAGATGATATTAGCGATTGGTTTGTAGATTATAAAGATTGCTTATTAGACGCAGCTAAAAAAGTATCAATACAAAGGTTTAAAGAATGGAACAAAGAAGGAGTAATTGATGAAATAGATTTAGATAACATAATAGAAGATGTTGTAGATGAAATTCAGAAAGGTATTCTCAATGTATTAAGTACGTTTAAAGATTAGCTAAACATTACACGTATTAAGTGTATTTAATATTTATTATATGAAAGGAGGGCTAAAATGAAAATCCTATGTAGGCATGAATGGGAATATAAGAAAAAACCAGACAAAGTGGTATTAGTGCAATGTAGAAAGTGTGGGAAGACTGAATTTCATAGTAAAAATAAAAAATATATATTCTCTAAGTTAGTTAATAGAACATACTGTTGGTGTCCCAAGTGTAACAATGATTTAGTTAGAGATAGTTTTATATCAAATGAAGATGGGGTAGTGACTTATAGATGCAGTTGGTGTGGACATGAAAGTGTTTGGGATTTTGGCATAGCACCAATGCCTATGTTAAGGAGGTAAGCATTTTGGAAGAAGGAACTTGTGTAGAGATAATTCATAAAGACTTTGAATTTAATTATAAAGGGCAACCAAGTGGTCATTATGCCAGAGGCGAATTGATTAAATGGTATGATGAAAAGCTATGCTTGATAGAGCTATTTTGCAACGGACAAAGATACAGGGTGGATACTTCATTAATAACATTAAAAGAACTGGAAGAGAAGTAATACACAATGAGTATTTGGAGGGATTGGAAAATGAAAATTAAATTTAGGATATGGGATAAGAGAAATAACAGAATGATTATGCCTAGAAAATTTGCAACAATTATACCTGTGCTTGACTTTAACGGGAATTTAGGAGTTATGGATACTTATAAAAATTGGCATTGGCATGGTATAGTGCCAGAGGACGAATACGAACTTATGCTTTTTATAGGGTCTCATGATAAAAACGGAAAAGAAATTTATGAAGCAGATATAGTTTTATACGATAGAAATGTTCACAAAGATATAGATATAGCAAAATTCAAAGTGGTTTGGGCGAAAGATAGATATGTTTTGCAAGAAATAAAGCACAAGTATTATATAGACGATGTTACTTGGGAATTGGTTGAGGTTATTGGTAATATTTATGAGAATCTAGAATTGTTAAAGGAAAGAGGAGGAATCTAATATGAGTAATTGTAGATGTAAGTTGCCTAAAGTTATTAAATACAAGAGGGAGAATAAAGAGCTTCCCGCCCTTCATAGAGATAATCCTTTAAATGCAGGATTTGATTTATTCGCCAACATTCCCGCCCCTATGGAGATAAAACCTGGGGAGGTAGTGTTTGTAAGTTTAAATGTAGCAACTGAAATTCCAGAAGGAATGGTTGGATTAGTGTTCCAACGAAGCTCCACTTATCGCAAATGGGGATTAAAATTAACTAATGGAGTCGGGGTCATAGACTCCCTATACAGAGGAGATAAAGATATATGGGGAGCAGAATTTAAAAATGAATCAGAAAAAGTTGTGACACTAAACCCAGGAGATAAAGTTTGTCAAGCAATTTTTCTGAGCTTACCTGATGTTGAACTCAAAGAAGTAAAATATTTAGGTAACAAAGACAGGGGTGGGTTTGGAACAAGTTTTGATAATGCTAAGGAGTTGAAAAGATGAAAATTATCTCATTTGAAGGTATAGATGCATCTGGTAAAGAAACACAAGCAAGACTACTCAATAGTTACTTAAAAGAAAAAGGGTATAATACAGCTTTTGAATCTTTTCCAAGATATGATACAGAATTGGGGAAGTTAATAAAAAAGTCCTTAGAAGGTAAAGTAACTTTAACACCAGAAGCTCACCATATGCTGTATGAAGTAGATAGAATAGATTTTATGAAAACAATAGAAGATCTAGAAAAATCAGGGTGTGATTTTTTAATATTAGACCGATACACCCATTCAAATATAGCCTTTGGTGTTGCTAACAACCTAAGTTATAATTGGTTAAATATATTGCAAGAGTATGTTAGAAAACCTGATATAGTTTTTTTATTGGATATATCTGTAGAAGAATCTATAAAAAGAAAAGAACAACGAGAAGATCTTTTTGAAAAAGATTTAGAATTTCTTAATAGAGCCAGAAGAGTTTATACACTCCTAGCAAAGAATAATCCAACTATAATACCTATTCATGTGGGAAAGGCGAATCCAGAGCAATTACATGAAGCAATAATTTATTATTTGCAAAGAAAGGAGTTCATATAAAATGAAGTTTAAGTCTACTATACTAATAGTAGGACTTTTTATGGTAGTATTGTGTACCACTAGTTTTGCTCCTCCAGCCCCATCTAAAGATGAAATAAAAGAAGAAAACTCACACAACATGGAAAAAGAAGAAAGTTTAAATAGCATAGGAAAAGAAAACAAAAAGAAACCATATAAAGAAGAATTTTTACCTGCCAAAGTCTTCACAAAAAAAGAAAATTCATCTTCGGAATCTTTAACAGATGAATCAATAATTTCTTTAATTATAAAAAAATTACAGCCAAAAATATCTAATCAAGAGGCAAGAAATATTTCAAAATTAATTGTTACAAACTCTAAAAAAGAAGAACTAGACCCATATTGGATGTTATCTATGATGTACACAGAAAGTAGATTTGATACAAATGCTATTTCAAAAAAAGGGGCAAGAGGATTAATGCAAATTATACCTAGTACGGCTAAAATATACGGAGTTTCTAAAGAACAATTACATGAACCATCTAAAAATGTTGAAGCAGGATTTAAATACTACACCTATTTAAAAAATGAATATGGTGATAGAAAAATAGCCACTATAGCATACAATCAAGGTCAAGGTAATGTAAACAGAGGCACTTATAATACAAAATACTACGAAAAAGTAAAATCTGTTTATAACAGAGTACAAAAAGAAAAAGAAAGAATTGAGGAGGAATTAAAATGAAAATAAATAAAGCCGAATTAACCAAAATTTATGCTGATACCTATAATATATCCACAGCTGAAGCTAAGGAAAGATTAGACCAGGTAGCAGAAGTTATTGTTTCTCAATTAGAAGCTGGGAATGATGTTATGTTAAATAACTTTTTCAACTTTAAGGTAAGAGAAAGAAAAGCTAAAAGAGCTAAAGATTTACACACAGGAAAACCTACAATAATACCAGCTACAAAAACGGTTGTAGTTCAGATGTCTTCGTCTACAAAAAGAAGAATAAAAGGTGAGTAAATCTTGCCTTTTATTCATTTAAGGAGATTTTAAAATGGCAGAAAAAAAGTATTCGTTACATGATAATGAAAATATTGAAAGAGCTAAAACAGATAGAGAATACTTAGGAGAATTAATAATACACAATGAAGATTTAATTTGGTTTTCAATTAGAAACTATGTAGGTGACCCAGTTAAATTAGCAAAATACAATGGTATGGAGAAAGATGATGTACAACAAATAGGTAGAATTGGTTTTATAAAGGCTGTTGATAATTTTGATTGTACAAAAGGTGTATTATTCACAACCTATGCCCCCGCAATTATTGCGGGGGAGGTAAAAGACTATATAAGAACAAAAGGAAGGTTAATTAAACTTCCTAGATCAGCACATGACTTGAATGTAAAAATCATGAATTGTACAGAGAATTTATACTACGATAAATTTATACCTGTACAAAAAATTGCAGAGGAAATAGAAGAAGATATAGATAAAGTACAGAAAATTTTAACTGTGGGAAGCTTGCCTGAATTTATCCCATTCTGTAAGAAAAATAAATATGAAAACAATGAAATACCTAATTATAAATACGAACTCAAAGATGTAAATATTAATGTTGAAGAAGAAATTGTTGAAAAAATATATTTAGATCAACTATTAGAGGCTGTTAAATCGCAGTTAAATGACAGAGATAAAAGAATTTTTAAAGCAAAACTAAATGGTGAAACACATGAAGAAATAGCCAAAAAAGAAGACATCTCAAAAATAACAATAACTAGAACAATGAACAAAGTAAGAAAAATATTAAAAGAAATAAAAGATTAGATACCTTCTCTCTATATATACCTAAGCTACTATATGGGGTAATAGAGGGAGGGACTAATTTGTTTATAGAACAATTAAAAAACTACTTAAACAAAGCTATATCAAGTTTAAAAATTGTTTTTGGATTTATACTCACGTTTCTAAATTATGTTATGTTTCCTGAGCAAGCATATAAAAATGCAGCTATAGCTTTAGGTATCGCAGTTTTAATGGATATTTTTAGTAAATACACAGCAATAGCTTACAATAATGGGGGATTTATCAAAGCATTTAAAAATGGAAAAATATTTTCAAAAACTTTATGGGAGGGTACAAAAGTAAAATTAATTACCTATCTTTCTATTTCCATTATGGTAGGAGCAAGCTACCAATTAAATGCTTTGCCAAATGCTTTTGCTTCTGTGAGTAAGTTTATGGCTACTGTAGTATATACAGTTTTATTTCTTAGAGAATTTCAGAGTATGCTAGAAAACTTTGGGGATGCAGGTGCTGATATAGAATGGTTATTACTTTTCACAAAAAGGAAAGAGAAAGAAATACTAAAAGATGAGGAGGTGGATGATGATGACGAAAGAATATGAGATTATTAAATCTTATTTAGAACCTAATCCATATTCCCGCCCACAAAAAAAGATGAAAGCTATAAAAGGAATTGCATTACATTGGGTGGCTAATCCAGGTTCAACAGCAAGGGCTAATAGAAACTATTTTAATAATTTAAAAAATCAAGGTAAAAATGGAGATAGATATGCCTCTTCTCATGAAATAATAGGGTTGCAAGGGGAAGTAGTACTTTGTATACCAAAGACTGAAATAGCTTACCATGTGGGAGCAAAAAGTTACAAACCAAGAGTTAGGGAGTTATTAAATAATTCTCCTAATTACTATCTCTATGGTATAGAGGTATGCCACCCAGATTGGAATGGTAAATATTCTAATACCACGTATAGAACAGTTATAAACCGAGTCGCAGATTTGCTTATAGACTTTAATTTAACCCCCAGTAAGGATACAATTTGGAGACACTATGATGTAACAGGCAAGGATTGTCCACGATATTATGTTCAAAATCCAAAAGAATGGGATAAATTGATTAGTGATGTACAAAAAAGATATGATGAAAAGATTAATCAAAAAGTAGATGAGGTGATTCAAGTGAAATTAGCAAAATGGCAAGAAGAAATGGGTAAAGACGCTATTTCTTCATTAAGTAAGAAAAAAGATAATAAAGGTAATCCAATAGTGGATAGCCCAGAAATGTGGAAGAAATCTCTGGGTGAAGATACCCCACAATGGCTATTTTGGGCTATTGTTGATCGTATAACAGATTAAGGAGGTGGGGAAATGACAAAAGAAATTTTAATGACTATTGTGGAATATGGTGTAAGAGTTGTTGTATTAGTTATAGGTGCATATATAATTGAAATTATAAAACAGTATAACCTCGAAAAATGGGTAGAATTTTGTATAAGAGCAGCTGAACAATTAGCAGAAGTAGGAATAATAGACTTCAATGAACGAAAAGATTATGTGAGACAAAAAGTTTTAGAGAAATTCAAAATATCTGATGAGGAATTAGATATTCTTATAGAAGCAGGGGTTGAAGAATTGAATAGGTTAAAAAATATTGAAAACAATAAACTATCAACATAAGAGGGTAATACCCTCTTTTTTCTTGCATTAACATAAGTAATGTTATATAATAAGTGTAATACAAAATGATGTGAGGAGTGTTAATATGAATATCCTTGAAATGCGGGATTTGTTATTAAATCAAGGAAAAACAATTTATGATTTACCACTAAAAGTAACTCATTATTCGAGAGTATCTACAGAGTTTAAAGCACAAGAAACATCACTAAAAAACCAAGAATATTATTATAAAGAACTCATAAAAAATACCCCTAATTGGGAATATATTGATGGGTACACAGATGATGGTGTATCGGGAACTTCCACAGTTAAAAGGGAAGAATTTAACCGTATGATAGAAGACGGTTTAAATGGAAAATTTGACCTCATTCTTACCAAAGAAGTATCAAGGTTTGCTAGAAATACTTTAGATAGTATTTTCTATACTAGAGAGCTATTAAAAAATGGGGTAGCTGTTTATTTTGAAAATGACAATATTAATACTTTATACCCTGATAGTGAATTTAAACTTACTATCATCGCCTCCCTCGCCCAAGAAGAAAGTAGAAAAACATCACAAAGAGTAAAATGGGCAAAAAGAAGAGCAATTGAACAAGGGGAAATTTTTCTTCCTCCTAATATGCATGGCTATCGAAAAGTAGATGGCAAGGTAGAAATAGTAGAGGAAGAAGCAGAGATGGTAAGGAGAGTGTTTGAATTATACTGTCAAGGTTTAGGGTTCAGATTAATAGGGAGACAACTAGCAAAAGAAGGATACCTAAATGGCGGGGGAAATGAGTATGGAATATCTACATTAAGAAAAATTATAACTAACCCTAGGTACAAAGGCTATTATACAGGTGGGAGGTATGAGACAGTAGACCATATTACTAAAAAAGTAATAGAAAAAGATCCTGAAGATTGGGTTATGTATCCAGCCCCTGATATAATACCACCTATTGTATCAGAAGAAGTATGGGATAGAGCAAATGAAATATTAGAAGAAAAACGAAAAAGAGTGCATATTAAACACGAAACTTCATACCAAAATAAATACAAATACTCTGGGAAAATTTACTGTAAAAAACATGATGCTGCTTTTCATAGAAGTTTATATAGGTATAAAACAATGCCTGATAAAGAAGTATATCAATGTAGTATTTATAGACTCCATGGTAAAAAAGTCTGTGACTCTCCTACTATATATACAACCGAATTAGATGCTATTATGGCTTGTATTTTTAAAACAATATTTAAAAATAAAGATAACTTCATTGATGAACTTTTAACTATGATAGAAAAACATTTACAAGGGGATGATTTTTCAAAGGATATTACCAGAACAATAAACAAAATCGAAAAAATTAAGGAAAGAAAAGATAAATTATTAGACTTAGTTTTAAATGATCTCATAACTGAAAAAGAATTCAGACAGAGAAACGATGAATTTAATCAAGAGATAGATGTTTTAGAAAAAGAACTTGAAAAGTATGAACATTTAAGGAAAGCTAAAAGAAGTTCAAAAGAACAATTAAAATTAATGGAAGAATTTCTAAACAAAGAGTATGATTTAGATAAAAATATGCCAGATGAACTAATTGATACATTTCTTGATAAAATATATGTAGAAAAGGATGAAAAAATAGATGATTTAATTAATTTTGAAGTATATTTAAAAACAGGACAAAAGATCCCTGTTTATTTTAGAAAGGACATTAGTTTGTGTCTAGCAACACATATAGATAGACACAAAATGATGTTTGAATTTCCAAGAACTAAAAATAATCGTAAGGTAGATCCTGTGCGAATTAGGGTAGTAGACATAAGATTGAATATAGCAGTATAAAAAAGCTAAGATCTTTCGATCTCAGCTTTTACTTTTTTATATATATTTATATCTATCATTTGTTTTTTATATAAACTATAAAGCATAGATAGTTGTACTTTCTTCTTTATTTCTTTATTATCAATTACTAATTCTTTTTCTTCTACCATTTTGCCCCCCTCCCAGTACATTATATGAAAGAGAGATTATTTTAGACCTTTTTTAGCTTTTGAAGTATCTGTTTCTTCAAAAAGAGCTAACTGTTTTTCAATTTCTTCGCCAACAATATCCCATCCTTTATCATAAACATCTTTTGCATCCTCACCTGGTTTAACATCTATCTCAACTCCAGCTGTAAATCTTATATTTTCAAAATTTGGCAATGACTTTAAATAAGAACATTCAACGTTTATTTTAGTTATTACAGCCATTCTAACCCCTCCATTTCTATTTCTTCTTCTGTAAATCCATATGTTTGATTCTCATCATGGAATTGTATTTTTAAATATAACCCATCTTCAGGAACTATATCTTTAACTACGCCCACCCATCCTGCAAATTTTATACTGTGGGCGGGGGAGATGGTAACAATATCACCTTTCTTAATCATCTATCCAACTCCTTTATTATTACTCTAGGTGTACCTGTAGATTCCACCCAAGCATATTCCTTTAATTCTTCCACATCTATAACCCCTTGCTCAATCAATAGCACTAATCTGTCTTCATCTAATTCTTCTTTTGTAACCTCTGATTTTATTCCTCTCATCTCTACAAATTCCATTACTTTTTTCTTATCAAAATAAGAAGTGTTTGGTACAATAACTGATACTCTAATATTTCCATAATCTACAATATCTTTATTCTGTTTCTTTAATTCTTCCACAATTAATTTTCTGTGTTCTTTTAACCACTTCTCATCTTCTTTTTTACGCTCATTTCTTCTAAAATATTCTTCAATTAATTCTTGATCTACTTGTTTAGTTTTATTGATAAAACCCATAAATAATCTCCTCCTTTCATACTAAATATACGAAAAGATTACAATAGTGAATAATAATGAAAGGAAGAAATTATTTAAAAATCAGATGTATTTATAAAAACGAATATATTTTTTACTTTTCAAGTAAAATAATTTTTTTTTAAAAAAAAAATTAAAAAAAGAGTTGACATTATTGTTAATATGATATATACTATATGTAGTTAGAAAGATAGAAACTTTAAAAGAATTGAAATTTTATATTTTATAATTCATTAGTTTATAGTCTATCTATAAAAAAATATACTTGATAAAATCAAAATAACTTATCCTTATAGTTTATCTATAAGGGAAAAGAGGGCTACCCAAAGTAGCCCTCTTTTAATAATTCTTTTTCTACTATTTCCCATATATCATCTATAACGTATGTCTTAAATGCTTTATATAAATTTGATACATGAGGTATGTTCTTATTTGTTTTTTTATAATATTCCATATATTCCTTTTGACTTAATCTCCCTTTTTGCCCGGCTACCCCTTTCCAATCGGGGTTTTCTCTGTGTTCCTTATATATTCCCTTTAATATCTCCAAATACTCTCTACGCCTTAATTCACGTCTGTAATCTACTAATTCGTTTCTATCCATGGGGTATGGTATAAGACCTGCTTCAAAAAGAGCATTGCCCCAACTACCAAATCTTCTATAAATAGGTGTGAACTGAGGTATATCTCTTTTTGCAGGGAGTTTTCCTGTTTTTTCATAAAATTCTACAAGGATATTTAATAAATCGTCATCGCTATAGCAGTAATCTCTATTCATTTTGCACCTCCTATATGATACTTCGTACGAATTCATACGCTTTTTGAGTTTTTACCTCATTGTCCCCCACCTTGGTATCAAGCATAATCTCTGACATTGACTTTTTATTTATTATTGTATTAAATATCTTCTCATCTACAGTATTGGTACAAATTAGATTGTAAACTGTTACTGCATTTTTTTGCCCAATTCTATGGGCTCTTGAATATGCTTGACTATATGAAGCCCAATTCCATGGATAATCTATGAATATAACATTCGAAGCTGCTGTAAGTGTTAAACCTTCTTTACAAGCTTCAGTAGTACCTATAAATATTCTACAATCCTCATCATCTTGAAATCGGTATACCTCTTGTTGACGTGGGGAGGTAGTAAGATCTAATAAAATAGACTCCTGTTCTTTTTTAGACATACTATCCCAATTACTATATTTACGTTTACATTTTTCTAATGCTTCTCGTTTTGGCAAAGCACTAGAACTTATGTCACCATGAATAATAGCAGGATTATATTTTTTATATTTTTCAGCAATAATATCTAACATTGTTCTAAACTTAGTAAATATAATTACTTTTTCATCAGCATCTAATACTAATTCCTCTATTAAGTCATCTAAAGCTTTTAACTTTATACTTTGATCCTTACTTGGCTCCACCCCCACTAGTTGTAGGGAATCAGTTACTTGTTGTAACCTTGTGATTTTTGCTAGCATTGATGGCACTTTGTGTATATCTGTTTCAGCTAATTCTTCCAAAATTTCTTTTCTAACCGCTTCATATATTCGTTTTTGTTTTGGTAGCATTTCTAAGTTGATATTTTTAAATGTGACTTCAGGTAAATCACTTAATTTATCTTCTTTAGTTCTCCTTAACATATTTTCTTGTATAGCAGTTCTTAGTTCATTTATATTTTTATACCCTACTATTTCTCTATTCCTATAGCCCCCATAAATACAGTATCTATGCTTAAATGCCCACCATTCATCTATAATAGTGTTTACCTGATTATTTTTCTTAAATGGATTATATTCTATAGATTTAGGGGGTAATTTATTACCTAATTTCAAGTAATTAAATGATTCAATAGGGGAATTGGGGAGGGGGGTGCCTGTCAATACATATTTATATTTAAATGGTAAATAATGAATTCTTTGTCCTATTTTACTTGTAGGGTTTTTAATTTTATGAGCCTCATCTAAAACAATACATTCAATAGGTTTGTCATTATCTATGTTAGTAATAGTACCGATACTCCGTCTATACATTTCATAGGACATTATTAAGAAAGTCCATTCATCACTTTCGTGCAAATAATTAGAAATTTTCATTCTTTGTTTTGGAGTTCCTGCAAACACTACTGCTTTGCAATTTGTAAATTTCTCTATCTCATCCCGCCACATGTATAATAAAGAAGCTTTAGCCAAAACGAGACACCTATTTAATTGCCCCAATTTCTTTTTAGCTTCAATGGCAGTGACAGTTTGGAATGTTTTCCCAGTCCCCATTTCATCTGCTAATATAAGAAAATCCCTTTCCACAATAGCATTAAATCCTCTAACTTGAAAATCAGCCCAAGGAGCAGTTTTAAATCCAGTAAAATCAACTATTTCATTTTTATCGTTGTATGTGACTGAATATCCAGGAACAATGGGGTATTTAGAAAATTCTGTTTCAGGAATTCCTCCATTATAAGGAGTAGGTTCATCAACCCAATCTATGATGAACCCACCTAGTTTTTCTTCAAATTCTTGCCTTTTATAGTAAGGAACAGCCCATATGTTCCTTTTATAATCATATAGTGCTCCTCTTATAGTGGCTATAGTGTCAAATATAAGAGGATTTTTCTTAAATGAAACTTTTATCCAAATATTGTTATCCTTTCCCAATATTTTTTCTGCTTTAATCATTGTAGTCACCTCTTATCCATACATTTTTCTATGGTAATAATCCTCCATAGAATAAATTCGAGAATCTTCTCTGTATTCTTCATTTCTTTCTGCTAATTTTATAGCATCTAATACATCTTCTATATTAAAATTTTCATTAACACCTAATTGATTAGGTTTTCTTATTAAACTTGCTAATTTTAAGATTTTTTTATTCTTTAATACAACTCCTGCTACATCCCAATATTCATATTTAGTTGAAACAACTTCATATCCCATATTCTCTAATTTATTTATTAAATCTGTTTTCTTCACAATTATCCCTCCTTCCCACTAAGTTTTCCTCTATAATCTAGTGTAAAACCTAACTTTTCAATATATTCTCTAACTGTCATGTTGACTTTATTGGCTTCATATCTAACTTTGTTATCTAATCTTTTATCTAATTTCTCTATCACCCCATCTTCATTTGCAATAGCTTTCAATTCTTCTATGAGTTCATCATACGATATTTTTGAATCATACGCAACTTTCAACCCCATACTTTTTATTACTTTCTCTGGGACACCTAATGCACATATATTATTATAAACTACAATATTTTCTTCTCTTAACTTTGTTAAATTTACGGTATCCCCATAATGGTACAAAAGGTACATTCTAATGTTATTAAAACCCCTTATTGCTACAGTATCATCTAAAACCTCAACATCTAATCTCTCTTCAATTAATCCTATATTATTAAGAATATAAACAGATAGTGGGGGATTGAACCGAGTTAAATCTCTTATAGATAATACATTATTTTTTATACAGAATGATAAAGATTCTCTATTAATCACCGAACCACCCCCTTACTAAATCATCTGCACACAATATAAGAAATATACTTCCAACTATTAATATAGTAGCCCATATAGGTCGTAATAATATACCCAACCCATGCAGTATATTAAATTGTTTTATAAGATTAAGCCCCAGGGTTATATCTTCAACTATAAACCCTGGGACTACCATTAGAAAAAATAGCCCCAAAGGGCATAATATGAAGAAGAAAACAACACACCAGAATAATTTAGTTATTCTTCTCAACCTCCTCAATAATATCATCTATTAGCTTGTCATCAACAAGTGTTCTTGCTTTATTAAGGGCATTGTATACACCTGTAACATTTCCCATATAGACATAATTCATAATTGGCAATATATCGTCTTCTGTAATTTTTCCATCTTTGATCAGAGCTAACAGAGTTATAACAATCTCGTAACCTTCATAACCTTCAATAAATTTCCTTCTAAAATACTCTTTTAAATTTTCCACTCTTATCCCCCCTAATTAACTATATACACACAAATATTATTTATTGTATATAGTTAATTATACAGGTAACACCACAAATAATCTACTATTTAATAAGAATAATCCGTATGAATAATTAAATAGTTCTTTTCACCTATAAATTCAATTATCAAATAATAATCATCCCCAAAAAAGTATAATAAATTTCCATGATTTTCTGCAAAATCTCTTAATTCCGCATATAATATAGCATCTTCTTCATTTGTTTCATCAAATTGCTTATTAAAATAATCAAAAAGTGCTAAAATTTTGTTATCCACTAAATCATTACACATACTATCATCCTCCTCTATATAGCAATAGTTGTTGTATTATCTACTAACCCTAAACTTATGCTTAGAGCTTTATTTAGTTCTTGTTTTTTATTCTCACTAAGATGTCCAACAATTCTTTCCAACCTTTGTTTGTCTACAGTTCTAATTTGTTCGCATAAAATAATAGAAGGTTCAGGTATCCCAGAGTTACTGTAATTTATCTCAACATGAGTAGGTAATTTTGCTTTATGTATTGCTGAGGTTATTAGTGCAACTATAACAGTGGAGCTATACTTATTACCTTTATTGTTTTGTATTATAACTGCATATCTATCCCCTTTTTGCTCACATCCCACCCCCTCATTACCAATTCTAACATAACAAATGTCTCCTCTAATCATTATATCATCTCCTCTTTAAGTTAATATACGAATTAACTAAATAAAAAGTAAAATAAAACTTACTTTTTATTCTTCTGCCCTAAACCCACCACTCCTGCCAAAGAGTGGGGGAGGGGGGCAGTTAAATATTATATCAATGCTTATTCATAACTGAGTTCCTCTTTTATATACCCTTGAATTTCTTGTTCAAATTCAATTGCTTTTTCTACACATTGATCTTCAAATTCTCTTTGAAAATCGATGTATATCTCCCTTTGCTTCTCCGAATATTCTCTATCATCAACTTTTCTTTCAAGTATATCCAACCAAAAATCTACTGGTCGTCTATCATAATCATAGTATCCTATTGTCCATACAAGATCTAAAGGCTTGTTGTATACAACCATATTATACAAACCATTCTCATCTAGTTCTATAAAAAAACTCAGATATTCTAAATCTCTAAGTATAAAATTATATTTTTCATCAAACTTCATATCTTCTATATCAAATACAAATCTAAACAAATTAGCCACCTCCCCATTAATCTTTATTTATATTCATAACAACCAGATTCATCTACCTGAACACTGTCAAAATCATGTTCATATATGTCTGGTATATAAAATTCAAAATTTTCTTTTAGTAATTGAATAGCTTCATCTAATGATGAAGCTTCAACTAATACAGAACTACGAACTACCCATTCAATTGGAATAAAAAATTGTTTTTCTTTACACAAATCAACCACCTCCACATTAATAAGTTAATTCCTCTAAAATACTGTCTTTTTCATAATCATCCCAAAAAGTAACACTTTTTATCTTCTTTACACCCCCTTGTTGATCACTTACGTAACTTAGTTTTAACATCTTTTTGCTACTAGTACTTTTCCAATAAATTTCATAAATATCACTGCTATAATTATTTTTATATATAGTATATTGCTCATTTTTATAAACAAACTTCTTATTTAATTTTTTTAATTTGTCTATTAAATATCTAGTGATTATTTCCCCGTACTTTGCTTGACTATAGGCTTCCCATTCTTCTTTACTTTTTTGTTTTTTATATTTTTCTAAACATTCATCTGAACAAACCTTTGATCTTCCCCGCCCACTAAATTTTTTCCCACATATAACGCAAGTTTTTATTTTTAGATGATAATTTTTTGTATACCAACTACTGTCTATTTGCTTTGATCTCTTCTCCTGACATTCAGTACTACAAGTAATCCTTCCATATCTGGATTCAAATTCTTTTCCGCATATAACACATGCAATAGTTCTATTTCCATAGTGTTTATCCCACCACTTCTGCATATACTTTGTCTGCCATTTTTTTCTGCATTCAGGAGAACATGTTTTTTGATGACCTATACGTATGAATTCTTTTCCGCATATAATACATTTGTCCATTTTATCACCTCCAAAATGAAAATGGAGAGAGGAGCATATGAAATCCTCTCTAATGATCCTATATGTTTTTATAACAATCTAAACAAAGAATTTCATCTAATCCACAAATACCATCTATATTAGAACTAATCTCTTCTCTATATACGTCATTTTTTAACATGCAACTAACACATATGGGCTTACCACAACGTTCACATACATAGATATTTCCTCTAAAATCGTTCCCGCCTCCCCATGTAAATTCCTGTTTACACTCAGAACATATAAATTTATCCATAAAATTTCCCCTCCCTTGTTAAAACCAACTACCTAATGTGGGATGGTTCCCTTCTATTGCCTTGTATACTATTTCTAAAGCTCGTTTATAGTTGGACATCCCACTTTTATGAGCATGTCTATTCTTAATTGCTCGGGTTAATGTTTTTTTAGTAACTTTCTTAACATTTTCCTCATCCCACATATCCCCGTATGCCCTGGCACAAAATGTATACCATTCACAATAATAAGGTTCATTCTGTTTAGCTTTTATTATTGCTATAGCAGCAGAGTGTGGAGTAAAATACCCCAAACTCTCTGCTATAAGATGTGCTGTAATCTTAGGATACTTAACCATAACCTCCTCAGGCGTATAATTAAACATACCAATCACCTCCTATAAATTAACTTCTGAGTCTCAGCTTGACATTTTAAAATAATATCCCCATATTTTTCTTCTAACTCTTTATCTTTGTTTTTTACTGCTTCATTATACATAATTATCGCTTCATCACGTTTTTTGCATATTTTTTCATACTCATATGCTTGACTAATAGAAAGACCTATTTTAATGGCTTCTAGAAAATAATCCATCACATAACACCTCTTCTCATATTTTCTATATATTCCTCAGTATATCTAAATCCTATGTCTACCCCTAAAACAATAGCGGGGCGGGGGAAGGAAGTCTTGGCTTGAACAAATAAATCCCTACTAATACATGATAAAATCTCCTCGATTAACGCTAGTTCACAAGAAAATATTGGTGCATTAAAGTCCGCATATATAAAAGGTTCGTTCTGTTTTACAACTTTATCTTTCTTGAGTAAAGCACCTTTGTCAATATCTACTAAATAAGCACTTCCTATTGTGTCGTCTAATAAACTGGTGCTAATCCATACTTCTATATGGTTACTCCCCTCAGCAAACTCAACAAAAGTTACATTAGACATATAGGTTATAACATCTGCTTCATATAACTTATGGTTTAAATAGTAAATAAATTCTTTTTTTAAATTAAATTCGTTTACAATATTATCCATATTTTTAAGTATTATTTCTTTCTCTGATGGTTCCGCATAGTGTAACAACCCATAAAAATCATACAAACATTCAAATAAAAGTTGCTTATCCAACATTAATCCACCTCCTAAACTCTATCTTAAATTTTTTTAAGACTGCTTTTTAAAGTTGTTTATATAATTTACACATTTGTCAGCATTACTTTTATGGTAAGTAAACCCAACTTCATCTCCTTCTCTATAATCTCTACTTTCATAATATAGCTCTAGTATCATTAACCATCCAAAACATTGCCCAAGTAAACATTGGGCAACTGGATTAAACGCAAATTTGATCTTATACTTTTCATTGTATTTCATTTATATCCACCCCTTTAATATAGTGAATAAATATGGTCTTGTACCACACCTATAATTTCCTCCATACTATATTCATCAAAATTAAATATAAACATATCTTCTACGTACTGCTTAAAATCATTAGATTTTTCCATACTGCATCTTAAAGTTTCTAATGCACTTTCTAAAGCTAGTAACGCTGATAATTGATGTCTATCTATTTTGGTCATAATATCCCTCCTTTCTTTTCTTCACATATATTCTTCAGTGTAACTAAAATCTATTTTAATCTCTTTAAAAAATAATCTATCATGTTACCACTCCTGTTAGAGTTCATCTTCATGAAAGAATTCTTTGACTTCGTCTATAGTACCATATGGGACTAACTTTACTGTTTTACCATCCAATAAATCTTTGAAAAAATTATAGGATTTCCAGTAGTTTGGATTAAACATGTACATTGGTATGTCATATGCTAAGTCCGCTCCATAATCTATAACCCATAAAGCCCCACTCATATCCACCTTAAAGTATAGATTATTCATAAACATATCGTCATTATTCAATATTTCATCAAGGGTGTATTCATCCCCTGATTTGTCATAATCTGGCTCTAACTTTAAATTTAAATTCCCATTTTTAAACTTAACTATCTTCATAATATCCCTCCTAACATTCTTCTACATAGCCATACTCACTGATATAACCATCCATTGCTAAATCATGCCCCAGCAATTCAACATCTACATAGAAAACTAGAAACTTTCCTTCCTCACCTATAACCTCATCTAGGTAACGATAAGCTAAATCCTTTTCTGTTTTTATGTCCTCATATAACACATACTTATCTTTATTATCGATAGCATCTTCTAAATCATAAGCACCCCATTCAAGCAGTGCTTTTATCTTTTTCAACTCATGTTCATCTAACGTGTTTAATTTATCTGCTAATTTATTTAATTCATACACATTTGTATATTCATTTATATCTATTGGTAAATCTGTTTCATAGTCACTAATAAAATACTCCTCATCATCCCCCAATATTTCTGCTATAACCTCATCTAATTCTTCTGGTGGGAGGGGGATAGTAACCCATTGACCCACCAACTCCCCCTCGTTATACTTAGCTAAATTAGTAATAAATACATTAATCACTTATAGCACCTCCTCAAATAAATCACGATACTCCCAAGGAACATATTCTTTTATACTATTAATTAGATCATCCCCATAAAAACCCCAACAACTATCAATCTCTTCATACTCTACATGTCCACAACAATCGCATGTTTTTCTTTCCTCAAGTATAAATCCGTATACTTCACCTCTTAAATAATCATCATAAATCCTAACCTCATTTACTAATATTTCTTTAGCCTTATCTGCCATTACTTCTTCAATATCGTTAGTGGTAACCACAAGTATGTTTTCAGGTTTCCTAGCATTAGGTATTTTGTTCCAGTCTAAATCTACTGTTATGGTTTCTTCGTCTATCGCTTTTATCTGCCCCCAATCTTCATAACCTTTGACTTTAACTCTTTCACCAACTTTAGGGATTCGGTGTTTGTCTTGGTTAAATAATTCATCATCTGTATAGCCAGTTTCTTCTCTAAACCTGTCTTTTGTTGCATATATCCAACCAACTTGACCAGAATCCCAAGGACAGCTAAATCCAGTAGTATTCATTGTAATTCCACTATGATCGTATAGATAGAGTGGTAATACTACTACATTATCATGGCCACCGTTAGGTTTAATAATCTCATTCTCTAGCCATTCATCCCAACTATTATACAATCCAATGTTTTGGGCTTGTTCATCACCTAAATCATATCTTCTGTGTCCACATACCATAGTCCCTAAATTATCCCACTCTCTAGGATTAGTGGGACAGGAGTCGAAATAAATACTCAACACAACTTTCTCATTTTCAACCCTCTTAACAAGATTATCCATAAAATCCCTCCTTACCACATATCATTTCCGCTATAAGCGTTCAAATCTAAATAATCTCTGTATTCAGTAGCATCTAAGAGATTCTCTCTATCAACTATCTTCAAGGCTTCTTCCTTACTTACTGGAACATCTCTTGTAGTTGGATTTCTAAACTTTAGCCCATAAGTATACCTTATTGGCTTTTCTGTTTCCTGTATGAATTTCTTCAGCTCTTCTCTATTTAATGTCCCGTCATAGAATGACATTTTTAACAAACCTATCCCTCCTCTAAATTAACTGGCTATAACAGAACTCTATTAATCGCTCTGCTTCATTATTTAACATCCTTACAAATTTTTCCTTGAGGTGGGGAGCAGTAAGTGTATAATAAATTAAAAGTAATACACTTATTGTCTCTATATCAAGAACAACACCACCCACCTCAAGGTGTTGTCCAATTTCTAAGGTTTTTTCCAAATCCGATATATTAATCAACTTCCCCCTCCTTAAATTTTTTTCTTAACGCCATGCCTCCTCTCATATGTCTCTCAGCTAAGTTGTTGTTTAGTACTTCATCCACTTTCCCATATAATGCTCTATCTAATTTTGGCAATCTTTCCCTCAAGTCTTTATGAACAGTACTTTTAGACACTCCAAATCTTTTTGCAGTGTCCCTAATAGTAGCTTCTTTTTCAATAAGATAATAAGCCACATCATACACTCTTTCTTCTATATATGCTTTCATCAACTTCACCCCCTTAGTAATCTTCAGGTAGAAGTACAGTTGTAGTACTTCTATCTGCTTCAGTAATAATCCAAAAAACTGTACCATTAGAAGCGGTATACTGGGATAGTATCCTATATCCCATTTCTACTGCTTCGTTATTGAGTTCCCAATCTTCTAGGCATACATCACCCCAGTCACCTGATATATGCCTTCCCAACGCTCTTATAATCTCAGAACGTGGAATAGATTCAAGGGCATTGGGAGTTATAAAAATATCCCCATACTCAAACATCCAATCACTCCCTTCTTAATATACGAAATACAAACAAAAGGGAATATAGGTATCACCCTATATCCCCATGCTAATCATAATTTCGTATATTTTTCCTGTGTAAATGTAGTACTCTAAATCAGACAGGGGGAATAATTCAGCTAATTTTTCAAATTCCTTCTCTGTAACCCCCATCTCCTTGGCTTCCTCTAACAATAACTCTTTATACATTTCATCTTCTTCATCATCAAGCCAATAACTAGTGTAATCCCAGTAAATCCATTTGGAATATCTTTCCCTGGGTTTAAATTTACCCCTTTGGATTTTCCCATTTGGGGTAATTATTAGAATATCCCCTTCTTCAATGGGGATATTTTCTACTGTAAAATCCCCATATATAACCATATCCATTATTTCATCCTTTGTTTTCTTGAACTGAGAGAGAGCATTAAAGAGGATTTCATCTGTACTTGCATATACATACAGATGAAGGGCGGGGAAGTGGAGGATAGTAAGAGGACTATCATTCTTTATGATATATAAGTTCTCTCTATCATCCATGTAAGTGAAAGTAAACATGCCCTCTACAGTTTCACCTACAGTTTTAAGACTATCTATGGAGAAATCCTTCATCTTCTCCATAAGTTGACATGCCACATATGAATCCGTCTGAATATGATTAGGGACAATTCCAAAATCCTCTCTAATCTCAAATTCATTGTCAATCACACCATTATGGGCAAAGGCAAATTCCCTTTTACCCTGTTTGCCCCTAAATGGGTGATTGTTATAGTTATTTTTAGCACTGCCTTGTGTGGTGGCACGTGTGTGCCCCATAACAGTGCGAACACCTTTAGGTAATAAATATTTCATTTCATAAGCAGGTTTAGGAGCTTTATCTATCTGAATCCTGCCTTTATGAACAAAGGCATATCCAGTAGCATCAGTTCCTCTAACTGCTGCTTCACAAGCTAAACTTTCTAACAATCTCTCAACACCCTTCAACTCTTTTTTCCCATAGTATACAAATCCAAATAATCCACACATTTTACATACCTCCTTGTATTTTTTTTCAAAGCTAAATCAGAAAACCGATACATGTTTTGCTCCTCTTTCTTAGGTGGGGAAGAGCGAAAGAGGACTTCTTACAGTCCTCTTTTTTCCATGTAACTGGTGAATTCCTTGTATTTGGATCCCATTTCCTTGAAACTATCCCAGGTGAGATCCATCACTTCCTCCAGGGATAACTCTGCTATATCATACATAAGGTCTGCAAACTGCAAGGTAGCCATAAATGTCTCATAAACAAGGGTGCCTCTAAACACCCTAAGCTCTACAGTAGAACGATTGCAAAGGTTCACACATCTGTACCTACTTGCATCGTCCTTTGCATATTCCAAAACATCTTCTGGGTGTGTTGGGTCATCATCAAGATACCTTGCAGCCCACTCATCTAGCTGACTACGAGTTCTTCGAGAGAACTTCACTATCTTACTCCAGTGTCTCTCAAAGAAGTAGAGGACTTTGGCGATACCTAAATCCTGTTCTTCCTCAGTATCACCAAAGCCCCCTCTGTTTAAATGCACGTGCAGTCCACATGTACCTGCATCGTGCGATACATAGTCTAAGTGTTTCAATTCTTGCAACACACCCTCCCAATCTATCTCCCTCATATGATAATCAAGGGTGGCAGGGTGAGAGACGATTTCAAATCCATCATTCAGTGAGCCATCATGTTTTATGTATGCATGATGGCTACCAATGAGATCTATGATCTCACGTGCATTGTACGTACACTCACCCCCATCATCCACCTCTAACTCCACCCCTAAAAACCTATTCCCATCCCCATGGAAATTGAGGTGGGCGGGCTGGTAGTTGTAACTGTGGATAACTACAGCATCCTCATAGCAGTTCTCACAGTAGTAATAACCGTCCTCTTCATAGTAGTCATCATTGTAGTGGATGAAGCTACCACACTCTTCACATCTGTAATAGTAGGCTCCAAAACAACTACTACAAATGTGGTGATACCCGTTCTCATCCCATACCATGTCATCTTCTGTGGTGTATTCACCACATTCATTACAGTAGTACAGGAACTGTTCTGCACACTCATGACAGTAGTTTTCACCGTTCTGAGCTACAATAATGTCACTGTTGTGGAATAGTTCCCCACATTCACTGCATGTGGAGAATTCTGTTTCCATACACTCGGAACAGAAGGTGTGTCCATCATACTCTGAGTGTTCCACTTCTGTGCTAAAATACACTCCGCATCCTGCACAGAAGAATACTTCTGGTGTTTCGTCCTCTAAAAGAACCTTCAACGCTCTGTACTGCAAATGGAAGAGCCCAGAAGTTTTTAAATCCTCTAGGGCTCTTTCAATACTAACAGTAAAATCACCTATTAGCATATTGTGTAGGGTATCTGGGGGAATTTCTACCCCAAAGCGATCCATAATCATCTCAGCTACCCGTGGATCTTCAATGTCCGTATGAGCATCATCAAGTCCCAAACTTGGCTTTATAACCGTGTTATAATACCTCCTTACCTCAAGCACTCTTTTTCTCTTCTCCATCATTTCGTTCATTTCCACCCCTCCTCGTTTTTTTCAAAGCTAAATCAGAAAAGTGAAGACACAGAAAAAGGAGTAGTCTACATGACAACTACTCCCAATTCCTCCAGCTTCTCGAGGTTCCCCTCGACTATGTGCTTGTTCACTCTCTTGTAAACAAGTCCCTCTTTGGTTATGTACTTCTGAGGGACTACTATCTTCTTGTCCCCAGTGTACATAACCAACTCACCAAATCCAGCGTTGGACATAATACTATGAGTTCGTTTCCTACTAGGAGCTATTCTAGCCATCCTACTCCCTCCTTTCTGTTTTGTAAGCTACAACCATAGCCCCCAGGATAAGGGCGGGGGCTAGGATGAAGCTGAAAAATATTCCCCAATAATTCATACATATACCTCCTTACAGACGGTGCAAGAAACTCTCTCAAGTTTTCATTAAATACTCAGACCACCAAGTGTACCCATACACTTAATAACATCAACCCCTAAACCCAATGGCGGGGGGATAGGGGAGTAGATAAATGTTAACCTACATAGTACATACTAGAGATAGTACATACTAACCCACACAGTAGTACATATTTTGCTTTAGAGACAGTATTTTGCTAATGTCAATTCGCATAGTACATATTAACCCACATAATTGGGAATATGTTGATGGGTACACATTTTACTAAGCATCGTCCTGCCTTGTCCTCAAGTGCCTAATTTTGGGCACCCATGATAGCAGGGGGAACAACCATCAATTTCCAAAGGTAAAATTGAAAACCGATATATGTCCCCCAGCTTAGCTGTTCCCATAATGCTTATTATGTGAACGGTTTTCCAAAGGTAAAATGGAAAACCGATATATGTCTCACAGCTGCACCTGTGGGTGGTGGTACTAAAAAAGACAATAAAAAAGAACTGGGGTAGGTACCCCAGTCCTAGTCATTGTTCCTTAACTTCCTCTTGAACTCAATGAATTGTTGGAATAACTGCCAGTCATCTTTTGTTAGTCCCATTTGGTTAAGGTCGGGACTAACCTGTTTACCTTTTAGCATCTGCCACTCTTCATAGTCGGCTTTTGGTGCGTACAATGTTAACTGTCCCTTAACGGTGATCCCATCTTTGGTCACAAACTCAATACGATCATAACTTACAGAGTAGGATTTCTTAGAACCACTAAGTGGTAGATCCTCCCAATTAGTATCTTCTAAATACCTTGATACTTCTAGGACTTTACTATCCTTATTAAATTTGTACTTAATCATTGTATTACCTCCTTGTATTATTGTTGTCCCTCCTATGTAATAGGTAGGGATTGAATTGGTATTCGCCGGAACCTCCAGCGAATTCAACTACTATGCTATCAAAATTCTATTTCGTTGCAACCCCTGCTCCAGTAGTTCCAGATGGAAGTTATTTCCTGCCAAGTTCTTCCAACAGCTGTAACCCACCCGGTGGCTAGGTTTTAGCAGTTGGAGGTTGCGGGCGGGGGGTGCTCCATATTATCTACAGGAGATTTTTTGATAAATCGAAAAGTAAAAAACTGGTAAATATACAGTAGATTTAGTGGGATATAAAGCGAATAATTGATGTGTATAGCAGATTTCAGTAAAATATAAGTAAATAATTAATGATTTAAAGGTCATTTTGCAAGTTGCATAGTCAAAACTTGCAGAAATGGCACTAAAACACATAGGGAAAACATAGCCTTTCTGCAAGTTTGGCTTTTATAACTTGCATAATAGGTATATTTATCTAACAAATACAAAGAATTCATATATTCTTTATGATGGGATATTTAAAACAAATTCTATGGGATTAAACCTAAAGGAGGTATCAATGAGAGCATATCAAATGGATGACTACTTTAAAGTAGTTGCTAATAATGTAGAAGAATCTAAAAAGTATTATTTAGAGAAGCTAGATGGGGGAGGAGTATTATAATAGAGGTAAGAAAACTTCCTTATGAACTCCCCACCCACCAAAAATTTTGTTAAAATATCACAATTTTACTGCGGGTTAGAATTAAAAATATACCCCATAAAAATTAGGGGCATGTGAATTAAATGGAGCCTTTTGGCTCTATTTTTATTTATTTTTATAGGTTTAATCGTATGTTTATTACGAGGAGTGATACTATGGATACTTTAGAGATGTACCAAGAAAATAAAAATCTTGTTCATCATATCATACAAAGACATTACCCACATTTAGTAGGAACTTTAGAGTATGAAGATGCATTCCAAGAAGGGAGCATTGGATTATTGAAAGCAATAAAAAAATTTGACCCAACAAAAGGGTACCAATTTTCAACATATGCTTACCCATCTATCCAAAGATCAATCTATAGAGGTATGTATGAAACTAATGCTGATATGAGTATTTCAAGAACTGCTAATGAAACACATATAAAATTTAAACAATACACTGAAAATGGGTACAGTTTTGACAAAATAGTGGAAAAACTTGAGGTAACCAAGGAAGAACTTTTAGAAGTAATAAATGCGTATAATGTTGATTATCTCGAAAGAGTTGTAAAAAAAGACTGTAATGGTAATGAACTAAAAATAAAAGATATGATACAAGACAATCTTAACGTGGAATTACATTATGAAACAATAGAAAGTTTAAAAATAGCAAAAGTATTATGTAAAATATTCTTAACAGAAGAAGATATTTATATTCTCAAAAACTACTACCAAGGCACCCCCCAAGTGGAAATATGCAGGAAGCTTAATAAATCTCAATCCTCTGTAAGTAAACGTACAGTGAAAATAGAAAGGACTATTTTCCCATTATTTAAAGATTATATAAATGGGGATATTGCTTTTGGGGAATTATGCATGAATTTTATAGAACGAGATCGTAATATAAGATTAATTATAAAATGTTATTTAGATTTTGTATTGGAATGTATTGCAAGAAAAAATTATATAGAAAGTTTTTTTGATGAAATAGAAGAAGAAATAAATACATGGGGCATGAGTACACTGAGGATGGCATTGGAATTTATTGTTGAAGACAAACATTATCCTTATCAAATATTAGATAAAATAGTCAACATAATAAAAATAGTAGATAAATATTATTCAAAAAATGGTATTGAATTTATTATCTACGACGTATATTCAGCAACTAAAAAGGGTAAAAATTACAGCCATATGGATGAATTATTAGATCAAATATCTTAATATAATATCATATAAATTAATATAAAATATGAAAATTATATTGACATTTAATACAAATTAATATAATATCATATATACAATAGCAATATTTAATACAAATTAATATAATTTATGAATAGTTAAGTATAAATTATACAATAAATTAATATAAATTAATAAGGAGGATTATAATGATAGAGAGTAAATTAATTAGTATTGACCCAGGGAAATTTGCAACTAAAGGTATTACATTAAACAATAATAAAACATTTGACAAAACTTATTTTAGGACCAAGATTTTCAAACTAAATAATAACATTGATATTGAAGCACAAGGAAAAAGTTTTAATGTAACACTAGATGGAGATAATTATATTATAGGCGATCAAGGGGAAGAGATAGATTATAGAGTAGATAAAGCTAATATAAACCATAAGTTAGCCACTTACACCGCCACCACACAACTTTTAGAGAACTATCAAGCTGTTAGACTAGTATTAGGATGTCCTACGAGTATATACCGTAATAAAGAGCTTAGGAATGATTATAAAAATTATATTTGGAATAATGGTCATGTAAAAATTACAGTAAATAATAAACATTATTCATTCCTTATAGAAAACATTTTAATATTACCTGAAGGTAGCGGGATAGTTTATACTAAACCTGAATTATTCAAGGATAAAAGAGTAGCAGTTATAGATTTAGGTGGATTAAATATGAATTTTACTATTTATGACAACCTAATCCCCCAACCTAGTTCAATGTTTACTTTAAATCATGGGTATGCAGAAATAGAAATAAGGCTAATTAACGAACTGAATAGTATGTATGGGGTTTCATTTACAACAAATGATATACAAAATATAATAAGACAAGGTGGTGTAAAAGTAAAAGGTGTTATTGACCCTAAAAGTTCACACGTAATAGATAGCATTATTGACCAATATGTGTTAAAATTAATTCAGGAAACAAAGAAAAACAATTTTAATCTAGATATGATGGATGTTGTATTTATAGGTGGTACTAGTTTATTAATACATGATAAATTATTAGAGTATCTTCCACACTCTGTTATTGTAGATAATGCAATTTGGGCTAATGTGGAAGGATTCTATAAAGTAGGATTAATAAAATACAATCAATAAAGCAGAGGAGATAGATATGAGCGATAATAACTATGTCAGAATGACTTTTAGTTTCACAGAAAATGATAAAGATATAATAGAATACCTAGAGAAGTTAAAAAAATCTGGTAAAGCATCTGAATATGTTAGAGAAGCTGTGAGAGAAAAAATGATAAGAGATAAAGAGGTAAAAGGGAATAATTTGGAGAAAAAAATAAGAGAAATAGTAAAAGAAATTTTATCTGAATACCAAACCCCACCGCCTCAATCTCATGATAATGATGTAGACCAATCTACAATAAAACAACAAGATAATGATTTAAACAATGCAATATTAAATGCAGTAGACTCATTTGACTTCTAAAGCACCTAATTTAGGTGCTTTTATTCATTTTATACCCTCCTTCGTATATTTAATACGAGGAGGGATTTTTATGATCTATATAATAGTAATTGTTTTAATAACACATATTTTAAATACAGAGAAGCGTTTAAAAAATTTAGAAAGAAGAGTTTCTACTCTAGAGAGTACTTGTCCCCATGGATATAGTTACGATGATTGTCCAGATTGCAGACATTAAAACCATATAATTAGCTTTATTGTTTTCAATAGATAGTATTGATTCCATGATTAATTCTTCAACCAACTTCCCCCGTATATTTATAGTGAGGAGGGATTTTTATGTACATTAAATCACCATTTAATTGGGTTGGAAATAAATACAAACACTTAGATAAAATCAACGAAATAGTGCGTGGGAGAGAGTATGAAAGAGTTATTGAACCTTTTATGGGTACTGGAAATATACTTCTCAACATCAGTACCCCCGCAGAATTATATATAGGGAATGATAATATTCCTCTAGTACCAAAACTTTACTCTTTTATGAGAGATAATGATTTTAACTACAGTTTTAACGATTTAGAAGTCATTATAGAATCATGGAATTATTTTTCAGATAAAGATGATTACTATGTATTTAGAAATTATTGGAATAGTAAATACTCTAATAACGTATATGACAAAGATTTTATATATGAAACTGCACTATTACTGAAAATGTGTAGCAATTCTATGGTAAGGTTTAATAGAAAAGGAGAATTTAATCAAGGTTTTAGAGGGCTTGCTAAAGGCAAAACAAAATTTTTTAGTGACACAATGAAAATCAATATTATAGAACAATTAAACACCCTATCAAATAGACTTAAACAAAAAAATTATGAGTTTTTTACTGAAGATTTTAAAAGAATTTTAAATAATACATCAAAAAATGATTTAATTATACTAGATCCCCCATATATCCTAAGAACAGATATGTATGATACTAATTTCTCAGAACATGATGATGATTTCATCTTTAACTTTTTAGCCAATACTAGTGGTACCTTTATTTACTTTAATTATCTTCAAAGTGGAGAATATTATAATAAGAAATTATTATATTTCATTCGTCACTACCCCCCACTTTATATGGATAAAATAAGTACAAAAACTTTAACTGGGCAAGGCAGACAAGGTACAAAAGAAGTTGTTGAAATAATGTTATCTAATATAAAACCTAAAATAATTTAATCCCTATAATCTAAATTAATATTACATTATTTACAATATAATATCATAGAAAGGAGGCATTTATTTGGAAATTAAATATGGTAATGATAGAACCAAAGAATTAAAAGAAAAAGGTATGTTTAAAAAACACATTAAAGAAACAAAACAAAAAATGATAGAAAAAACTCCCTACACACTGGATGAAACAGCTTATTTTCATTCTTTTGTTCGTGGGTGAGGTCAATGTTAAGTTCAATGTAATTGAACAAAAAATAAACCCCCTGTAATAAGGGGGTTTACTAATATGTTTTTGAGAACATAGAGGGATTATTTTACAATGTGACGGAGAGTGTAGGATTTGAACCTACAACATTGGGATTAATGACCCATAGCTCTGCCTGGTTGAGCTAACTCTCCATATATACACCCCACCCACAAAGGGGGATAAAAAAATAGGTGGGGTGTTGTGGTTATCCAGCCTTGGGGTGAACTAATAGTCGATTTAACCAACACTAAACCCTAATCAAGGATTTTATCTAACTTTACACTTTAAATTTTAATCTTTGATAACTTGAACTTTAAATTTTAATCCTTAAAGTTTAAAATTTAAGATTTAACCTTTAAATATATTATTCTAAATCAAAGTAGATTTCAGGTCTACTCACCTTGGCATGATAGTTATAACCCAAACTATCAAGGGGGTTAAAGTTTTTAGTTTTCGGATAACCACTATGTAAAGGGCTAAAAGCCCTTAGTTCACATAATATAACAAATTAATCTACTTCTATAGTGACTCTTGAATTACTTTCTGATAATACAAAGTCTACTTCAGTAAGAAATTTATCTATTTCTTTCTCTAAATCATTAATTTTCTTTTCAATATCTATTGGATCATACAATGTAAGTTCATTTTTATCATAAAACATTTTTGAAATCGCTTCTATTTCCTTAGTTGAAGGGTTATCCCCTAAAGTAGCCTTTAAAAAAGATTCTAATCGGTCAGGCAACTCTGAATTTGCAGTCTCTATCTGGTTATTTGCCAGATAAAAATCTCTTTTTAATCTTTCTAATAGTTTTTGTTTATATTTTATATTATTTTTCTTTTCAATTGCTTCTGCTACTGTCATTTCCTCCCCAGCAATTACTACTTTAGTAACAGCATTAGAGTACATAATCTTAGCTTTGATTTGTTCTTTTCTATTTATTAACGCCATTATTGAGTCAAAATTGCTTTGAACTTTTCTTTTATACTCATCTAATGTATCTGAGCCTATGTTCTTTTCATCTTTTCTTTTAGGTGTGCAATATAGTAAAGACTCTGCAATATACTTATTAACTCTTTTATCAAGTAGTTTTAATTCTGCCAATGCTCTATGAATACTCATTTTCATAGTATCCCCCCTTCCACAAAATAACTAATATCAAACATGTGTAATTATAAAACATTCATATTTAATGCTTCACTTTTAATATACGAACAATTACAAAATATGAATAATTTTTTAGGAAATTTATATTTTATGTTTCGTTTTTAATATACGGACAATTACAAAATATGAATAATTTGTTATGCAACTTTTGCAAAATCCCTAAACTACAGGATGGAAGGGGTGTGATAAAATGGAATATAATAAAAATGTCTCAAAAATAGTTAAATACAATCTAGAACAAGATGTTGTTAATTTAAGACATGCTGGGTTATCATACCAAGCTATTGCAGACGAATTAAATGCTTCAGGAAAAGTTCCAGCAAAAGATGCTATTAGTGCTACTAATGTACAAAGATTCTTAGACCAAATACCTGAAATAAATCGAGAATTGGTAAAAAGAGATAAAAAAAAGATGTTGGCAGTTGTCAATAATAGCATGGATATTATAGCTGAAATGACTACACTTTATGGGAAAACTGCAACTCTACTAGAAGCACTAGAGAGTGAAGCTTATGAAGAAGGTAGAACGTTAGATCCCCATAAATTTAAAGCACTCTCATCTGAAATGAGAGAAATGTTAAAAATGATGATTGAAATTCAAAAAGAACTAAATGATTATGAAAATACAAGAAAATTTATGGAAATTGTATTAGAAACAGTAGCTGAAGAGTGTCCTCAATCCATACCTATTATTATTGAAAAATTAAAAATGTCCCAAGAAACTAAATGGATTGGGCAAGTGTTTAGCAGAAAGTAGGAGTTGATAATATGGATTTATTAGAAGAATTTATAAGTATTGCGGAAAGTAAAATAGATGCAGGAGGGGTATGGAAAGAAGAACCAGTAGATTTTATGACCTTCTTTACCTCTCCCAATTTTTTAGGAGAAAAACCCTACCCAGGTAAACAAACAGAGTTAATAAAAATAGTTGATAGCATAGTACAATATAAAATAATTGGAAATGAAAATGCATGCCCTAAAAATTTAAGAAGAGTAACTGAACTATGCACATTATTTGGAAAAGGAAGTGGAAAAGACTTCCTAGCATCTTCTATTCTGGCTTATATGTGCTATGTAGTACTATGCCTGAATGATCCTCATGGTTATTTTGGATTTGGGAAAGATACACCAATTGATTTAATAAATATGGCTATCAATGCTTATCAAGCGAATAATGTGTTCTTTTCCGAATTTAAAGCAAAACTAAGTAACTGTAAGTGGTTTAAAAGAGTGAATTATAACCCATCTCAAACTCGTAATGCCACCCACAGAGATTTTCAATTAACAAAAAACCAAGTAAGATTTTATAAAAATATTACAGCTCACTCTGCACACTCAGAAGCTGATTCATACGAAGGATTTAATCCACTAGTGGTTATATTTGATGAGATTGATGGTTTTGACCCTGTAGCTGCTGAAAGTGCATATACTACACTAAGATCTTCAGCAGTTACAAGATTTGGTGAGAAAGTATTACTAATATTTATTAGCTTCCCTAGAAGTTCTGATGGGTTTATGATGAAAAAGTTTAAAGAAGCCGAGACTAATCCACAAGTATATGCAATAAAAGGAAAATCATGGGAGGTTAACCCTACAATAACCAGAGAAAGTTTACAAATGGAGTATGACAGAGATCCTGAAAGAGCAAAAATGTTATACGAATGTGAACCACCGCTATATTCACAAGGGTTATTTCAATTTCCTGAAAAAATTGATGAAGTGATTATGTTAGGTAAAAAAGCACAAAATAATAGTTTAATTGTCCAAGAAACTATTTCAACAAGGACATTATCTAATGGGGAAGAACGACATTTTATTGGATTAGAACTTCACAACCTAGTATTAGACCCATCATACACTTATTATATAGGTGGAGACGGTGGTGTGAAGTCTGATAGTTATGTAATTTGTTTAATGCATGCTGAGCCCACCCTTATAGAAATAGTTGAAAATGGTGAAAAAATACAAAAGTGGGTAAACAAACCTGTTGAAGATTTACTTTTAGAGTGGCAACCATCAAAAAAGGATAGGTTACCAGTTGATTTATTGAATGTAGCAGATGTTTTGGAACAAATATGCCAGCAAGTACATGTTAAAAAAGCTATGTTTGATAAATTTAATTCAGCCGAAGTAGTTCAAAGATTAATGTCATATGGGGTTGAAGCTGAAGATAAGAACTTCTCTAATCCATTTCAAGTACAAATATACCAAAACTTAAAAGGATTGATTTATACAGGGAATATAGCCCTCTTAGACCATGAAATAGATAATGGAATGGATGAAAACCGACTAAACGCAAATGAAGAGCTAAAAGCAATAAAACTATTAAATGGCAATAAAATTGACCACGATAGAGATAAATCAAAGGACTTTAGTGACGCTAGAGCAGCAGCAGCTTGGATTTGTTCTATGGATGACCCCGAACAAACAGAGCACTTTGCTATCCCATTAATATTTGGAGCGGGGGGAAGAAGATGATATACGAAAGAAGAGAAAATGAAAGTTTAATGGACTATGAAGAACGACTCTATCGAAACCAATCTAGTTATGGTTTATCATGGAAAAAGATAAATAAACTTTTAAATATTAAACAACACCCAGATTCAACACGAAAAGCAAGCTATGGTTACTTGCGGAGAGTGGATCAAGAAAAAGAACATAAATTTGACAAGTCTATAATGATTATAAATGACTTACATCTACCTTTTGAAAGAAAGGATATTCTTGAAATAATCAATAAACATAAAAATGAAATTACCACTCTTGTAATAGGTGGGGATTTAATGGACTGTAAATCCATCTCGAAATTCCCTAAAATAGAAACCTTAACTGTAGAAGAAGAATTAATTTACACATATAATTTCCTTACAAAAGTCAGAAAAATTCTTAATAACAACCAAGATATAATTATCATAAATGGAAATCATGAAGAAAGATGGTATAAAGATATTTGTAATCTTCGTGAAAAGAATATACAAAAATTTATTAATCCAAACTTGCTAGATATGATTGTTGAAGGATTCACCCTATACGAATGTAACACTAAAAGAAAGTTCAAAGGTATAGACAATATAATTTATATACCTCACTGGTTTGTAAATATAGATGAAAAAATAATAGTTTCCCACCCTAAAAACTTTTCTATGGTAAAAGGTAAAATGCTAGAAAATGGTGCCCAACACTTTGTAAATAGAGGTGAAATTTTTGATTTACTAATACTTGGACACACCCACAAATTTAGTAATGGTATAGTAGATAGACACCAGGGTAAATTTGTGGTTGAAAATGGATGTCTATGTCAACCACAATCATATGCAGATAACGGAAAACTAAACTATACTCCACAAGCATACTGCTATACCATAGTGAAATACAACGATCATGAGACTATTGATTACAATAATATAGAAACTTACTTTTTAGGAGAATTACCAAATGAAAACACAAAATATAAAATTTCGATATAAAATAATAAATTAACTTATCATTTTTCTAATTTAATTCGTATGTTATATATGGTAGATAGTATCTAAGACTAATATACCAATACTATATTGGAAAGGCAATACATTCCTATAGTTTTAAACTATATAGATATAGTTTAATATAAAATCTTGGTGGGGACAGGGGATAGCTACCCTTTCCTGAAAAAATCCCGCATGAGTAAGGATTACCCACCAACTAAATATGCGGGAGGAGAGTAAAGAATGAGTGAAAAAACCATATATAGAATTATAAAGGATAAAGAAAATCCTTATGTAATGATTAATAAACAATTTCTAAATGATGAAAGATTAAGTTGGAAAGCTAAAGGGATATTAACATACCTTCTTAGTATGCCAGATGATTGGCAAATATATGAAAATGAATTAGTAAAACATAGCAAAGATGGAATAACAAGTCTAAAAAGTGGGATAAAAGAATTGATAGAATTCGGATATATCATTAGAGAACAAGTTAGAAATGAAAAAGGACAATTCAAGGGCTATGAATATTATGTTTACGAGGTTTCAACCGAGATCAGAAAATCCAATATCGGTGATCCCAACAATGGCAAACCTAACACTACTAATAATAATATAACTAATAATGATCTAACTAAAGAATCTATATATATAGGCGAAGATAGAACAAATGTTCTAAATGAAGATAAAACTAAAGAAGAAATTAAATCTGAAAAAGAAGAAATTACTTTAGATTATAAATCTCCACCTTTAGATACAAATGATAATTCTTTAGATATAAATAATATACCTTCAGATATTTTATTAGAAGCTCAACAACTGTTAGGAAAAATGAAAGAAGTATGTATTGAACAAAAAAGTTATTTTTTAGAATACTACAAAGTTAGACAGAAATATTCTAAAGATGAAATATTTAGATCTGTAGATAGATACAATCAGTTTAAAGATTTAAAAGGAGAAAATAAATATCATTATCCAGAAAATTATTTTTCAAAAGGAGTGTATTTTAGCTTTTTAGATAACACATGGAAAAATACTTTTAGAGGTATAGAAAAGAAGAAAAAACATAATAGACTTAATAAGTCTTCCAATGAACCTGAAATTTTAGATGAATGGGATAAACAATTGATAGGTTTAGGATGGGGTTATTGTGAGAATGATGGTGAGGCTAATGATAATGATTATCATAATCAATATGATAATATATTTTGAGGGGGTGACTAAATGAGTTTTTTAGATAACTTGAAAAAAACATTTAATGTTTTTAGATATAAAAGGGGTACCATTGACACAACAAACACACCTGACTATGATTCTGTTAGTGATTTTGGTGGTACTAGAACTACATTACCTAAATTTGTTCAAGGTGGTGGAGGAGTATTTGGTGCATTACCTAAAAAAACCCAACGAGATTTAGAATTAGATGATTTTACATTATCCACTATGGGTGTTGATGATTTAATAGATACATTAATAGATGCTCATCCTGATGTATCTTTCGCAATATGGAATTTTATGCGTATTGGTGATAGTGGTTATACCATAAGAGTTGAGAATTTAGATGATACCGAGACTTATGAGGAGGGGCTAGAAGAGATAAATCAATTAATAAAAAGACTATCTCAACCTAATACAGAGCATTTTGAAGTGTCAAGGGATTTTGATAAAGTCATACAACAATTATTTTTATCTACTATAACAAGGGGTGCATGTGCATTAGAGCTAGTTTTGACACCAGGTTATGATGATGTAGCTTTTTTAGCCCCAGTAGATCCTGCCACAATAGATTTTAAATTTGAAAATGATAGATATATACCATATCAAGATGAAGAAACTATATCTTTAGATATACCTACATTTTTATATGATGGGTTGGATGAGTTAATTGATAGTCCATATGGTAGATCACCTATACTAGGAGCAGTAAACACTGTTATCTTTCAGTTGCAAGTTTTAAATGACCTGAAACAGGTAGTACACAATCAAGGTTATCCAAGATTTGATATAACTATTCTTGAGGAAGTTTTATTAAAAAGAATGCCTATAACTATCAGAAATAACGAAGAGAAGAAGCAGAAGTGGTTAAACGCTAAATTACAAGAAATAATTGACATGTATAATAACTTAGACCCAGATGATAGTTTTGTTCATTATGATTCTGTTTCAATTAACACTGCTGGTGGTGGACAGAACGGGGGGGTGTTAATAGACCCCGAAAAATTAATGAATGTAATAGATCATCAAATAATGTCTGGTTTAAAAACATTGTCAACTATTCTTGGTAGGAGATCTACTGGAAATACTGAATCTTTTGCAAAAATGGAGATTAAGCTATATATAAAAGGCGTTGAAGCAATACAAAGAACAGTAGAGAGATTAATGAGCAGAGCTTTGACACTTGCTTTAAATGTAAAAGGTATGCAGGGTGTTGTTTATTTTAGATTTAACCCTATTGAAATTAGAACTAGTATGGAAACAGCACAATTTGAACAAATACATCTTATGAATTGTCAATTCAAACGTGATCAGGGTTGGATTAGTCAGGAAGAAGCTTCAATGATAGCTGTAGGACATAGTCCAGTATCTGAAACACCAATTAATAATGAAACACCAACAAATGCTGATGGTGGGGAGATAAGGGGTACACCTGATGAGAAAACCACAGATGCTACAGATGTTGAAGGTGACTAAATAATTATACCTATATAATATTTAGGTTGTAAAAAGGAGATGAGTAAAAATGGGAAAACCAACAAAAAGTCAGTTAGAAAAAATTAATAAATTTACACACACAGAATTAACTGAAGATGATGTGTATGTATTTCCCAGTATGATGATTGATAATGCAGTAACTTCTTACTACACTATTGTTCATGAAAATTTATTAAGGAAGTTTAGTTCTGATGTAAAAAAAGGCATTGGATTATTATTGGCTCACGATTCTAGTAAGTTACCTGTTGGTAGATCTTTCGATTCAACTTTAGTAGAAGAATGGGATGAAGCAACAGGCAATATATTGAAATCATTATATGGTGATTTTTATATAGCATTAGGTAGAAATACAGGAAGTGGGATGACAACAGACGATATAGCAAAAGGAATTGATTCAGGAACTATTTTTGATACTTCTATAGGTTTTAAAGCAAAAACAATGAAGTGTAGTATATGTGGTCATGATATACGTAGTTGGGATTGTTGGCATTATCCGGGTAATGAGTACATTATTGAGAATGAGGATGGTGTTGGTGAAACAGTAACATGTTATGTGATTATAGGTGAAGATGGTGAGGGAGAACTTATCGAGAACTCTTTAGTTTATGCAGGAGCATGTGATAGAGCAACTATAGTCAATGAATATTCTGAGGTAAATGATAATGTTAGGACAAATATGCCTAAACTACAGGTAGTCGGGGAGTTAAAAGACATATCTATTGATGCATCTGTATATCAATTTTATACTGCTGGGGGGTTGGTATTAATGACAGATAGCAATAAAAAAAGGAGTGATAATAGGATGGATAAGTATAAAGTTATCCTGGATGAGTTTAAAATTCAATCTGAAGATGAACTAAGATTGAAATTAGAGGAAAATAACATTAAATCAGAAGAAATAGAAAAGAAAGATGTTGAGTTATCTGAAAAATTAACAGAAATAAATAAGTTAAATGAACAAATTACAAAATTAAAAGAGGATTTAACTCTAAGAGATAAGGAAGTAGAAGAATTAAAAGAAAATGTAAAAAATTTAACTCAGTTAAATGAAGAACTAAAAGTTAACAAAGAATTAGTTGAAACATACATGGAGGATTTAAAGAAGGAAATTATAGAACTTGGTATTAGATCCCAGGGGAATGCTTTTAATAAAACTTTGTTTGAGAAATTTTTAAATACATTAAGTATTGAGGAATTGAAAGAAGTAAGAGAAGGGTTTAATGAAGAGGTACTAAATAAATTTTCTAATGTGAGAACTACTCAGACTAAAGTTAGAGAAAAGAAGAATACTGGGGAACTCTATAGAGATGATTTTGAAACAGAGGTAGAATTTAGAGAATATATTGCTGGGTTGGCTCAAAAATATTCAGAAGAAAAAGGGGTGTCTTTAATAGACGCTACAAGAATTATGTATGATAAATACAGTGAGAGAGGTGAGGAGTAATGGCAGGTAAATTTACTAGGTTGCAGAAAACTTATAAAATAATGGATGCTGATGGGGTAGCTCTATATACTGGCGTGGTTATGGCTGGTGAAAATCAATGTAAAAAACCTGAAGCTGATAATGAAATACCTCTAGGTGTGGTGGATAGCGACGAGAGGATAGATGACCCTATAAGAGCTGGTGGGGACCAGACAGGAAGACAAGTTGCTGTGAAGCTCGAAGGTATTGCTGAAATAAAATTAACTGGTTCTATTCAAGCAGGTGACAGGGTAATTTTAGCAACTGGGGGGCTAGCAAAGAAAATGCCAGAAGATGCAGGAACTTACAATGTTCTTGGTTTTGCTGAAAAAAATGGTGAAGATGGGGATGTTATACCTGTTAGAATGGCATACCATGTAATTACTATATAATTGGAATTTATAAAGGAGAGTGAGATTATATGCCTACAGTACAAAAGGTTCACATAGATAAGGCATTAACCAATATATCTATTGGTTATAAGAATGAGCAATATATAGCTGATGAAATTTTTAGACCAGTGTCAGTTGGGAAACAAAGTGACAGATATTATGTATATGGGATGGAGAGATTTAGGCAGCATGATGATTATAGAGCACCTGGTACAGAAGCTAATGAAATTAGCTGGACACTATCAGATGATTCTTATTTTGCAGAAGGTCATGCTTTAAGACATCCAATAGCTGATGAGGAAGTTCAAAATGCTGATGATGTATTTGATCTTGAGGCGGATGGAACTGAGTTAGTGACAGAAGGTATTCTATTAAACAAAGAAGTTGATGCTGCAAATAAGGTATTAGATACAAATAGTTATCACCCAGATTTAAGAATTACTTTAGGTTCTACTGGTGCTCCTGCAAAATGGAGTGATTATGAGAATTCAGACCCTATATTAGATATAAAGAAAGCTAAAGAAGCTATTCATAGAAAATCTGGGTTAAGACCTAATGTTTTAATAATTTCAGAACCAGTGAAGAATGTTTTAGAACTACACCCAAGGCTACTTGAGGTTATTAAATATGTACAAAGAGGTATAGTTACTACTGATTTAATGGCTGCTGCATTTGGAGTAGATAAAATATTAGTAGGTTCTGCGTTAAAATCAAGTGTAACTAACGCAGGTCAGGTAGAACCTGGTCAAATAGAACCATTAAACTACATTTGGGGAAATTCTGCTGTGCTTGCTTATGTACCTTCAAGACCAGGGAAGAAAACTCCTGCTTTAGGTTACAGCTTTATGTGGAATAAAGATGGTAACGGACCAGTTCAAGTAAGGAAATGGTATGAAGTGGGAAAAAGAGCTACAATAGTTGAAGCAGAAAGATGGTATGATCAAAAAATTATATCTAATGTTGCAGGGTTTTTATTTGCAGATGTAGTAGATCCGCTAGGAACATTTGATTAATACTGATAAAAATAATAACCGTTACTGTAGGCTACTGCCCCGCAGTAGCGGTTTTTTAAGGAGTGATTAAATGACTAAGAAAGAAATTATAGAAATTTTAACTGATAAATATGGCGTAGAAGACAAAGGGCTAATGAAAAAAACTGTAAAAGAGTTGGAAGAGATGTTAAAAGATGAGGAGAGAAAAGTTAAGGAGGGTAAAGCAAGTAAGTCAGAAGTTAGTGATATTGGGTTTGAGTCTTCAACAGAAGAAGTAGCTGAAAAAAGTGGCGAGGTTTCAGAAGAAACATCAGATGATAAGAAAAAAGGTGTGGTATCTGAAGTTCAATTAAATATATATGAGACAATTATTCGTAGATTTGAGCCACCCAAAGATTTGAGAATCGAAAACTTAGGGGTGGGGGATGTGTTTGTAGGTGAAACTAAAGAAAACCTTATTCAAGAGCAGAATAAAATAATTCCTGGACAGAGTGTGGAAATACCCAACGCAAGTGTTTTATATATAACTTCAGCCTCAAGACCTATAATTCGTATAACTTATTAAGGGGGCGGGGTGAGTGTATAAAATACTAAAAGATGGTTTTGAAAAAAGTGTAAGAACACGGATGGGGGTAAAAGAATCAGAATTACCTGATGAAGATATAAATGATAAGTTTATAGCAGGTTTAGCTGAAACTGTAACTATTAAACGTGTACCAGAGTATGAAAAAATAACAGATGAGAAAGATTTGATGTTTTTAGAGAGTGCTGTTATTTACTATACTTGTTACTTACTCGCCCCCACAATGCCAAATAAGATAAAGTATAAAGTTTCAACAATTGAAGTTAAATGGGAAAAGCTAAAAACTGATTGGGAGAAAAGGGCAGAAGAGTTCTTAATTTCATATGAAGAGGCATTGAGTCAGATAGAAACTGTTAGTGTAGTTACTACTCAGTCAGAGATATTTAGGATTGCTAAAATGACTCGGGGTGGTGAGTAGTGTGATAGATGTAAAAAGAGAGATTATACTAGAAGAAGGAGTTCCTGTGGAAATATATGATGCAGAAATGAATTTATTGGATGAAACTACTGCATTAATCGGGAAGGCTACAAGACAGTTTTTCAGTGAAATATCTCTTGAGTCTCATCGGCAAGGACAGTTTTTACCTGAGTTATCTGTAGTTAATGGATTAATTGTAAAAAACAAAGTAACAGAAGAGGAATATATTGTTGTTGCTAATTACCCTGAAGTTATAGAGCAACAAAAGAGTGCAACAATAACAAGGATGATTGTGTGTAATTCAAAATTAAACGTTAGTAGATTAGTTGAGGACGCTGATAGGTTTGGAAATATAAAAAGAGAGTTTAAGGAAATTTATTCTAATTTGAGTGTGTATATAGAGAGAATAGATAGTATTGTAAAACAAACTGACCCAGGAAAAGTTCTTAATGTAACTTATAAAATATATGCTCCTAATATTACTTTAGATATTGAAGACCAAATACAGATTGATGTGGGGATTGGGATGCAACCTCTAAAGTTAATGGGATATGATTATTCTACTTTTAAAGGTTTAACCATTATTGATGCAGTAACAGAAACGAGGAGATAGAATGGCAAGATTGAAGAATACCGACTATGTAATGTATTTTGATTTAGATAAATATGAGGCGGAAATGAAAAAGGCTTTAATGGATGCTACAAGGGAAATAAGACAATTACTATATGATACTATTATTCGTAACATAGAAGTATTGCCATTTAAGGACAACCCAGTGCATATGGCAGATGGTACTGTTACTAGTGATGCTGATAGAAAAGCAGCATTGTTGAATTCTGTCGATAAAGAAGGACATGCACGTATGCATGTGGATAATTTTGCTAGTTATTACGGCAAGGTTGTAATTACAGCATCTGTTTCAGCTATGGCTTCCAATTTTGAAGATTCTCACGTTGGTTGGTACTATGAAATTGGTACTGGTGAGGAGTCAGACCCTGAAGGTTATTCTAAATATAATATGCCCCCAAGTATGGGAGATGTGAATCCTTATCGGTTACCTCATGTTGGAGCTCCAATAGTAAGTAGAAATAAATATGATGGTTATTGGCGAGACTTAGGCGGAAATTTAAGAGAAACTACATCTAGATTGGGCGGTATAGGTAATGTTAAACCCCCTGTGCCAATGGATGCTAATAAATATGCTGAGTTGGTGAAGAAATTTAGGGATTATATAGGTGAGGATATAAAGGCATATTATTGGTTTGAAGAAGCTGTTGAAGAAGTTAGTAATGAAATGTTGGATATTTATAAAGAAGCTGTTATGAAGGTTGATATATTTGACCCAAAGTTAAAGATTTTTCACATAAATAAGAAAATAACTATAGGTGAAAGATATAAGGTTGGTTAGGGGGGTGGATAGGTGCAGGTAGTTAATTTATACAATAATATTTATACTTTGATAGTTAGCAATAACAATATCCTATACTATTTAGGAATGGGTAGTGATTCTAACAATCTTGAAAAGGCTAAAAAAATACAAAAAAGAGCAAAACCACAGAATTTAGTGGATAATGTTCCTTTAATAGCATTTTATGCTCCCCCTGGCAATTTAGATAGGAATAACGATACAGTGTATGTAGCTCCTTTTGTATTTAATATATTTACATTTGATGATGTAGATTGTGCTCATAGGATTGCGGAAGAATTAGCATCAATGTTTGATAAAAAACTCCTTCCATTCTGTGGAATGGAGAATTTAGAATCAAGATTTATTACTGCTCATGAGAGTAGTGTAGATGAGGAAAATATATATTGTTTTACTGTTGTATTTGAATTTTCTATATTAATATAAGGAGGTTTTATTATGAATCGTAAGATGGTTATAAAAGGGGTGGGAACTCTTTTAGCAAAGAGAATATGCCCCGATGGTGAAAAAGAATTAATCACTCTGGGTACGTTGCAGGATTTAAGAATAGATTTAACAACTGAGATAGATGATGTATTTGGTGGGGATGGTTTATTTGCTATAGATAGTATAGTGACATCAAAATCAATTACTATAACTGGTACAGATGCTAAATTTGATTTAAATGCTATATCTTTAATGATGGGTTCTAATATTACTAGTGGTGAAGGTAATGCGTGGTCTTTAAATGAAAAACATACTGTTCAATCAAATAAGACAATAGTATTAAAACACCCAATATCAGATTTACAATTACCTTATGAATTACACCCTGAAGATAGTATCACATTAAGATTGGAGAGAAATAACAAAGTAATTCCTCGTGATTCCTTTACTGTAGAAACTAGTGGGGATATTACTACTGTCACTATAGATCATAGTGATGTAAAGATTGGGGATGTGGTAATAGCTGCATATCAGTACAAAGTTGATAATATGAGTGTGGCAGATATACTAGCAGATGAGGTACCTTTCCCAGTTCATGTAATTCATCATGGTTCTTTCCAACAGAAAGATGGTACCAAGCAAGATATTGAAACAGAACTTTATGCGTGTCAGGCAAGAGGTACTTTCTCTATAGATGCTCAAAGAGCTACTGCTTCAACATCTGCAATAGAGCTACAGATTTTAGACCCAGAAAGACCAGATGGGAAAATAGGATCTATAAAGAGATACCAATCAGGGGAATCCATAACAGATTGTAAGGTTGATGAGTTAGGTTGAACAGCACCACCTGATAACCTAAAAAGTATTGTGGTATTTGATGTAACCCCAGAAGATGCTGATGTAATAGTCAAAGATGTAAATGATAATTTAGTTCCACCAGAAGAACAGGGTGTATATGCACTAAATAGTGGGTTTTACACTTATACAGTGAGTAAAGAAGGATTTATAACAAAGGAAGATACTTTTATTATAGGGGAGGAGCCTATAACAATAACTGTAGTTTTAGAAGAAGAAATTTAGGTAATCGGGTGTGGGTAAAACCAGTGAGTATATTAGGGGGATTAGTTTCCCCCTATTTTAAAATAAGAGGAGGGTTTTATGGTGGCTGAAGATAACAAGAAAAAAGAAGAAGTAAAATCTGAAAAGGATGTAGAAAAAGTAACAAAAGAAGAGGCAGATCGTGTTGAAAGTGTTTTCTTTGAAGATGATGATGAAATAATGTTAAGAGATGGGAAAACTTACAAGTTACACCCATGTACATTAAAGGACGCAAGAAAGCTTATGCAGTTATTAAAAACTGTACAGATAGAGGCAATAATATTAAACTTTTTACCACCTGATGATGGTGGGACTGGAGCTGAAGAAGATTTATTTGATATTTTATTACTAGCATTTAAGGGGTATCCTCATGTGGATAAAGAGTATATAGATAATTATGTAGATTTGGAGTTGGCAAGACGAATTATCGAAATTATGATAGGGCTCAATGGGATAAAAAAGTCACTAACGATGTAGAGGGTGAGGAACAAGATGTTGAGATAAAAGATGGTGATACAGGTGCAGAAGTTCATTGGGGTGAGATATTTTTCCTTCTCCATAAACACTGTAATTTAAATAAATGGGAGATATGGGAATATACTCTACCTCAGATAACAGAACTCATAAAACAGACAAATAAATATATAGAGTATGAGGTAAAAATAAACTCTCTACCTCTCGAAGTATTTGGGGCATTTGTAGATGGCGAAGATGGTAGTGAGACTGGTAACACTACAGAAGATGGTTACAAGGTCGCCACAGAAGAAGATATTGATTTATTTGCACAATTTTTAGGAGGAGGATTGTAAAGTCCGTTCTATCTGTAGGTAAGGTGGGGCGGACTTTAATTGTGAGGTGATTTTATGGCAGATAAAAAAGAAGCTACACATTCATTGCGTACTGAAATTGAAATGTTGTTTAAATCTGAAGGTGCTTTAGATTTAGTAGGAGACATAGAGGATATATCAGATCGGGTTTATAATTTAACAGAGCCAGTGAGGCAACTAACAGATGCATTTAAGGAACTAAATGCAAGTCCTGTTAAAGACTTAGTTAGGACTTTGGAGAATTTCTCATTAGATTCGGTGGCGGTGGATGCTAGTGACTTGAGAAAAGTATTAGAAAATAAAATAGCAAGAGCTATAACTAAATCAAAAATTGAGTTTATAGGTGACGAGGGTAGTGAAAGATACCCATTTAAAGTTAAGTTAGGTGCAGATTTTTGGAAGAAGAACCAAAAGAATATTACAGAAGCTTTAGCAGAATCTTTTACTAATTTGGAGGTTGATGTTAGTGATATTCCTCCATTGGATAGTAGAGAAATTCTGGCTGAGTTTCAGAAAAAATTCAATGAGCAAATTGTTGAATTAATTAAAGATGAGGAAGTATTTAGTTTGTACACTAAGGATCCAGGTGTTGATAAAAAGAAGTTTAAGTATAAAAGAAAGTTTAAATTAGATGAGAAAGCTGTAGATCAAATAATTAGTGCTATAGAGGAAGAGTTTATTAAAGTATTATCTGACCCTGATAATATTGTTTTAGAGAATATTCCAAAATTAAATATAAAATCTTCCGAATTAAATAAGGCTGTACAGAAAATACAAGAAAGTATCGGGGATATTGATAGCTTATTAGGTGTCGAAGTAGAGGCTTTAGATGATTTACCAAATATAGAAGATAAATTGATTGGTTTTAGGGATAACTTGTCTGAGATAATAAAGGAGATAAACATTCTAGCAGAGCAATTAGAGTCATTGTCAATGGGTAAAATTACAGAAGATGATTTTCAACAAGCAATAGAGTCTATTAATAACTTGAAAGGTAACGTATTGGTTAAATTAGATGAGTGGGTAAAAGATATTGTTTTAATTGTTGATTATAATTTGGATTTAAGACCTAGTTTGGATTCTTTTAAGGAAAGTATTAATAATTTAAATAATTATTTTGATAGTGTATTTCAACAACAGATACAATTACTTCAGAGCGATATAGAGAAAGTATTGGGAAATATTAAGTCTGAGGAAGATAAGAAGGATACATTAAAAGGAAAGAAGATTGATATTACCCAATTAATTATAGATGTTATCTCAGAAAATTTAATGGATTCAGATTTTATAGTAGATATTGACATGGGATTAATTGATGATGTTTTGGGTCAGTGGATATTAGATTTTAATATAGCATTAAGTGAGGATTTAAAAACGTTAACAGATTCTATATCAAAAGATATAGCAGATGTTTTTGAACAGATATTTGTTGAATTAGATAACACAAGAAATAATATAGAACAAAGTATAAGTGAAATTTTTGGTACTGCTCAGCCTTTGATTGATGCTGGAGATTTAGAAGATGTACTAATGGTTTTAGAACGTGAAATTTATAACTATATTATAGATACTTTGACGAATGTAACATTGCAGAATATAGGTACTTTGGATATAGAATTTAAACTACCTAAGTCATTCCAGAGGGATATAAAACAGATCGTGGACAAAAGTATTCGTGAATATTCAAGAAAAATAGTTGATAGTTATAAATCTGAGGAATTTGGTGGGGAAGGTATTGAAGAAACAGTAGAGAAGTTAAATAAGCATGCTACAATGTTAGTAAATGCAGTTATGAGAGAAGTCAATCAGACTCTTACAGATATACGAAAAGAATTTTTACATTCAGATGATAGGTGGGCGGAGAGTACAAAAAATTTAAAAAAGGTCTTTGATAGAAATGTAGAATCTTTAACAAAATCTTATATAAAAGTATTGGAGGATTCTATTAATACTATTATATTAACTGAAGAAAGTTTATCACAGGTACATGATCAGATAGCTGACCAAATAGCTGAGAGCATAAAGGTGTCGAAGATTGAAGTAGATGAAACTGAAACTACAGTAAAATTAGATAAGATTTATAGACTTATATTAAGCCAAATTACTAGTGAAATAGCAGAATCTATAAATTATTGGAATCCTAATATAGAAATAAATGAATCAATAGATGGTAGTAAAATATCTCAGAGGCTCACAGAAATGATAAATGAAATGTTAGAGTATAAGATTGAAAACTGGGTTAATAATATAAAATATGACGATTCTGGGCTAGATGCTGTTGGTGGAAGAGAAAAATTAAATATTACTAAATTATTAGATGATATAATGACAGGTATAGAAGGTGCTTTGCAAAGACAAATAAATAGTTTAATTCAGGAGACAAATAGTTTAGACAATGGTGTATTATCAGTAAATGTTACAGATATAATGAACCGAATTGATTCTTTGATTAAAGAAGCTGTATTAAATAGAGTAGAAAAAATATCTTTGGAACAAATTGATTCAGAAGGATTTAAATTAGATTTAAATAAACCTGTTAAAAAAGCATTAAATAAAATAAAGAAGGTTATAAATGAAGTCACTAATTATGCAATAGCTTCTGTAGAAGATCTGGAAATAGAGGAAGTTGAGTTAAATATTAGAACTAAAAGACTTCAAAATAATATAAATAATTTAATCCAAAAAATTGTTAATGAGAAAGCTAAGCAAATAACAGCTTATGGTAATCAACTAGTGAGTGAAATTGATGTAGATAGTGAACATTTAGTTGAGTTGAAAAATAGTATAGGTGATATAGTAGATAATATGATT